CCTAGTTGGATTATGCACTGGATTGATCAGTCACCAGTACCTCAAGACAGGTATAGTATAGCCTTCAACGTTACCCTGTCTCACATCAATTCTAAATAGTACCGTGGAGACCTGCGGAACTAATGGCTGTCATCTCAATAGCTGATCTTAATAAAAGTGTAGACTACTGGACTAACTTTAATTCTATGGTTAAAGATCATAAACCATTTAAGGTTGATGATTCTTTGGGTTGGGCTAAGAATGAAGTTAAGATTAATGCTGATGATGATAGATGGAAAAAGGTAAAGACACCTGCTGATCTTTCAGCTGCTTTCCAAGGTACAGGTAAATTAAATCGTAGTGTTATCCTACCTGCTTATACTGGTAGGTATGGTACCAAGACAGGTCTAATAGATATTAATCTCAAGCATTTATCTAAGGAAAATATTAAACAGACTAGTAGAGCAAAATATAATTTGGGTAATGTAGCTGAAGGTATATTGGCAGCAGCTATGGCTGCTAGGTTTGAGAAGAAGGATAAAGATATTACTCCTACTGACCTAGCAGCAATGATACATCGTTGTATCAAAGCCAAGACAGTTAATCATATAGAGTTAACATTTAAATCAAAGAACTTTATACCACCTGGATATAAAGGTGCTGCTGTACCAGATGATGACGTAGTACTATTCATTAAATTAGCAAAGGCAGATCTAGATTTCTTCTGTAGTACTAAACCAGATGAAGTAACGACAAGAGCACGTATGTATAAGAGTTGCTGTCATTATTGTAATGGTAAAGAGATTAGTACTCTAGCTACAGAGTGTTATACAAATCTAATGTATGATAATATTAAAATTGAAGCTGATGGTAACAGTGATCAGAAAGGAACTAAGGTTGATATAAAATTACATATCAATGATGATATAGAATTTCCTATCAGTGGTTCACGTGGAGAGATGATGGATATCACACAGGTATCATTGAAGAGATCTGTAGGACAGTTTGGACAGACTGGTGGATGGGATCTAGATAAACAGACATTCTTCTGGTCTCAATTGATGAATAGAGATCCAGCAGGTGATCAGACAGTGGTTAATAATTGGGCTAAAGCATTAAAGAAAGGTGAGATAGAACAGCAACGTTGCATCCACGCTGTACAGGTAGCATATGATTGGGCTTTCAAGCAGATAAAGAAGGATGTTAATGGTCCTTCAGCAGCAGATTTCTTTGGGAGGTTGGATAGAGGTATAAATTTCTTTGCTACTAAGGGTGAAAAGAATGTTAAGATAGTAGAACTAGCAGGGGACGTTTCAATTGTTTACGATTTCAGTAGACTGGGTGCCTTGCTGGAGGGTGGACAGTTAGAATTAGAAGTGAAGATGTCCAGTTCTGCTACCACCAACTTCAAGTCATACCAGATGCCAGACAAACCTATCATCCAGTTACTTGATAAGAATGCTACTGGTGATGATAGTAAGAGATCTTTAATCAACTTACGTCTGAAGTTTGAAGCAGCAGCAAACAAAGGTAACGGATACTTCCGTAACCTAGTAGAGAAAGGACCACGACTCAAGAATTATCTTTCATTAAATGTCTAAGAATACCCACCTCGAACACCTTGAAGATGACATCCTGAACAATGGTTCAGCAGGAGGTAAGAATGCTATTAACTTCCTGAACTCATTAGGTAAGATGTTGACAGGACCATCTAGCAGTAGTATAAATGTTACTACTAAATGGGATGGTGCACCTGCTGTAGTATGTGGTACCAACCCTGAGAATGGAGAGTTCTTTGTAGGAACTAAGTCAGTCTTCAATATAAACAATCCAAAAATATGTTATTCTGATGAACAGGTTGACTTCTACTATGATGCAGGAGAATTAAATAAGAAATTAAAAGCGTGTTTGAAGTATCTTCCCTCTCTTAATCTTACAGGAATACTACAGGGAGATCTATTGTACACTACTGATAAGACAGTAGGACAAGTTAATGGTGAGTCTTGTGTAGTCTTTCAACCTAATACAATCACGTATGCTATACCATCTACCAGTCCATTAGGTGCAAAGGTAAAGGCAAGTTCATTGGGCATAGTATTTCATACCAAATATACTGGTGCAACAATGAGTGAACTTACTGCAACGTTTGGAGTGAAGACACCTGCTAGTAGTGCAACTGTACACGTGTTCTCTTCAAACTTTACTGATGCTACTGGTGCTTCACAGTTTACTGCAGCAGAGAAGACAGCATATAATGCAGCAGTTAATCGTGCTAGTGGATCTCTTAAACAAGCATCTGCTTTTCTTGATATCCTAAAGGATACTGGTCAGGGTAAGTTTATGTTAGCAGTAATGTTTAAACAGTTCTTTAACTCATACATTCGTGGAGGTAAGAACCTTACTAATACTAAGGCTGTGACTGCTAACTTTGCAAACTACTATCAACAAGCATTAACTAAACAGATCAATTCAGTTAAGACTCCTAGTGCTAAGAGCAAGTGGCAGAAGGTACAGGCAGATGGTTTAAAATTTATCAAGACATATAATAGAGCCATATATATGACTGTGGCTTCTTATTTAAATCTCATTGCTGCTAAGAATATGGTAGTCAAGAAACTGTCTAAAGTACAGGACATTGGTACCTTTATTCGTACAGACGATGGGTATAGAGTCACTGCTCCAGAAGGATTTGTTGCTATAAAATCTGGTACTTCTTTGAAGCTAGTAGATAGGATGGAGTTCTCTAAGTCGAACTTCACAGTAGCAAAGAACTGGGGATGAATAAATATACTATAGGAAACGACGTAGATTAGATGAAATTTACTAACTTCATTGCTGAAGCTAGGACTGTTGCTGGAGAGACCGCTGCTAAGAGAGGTTTGTCACACGTTGGTCACGGCTATTATGCAGACAGATCTGGTACTATAGTTGCTAAATCAGAGGGTGGAGAGAGGCTTGTCCCTGTTGACCCGCAAGAGGCAGATGTTGTACAACAAGATGCTGCTAACGGCTATGCCGAAGACGAAGCAAATGCTAGTGTAGAAGATAAGGGTGCAGTAGCTCTTACCTTTGGTCGTTTCAATCCTCCTACGATAGGTCACCAAAAAGTATTTGATAAGGTGGCTTCTGAATCGACTGGAGAGTATAGAATATATCCTTCACGATCTGTAGATCCTAAACAAAACCCTCTTCAACCAGTTGAGAAGATCAACTATATGAAAAAGATGTTCCCTGAGCACGCTGATGCTATTCAGAATGATGAATCGATGGGGAACATTTTTAATGTATTAAATGCATTAAATGAAGAAGGCTACAGTGCTATTACTATGGTCGTTGGCGATGATAGGGTGTCTGAATTCAGTACACTACTAGAGAAGTACAACGGTGTAGCATATAATTTTGAAGAAGGATTGGAGGTTAAGTCTGCAGGTTCTAGAGATCCTGATGCTGAAGGTGCCGAAGGTATGTCAGCATCTAAGATGAGAGCGTTTGCTGCAGAAGGTAACTTAAAAGAGTTTGCTAAGGGTATCCCTGGTGGGGATGAGTCTTTGGCATCTAACTTAATGAATGCTGTACGTAGAGGTATGGGTGTAACTTCTGAAGAGAAGACACCATCTGGTGAACCTAAGAAGACTGAGAAGGTAACTGAACTTTGGAAGATCGCTCCTAAGTTAGATCAACAAGGTCTACGTGAAGCATACGTTAATCAAGAAGTATTCCAGATGGGTTCTCTAGTAGAACATACTGACACTGGAGTCAGAGGTGAGGTAGTATATCGTGGAACTAACTATGCCATCTTCGAAGATGAGCACGGTTGGAGATTCCGTGTATGGTTGACCTCTCTTAATGAAGTAACACAGAATGATGTTGATCCTGATGAGCAACATTTCTCTGCTGATGATGGAAGTGGAAACACTTGGAAAGTCGGAACTGATACATATAGGAAGGCACTACAGGATATGACTCCTGGACAGGCTACTGGTAGGTTTACTACTATGAATCCTACGTTGAGAAAGTTCAGCGATTTTAGAAAAACTAAATAGTACTATCGGAATTTTTAATCCAATGGATCTTAAACTTGCAGGAAGACTGCTTAAATACAATCCAGCTGATGTAACTAGAGCAACATATGTAGTGGAATACGCAGAGCGTAACTACTCTACAGTTGAAGCTCAACAGATGTACATCGATGCTAGTCTGAAAGAGACTGTCGCTTGTAAGGAGATTGCTGGTATACTCCGAGAGAAGACTGCTAATGCAGCTACTATAGATAACAAACCTAGTGCAGCATCAGGTAAGATCGATACGATCAAAGAACCTAAGAGCACAGAAGGACCTGTGAATGCCCAACAGAATTCTATCAAAGCCAAGGGGGATGCGAAGAAAGCTGCGGGTTTTAGCGGTGGTGTCAAGAATACGGGGCTAGTTGACACCAAGGAAGAAGTTGAAGTCCTCGATGAAGAAGAGTATGATCGCATCAAAGACAGGAAGAGAGAGTTAGGACTCCCAGGACCTGGCGATGGAGACAACCCTTCTAATAGAAAATCCACTGGTGGTACCAAGGGGTTGACACCAGAAGAACAAAGAAAGGCTCAGGCTAACTCACAGAAAGCATTTAAACTTACTGTAAAGAACCTACGAGCTAAGTATGGTCACAATGCTGTCCTCACTAAGAAGGAAGATGTTACCATAGAAGGTGAGCAACTAACTGAAGCTCCCAACAAGCATTCAGCACGTCCACACGTTGCTGTACAAGCTCCTCAAAAGGAGAAACCAGGCAGAGATGCTGGTGCTATAGCGAAGAAGCGACTTGCTTCTAAGCCTAAACCTAGTGTTAAAGCCCAAGCAAAAGACGTTGCCAAGTCTGCTGGATCAGCCGTGAAGAAAACGGTCAAGGCAGTCGGTAAGAAAGCAGCACAGACTGCTGGCAAAGTCGCAGGTGAATACTCTGCTGCCAAAGAGAAAAGTAAGAAGGCAGCTCTAGAGAAATCATCAACCAAGTCTTCCTCGTCATCTGATTCTAAGAAGTCAGAGACACATAGGAAAGGTGAGGAACTTCTGAATAAAATCCGTTCTTCTGGCGGTCAGAAAAAAGACTCCTCATCATCTACCTCCACTCTATCTAAGTCCTCATCTAAATCTTCAGGACCAAAAGCACCTACCATAGTAACTGGTGGTGATAAGAAGAAGGAGAGTAGCTCGTCATCATCCTCTAGCGGTGGCGGTACCACATCATCATCTTCATCCTCAACTGGTAGTAAGATAAAACGTGGTGTCAAGAAGGCGGTTGGAATCTCAGCACGTGCTGTGTCCAAAGCGTCTGGATATGTTGCTAGTCGTATGGGTGAAGAAACTACTTTGGAAACCACTATGGACCTATCAAGAACTCAAAGAATTCGGAGAATTCTGGGAGAGCAAGAGACAAAAGCGCACGACCAGAACAATCTAAGGGATCCCGAAGCTAGCAACTGGAGAGCTAGGTTAGGATTCGATCTAGAAGAAATACAGGAAGGAGATAATCCTACTCCTGAGCAACAGAAGAAGAGAGATGTCTTGAAACAAACCAAGTCACTCACTAACAAGGGTAAGCACAAGGAAGCATCTGCCCTATTTAAAAAGCACTTCCCCAACTTTGGTAAGTAGTATGAACTTAAGCGAAAAGAAATCTAAGATCATCATTAATCCTAAGAAAGAGGATATAATGAAGGAGTCTATTCGTGCCATCATTAAGGCAGATATCGAATCGCTTAAAGGAACGTCAAAAAGATCCTCTGAGGTTATACATAATTCAGATTCGTAACTGAAATTATGATTAACTTTTTAATGCCTATAGCAATTAGTATCATCAACAAGGCTGTTGATAGGATACCTGAAGATCTTGACTCTGTTATCAAAGATTTTTTAATTAAGTTGCTCAAGAAAGCAGCAGCAAAGACTGGAAACAAAGTAGATGACGAACTAGTTGTCGCTCTCCAGAAGGCTCTGCTTGAATCCTAGTACATATAAATAATAAAACGAAGTAACAAATCTCTGGAGATACCAATGGCAGTCCACGGAAAAATAGATGCTGCAGCCTTTAGTAATACTATAGGTGTCACCAATGGTGATGCTACAGTATCTAAAAATGCTGCGGACTCTGTAAATGTAGGTGACGTACTTAATATTAGTAGTGTAAACTACATTGTTAAGCAAGTAACCAGTACTACATCAATAGAATTGCACAAGAATTATGCAGGAAGCACAGCAACAGTTGCTGCTGCATCCGTTATAAGGAGAACACCTCCTAAAGCAGTTGCAGAATATGTCATCAAAGGTGGTGACAGTAACACAAACTACGATTTAGTTTTTGTTGATACATCTGAAGATGGTATCGCATCAAACAAAACTCGTGGTATCACTGGACCTGGTTGGTGGTTGTATCAAACTTATCAAACATATAATGGTACCGAGCGTCACAAGGCAGAGTGTTTAGTTCCCCTCAAGGTTGCTGCTGGTTCAGCAGGTGACTTTGCTCAGGATACTATTGACGCTGATGTCAACGAGACAATCACAGTCGGTACACAACCTGCAAACTCTACATCCTCTAGTGGTGCTGGAACATTCGTTGCTGCTGCAACAGTGGATCAGTCAGGTACTATCACATACAAGTGGCAACGTCAGACAGCAAATGCAACTACTCGTTGGGTAGACATTAAGGCTGACCTTGATACTGGTATCACATACGCAGACTTCACTACAGCAACACTTGCTTATAGTAGTCTAGGTGGTACTACATTAAACGGTTACAAGTATCGTTGTGTTCTTAACTCCAGTAAGGGTGCTGAGACTAAGTATACAAATGGAGCTGCGACGCTAACATTTGGTAGTTAATTTTATTTAATTTGGTATGAATTTTAGTAATCTCAATGCGGAGAACTTCTTGTTCTTCGCAATGAAGCATTACGACAACCCCCAGTCTGTGACATACGATGACTTCCTTGAAGATATGATGAGGTTTAAGTATCTCAAGCGACTCTTTGGAAGGTATGTTAAGACTGGGGTGTTACGTAATCATCTGATATTGAATCATCTTATAGTACTTTTTAATGTATTTGGTGAGGCAGCTATCCCCCTACTTGTTTATAAACTAGAGAAACAGTACTGGGATATACTGAAAACCTATCTGGTGTACATCAATAGGTATCCTGAAAGCGGTTGCGGGACGTTAGATTATGTAGAGATTGATCCTGTAGTAAGCAAACAATTATCTGAAATATAATGCCAGCTAAGTCAAAAGCACAACAAAGATTCTTTGGTTACCTCCTGTCTAACCCAGACGAGAGGAAGAAGGAAGGTGTTAGTAGAAAGGTGGCACGTGACTTTGCTGGTACCAAACATAAAGGATTGCCAGAGAAAGTAAAAGAAGGTATTGATGATTCAATTATTAATTATTTCAGAAATCGTGAGATAACATCCTTGTTAGAGGATGCACCAACAATGAGTGCAGGTTCAGATCCTGCAGGATTTAGTAATGATGCTGATAGTAATGGTCCTGTTGCAGGACTAGACCAACCTTTAGGTGGTACACAGAAACAACCTAGAGGTAAGGGAGCAAAGAAAGCACTTAAGTATAAGTGTAAGACAAGTAAAGATGGTGTGAATGGAATTGACTGTCGTGTCAAGAGTAATGTAAAAGAAGGAAGACAACCAGATGATGCAGCGTCATCAGGTAACCCACGTTACTTACCATTCAAAGTCAGGTGTGATAGTCCTACCTGTCCTGGATGTATGGAGTTTATATACTATGGTAAGTCACCTGCTGAGGTGAAGATTGAACTTAGAAAGATATACAGACCAGAGAAACTAAAGCATTTAACAATCACTAGAGTATATCCTGCTGATGTATTAAAGTATTATTGGGATAAGCGTAGAGCAGCAATGTGATGTCTGATATTAATAGTGCTATTATAGAACGACTGGAGAGGGTCGTTGATAAACTCTCAGAAAATTCCACTCGTATGGGAGAACTTCTTGCTGTTCATAATGAGAAGTTAGATAAGCAAGACAGAATTGATGCAGTACTCTTTGAGAAGATAGAGTCAGTACATAGGGAAGTGAACAGGAGATCAGATGAGATTAAGAAAGGATGTGAAAGAGACATCCGTAAAGTCGATGACCGTCTTCGCACGATGGAAAAGAAGATGTGGTCTATTTTTGGTGCTCTTAGTGTTATATCTGTCATCGTTAGTCCAATCGGACAATCGGTCCTAAGGAACTTGACACAATCAATTCAACCAAGTAACATAGTACCAGTTGAAAAGGGTATGTGAGTTTTATTGATGTCAAGTACGCTCGCCTAGTAGGTGGACGACTTGACAAGTTTAAAGAAAAGAAACCAGGATTATACAACTTCCGTTGTCCTTACTGTGGTGACTCAGAGAAGCACAAGAGTAAGGCTCGGGGGTATTTTTTTCTCAAGCAGAACGATTTAATATACAAGTGCCACAACTGTGGTGTTGGTAGAACTCTAGGTAATTTCCTCAAAGATCACGCACGTGATTTGTTTGATGAATTTGTGCTGGAAAGATATAAAGAAGGACTCACAGGTAAGCATAGAAGGGCACCAAATCCTGTAATCAAAACATCAAAACCAAAGTTTAAAACTAGCATTAACCTCCCAAATATTGCATCGCTAAATAAAGAACATCCAGCACGTGAATATCTTGAACAACGTAAGATTCCAATCGATAAATTGGAACATTTGTATTACGCTGATCACTTCAAACAGTATGTAAACTCGGTAAAACAAACCTTCGATAGTTTGAAGAATGATCAACCCCGAATCATCATCCCTCTTAAGGATGAGGGTGGTAAAATGTTCGGGTTACAAGGAAGATCTTTAGATCCTGTGTCGAAGTTACGTTATATAACTATCATCTTTAACGAGGGCAAACCAAAACTATTCGGTATCGACCGCATTCATTATGACAAACCAATCTACATTGTCGAAGGACCAATCGACTCGCTCTTCTTGGGCAATTCCGTTGCGATGGCTGGGTCTGACGTTAATATTAGGTCGCTTGGTTGGAGCGATTATATTTGGGTTTATGATAACGAACCTCGTAACAGACAAATCGTCGATAGAATCGAAGCAGCCATCGACAGAGGTGACAAAGTAGTCATCTGGCCAGATGGAATTGTTGAAAAGGACATCAACGATATGGTGTTGGGTGGACAAAACGTGCAGACTCTAGTACAATCAAATACGTACAAAGGACTGCAAGCAAAATTAAAACTATCACAGTGGAAAAAAGTATGAACGGAGGAATGAAAGTAATTAAGAGGGACGGTAGCATCGAACCTCTTACTCTTGATAAGATTCACAGGATGTGTGAATTTTCTTGCGAAGATCTGGCAGGTGTATCTGCTAGTCAGATCGAAATGAATGCCAATCTTCAATTCTTTGATGGCATTAAATCCTCAGAGATTCAACAGATTCTAATCAGGTCAGCGAGTGATCTTATTAGTACAGAGACACCCAACTATCAGTACGTAGCAGCACGTCTGTTGCTCTTTGATATTCGTAGGGAAGTATTTCCTGGTTGGGCAGATGAAACAGGTTACACACACCTTAAAGACCACGTAGAGAAGTGTGTTGAAGATGGTGTATATGATGCTAGTATTCTAGATAAGTATAGTGAAGGTGAGTGGAATCTAATTAATGGTTTCATTGATCACCAACGTGATTATGGATTCACCTTTGCAGGTCTCCGTCAGATTGTTGACAAGTATCTAGTACAGGATAGGTCAACTGGAACTCTCTATGAGACCCCACAATATATGTACATTATGGTAGCAGCAACGCTGTTCCAAAACTATGACCCAGAAACCAGACTCGATTATGTCAGACGCTACTACACAGCAACCTCCAAAGGAAAGATCAACATCCCAACACCAGTCCTCGCAGGCGTTCGAACCCCCATTCGTCAATTTGCAAGTTGTGTTCTGGTTGATGCTGATGACACCCTCGATAGTATCTTTAGCAGCGATATGGCTATTGGCAAATATGTCGCTCAAAGGGCAGGAATTGGTATCAACGCAGGTAGGATCAGGGGTATCAACAGTAAAATCAGGGGTGGAGAAGTTCAACACACAGGTGTTGTCCCCTTCCTTAAAAAGTTCGAAAGCACTGTTAGATGTTGTACTCAGAACGGTATTAGAGGTGGGTCAGCGACAGTCCACTTCCCAATCTGGCACCAAGAAATAGAGGACATCCTTGTACTTAAAAATAATAAAGGCACAGAAGACAATCGTGTTAGAAAGCTCGACTACAGTATCCAAACTAGCGAGATCTTCTACCAGAGGTTCATTGAGGATGGAGAGATATCTCTCTTTAGTCCTAACACCGTTCCAGGTTTGTATGAATCTTTTGGCACTGATAGTTTTAATGAACTTTACGAACGATATGAACAGGATGAAAGCATTCCTAAGAAGACTGTCAAGGCACAAGAATTAATCATTGATCTCTTGAAGGAGAGAGCAGAGACTGGTCGTATTTACATTATGAATATCGATCATTGTAATTCACATAGTTCGTTCAAAGATAAAGTTTATATGAGTAACCTCTGTCAGGAGATTACTCTACCTACAGATCCTATTCAACACATTGATGATGCTGATGCTGAGATTGCTTTGTGTATTCTATCTGCTATTAATGTAGGTAAGTTAACTAAGAACCTAGATGAGTTAGAAGAACTTTGTGACCTCTCTGTAAGGGGTCTAGAAGAACTTATAGACTACCAAAACTATCCTGTTGCTGCTGCTGAACGTAGCACCAAAAACAGACGGTCTCTAGGCATAGGATTCATAGGATTAGCACATTACCTAGCAAAGAATGGTGTGAAATATAATGATCAAGAAGCATATGATTTAGTACATCAGTTGACAGAAGCATTCCAATACTTCTTACTTAAGTCATCTAATAAATTAGCACAAGAGAAAGGTGCTTGTGATGGTTTCGAACGTACCAAATATCACGACGGTATACTACCAATTGATACATATAAACAGGAGGTAGATGAAATTACAGAACCATCTTACAATTATGATTGGAATAGTTTACGGAATGATATCACCACCTACGGTCTTAGGCACTCAACATTGTCCGCACAGATGCCTTCGGAGAGCAGTTCCATTGTGTCAAACGCAACAAATGGAATCGAACCACCTAGAGACTACTTGTCCGTTAAAAAATCAAAGAAAGGACCGCTTAAGCAGATTGTTCCAGGTTTTCCCCACCTAAAGAACAAGTACACATTGCTATGGGATATGGAATCCAATGAGGGTTACATAAAGATCGTAGCAGTAATGCAAAAGTTCTTTGATCAAGCGATCAGTGGTAACTGGAGTTATAATCCAGAGAACTATCCAGACAACGAAGTTCCTATGCAAGTAATGGCTATGGACTGGTTGACAACTTATAGATATGGATGGAAGACTTCTTATTATCAAAACACATATGATGCTAAGAAGGACGTTGATGAACCTGCACATCCAATTGGATGGAAGGATAACATTTCAGAAAGAGAGCAGTCTCTTGATGAATTAATTAATGAACTCGCTACTGTGGAGGATGACTGTGAGTCCTGTAAAATCTGATGTCCAAGGTGTGACTGTATTCAATCGTGACATTCACGACAATACTAAACAACCAATGTTTTTTGGTAAACCCTTGGGTGTACAGAGGTACGATGAGTACAAGTACCCTGTATTTGATAAGTTAACAACACAAATGTTAGGTTATTTCTGGAGACCTGAAGAGGTTTCATTACAGAAAGATAGAGCAGACTATACTCAGTTAACTTCAGCACAAAAACATATATTTACAAGCAATTTAAAGTACCAGATACTACTTGACTCAGTACAAGGACGTGCACCTGGTATGGCATTTTTACCTTACGTAGCACTACCTGAACTGGAAGGTGCTATGAATGTATGGCAGTTTATGGAGACTATCCATAGCAGATCATACACATATATTATTAAGAATGTATATCCTAATCCATCTGAAGTCTTCGATACTATTCTTGAAGATGATAGGATTATGTCACGTGCACAGTCAGTCACTAGAGCATATGATGAGTTCATTCAACTTGCAAGTGAGTGGGGTCAGAGTAATAACTGGAGAGATGATTGGCGAGATCATATCAATGCACAATGGTCTATGAAAGATCTAAAACGTGCATTGTATCGTGCAGTTATGAATGTTAATATCCTTGAAGGTATTAGATTCTACGTATCATTTGCTTGTAGCTTTGCCTTCGGTGAACTAAAGTTTATGGAAGGAAGTGCAAAGATCATTAGTTTAATTTCACGAGATGAGTCACAGCATCTTGTACTCACACAACAGATCCTAAAGTATTGGGATCAAGGTGATGATCCTGTGATGAGTGAGATTATTAAAGAGGAAAAGGATAACGTAATCAATATGTTTAAGAACGCAGTCGAAGAGGAGAAGGAGTGGGCAGAGTATCTCTTTAAAGATGGTACTATGATTGGTCTTAATGCTAGACTGCTAGAGAAATATGTTGAGTGGATTGCTAACAAACGTATGAAAGCAGTAGGTATCGCACCTGTCTATGATGTACCTGCACGTAACAATCCATTACCTTGGACAGAGCATTGGTTGAACTCTAAAGGTCAACAGAATGCACCACAGGAAACAGAGATTGAATCTTATGTTGTCGGTGGCATCAAACAAGACGTTAAGAAGGACACCTTCTCAGGATTTAAACTATGATTTTTTGGATTGGATTCTTCGTTATGTTTTTTAACGAAGGTTTTGTTATGATGAGACACGTGTCACCTTGGTTTGCAAATCGTAGACAAGGTTTCATTGATAGATTTGGTGAGAACATATGGTATAGGTTCCACGGTACATTAGATTATGTTTGGATGGGACTTGTCACATTAGGATTAATAGTTAATGGTAATAGACTGATACACATAGCAGCCTTGGTAGTCTTTTGGACTTTATCTTGGTTGATCTTTTACCTACCTAGATGGATGAAGAGATGAAGTACTTAGGTTGGGAATCTGGGATGTACTTAGGTGAAGTTCCTAAGTCTATTAGTGAACCAGTCAAGGCAAGGTTACTACACAACCCTTATTGGCCTTGGTTTTTGCAAACAGAAACCACGTCATACGATAAGGAGTTTAGTACCTCTATACCTGATGAATTATCAAGTGAGAACCCACAGTTTATGCACACTGTACTCAATACATTAGGTGAGATAGTATCACCCGATGGATATGAGAAAGTGTGTGAACCAGTATGGAAGTGGATAGTATCTAACACAAAGATGCCTGAGTTCTCAGACTTCAGAAGAATAAAAATTAATCTTGCACCTAAAAGAGAATCTAATACCCTCTACCATACTCCTCACGTTGACTTTGATCAACCACACTGGACTATCATTTACTATGTGAATGACTCTGATGGTCCAACATTCTTCTTCAAACAAAGGTACGACGGTACCAAACAAAAATTAGAAATAGAACAAAAAGTTGAACCTAGACAGGGTAGGTTCGTTTTGTTTGATGGATTGCAGTATCACACAAGTAGCAATCCGCAATACAATGATATGAGATGCGTAATCAATTTCAATTACACCTCAAGTTCCTCCGACAACTTAAACAAGAGCTTAGACGTGAACCCAGAGAACCATTGACACCTGACTTTTATAAGAAGATGCATAAGTTAAAACCAAAAGGTTCACGAAGATACAAAAAGTAGTTTTAGCTACAAAAGTTGCTAAATAGTTGTGCATATGCTAACATATGCATACGTTCGCCCTTCGGGGTGCAAGTAGGTCACGGAACGGAGCGTTCATCCCAATGTTACCCATCCTATCTCTTCTAGCAGTGCTGGCAACAGCAATTTCTTGTGAAGATGTAGCTGAAAAGATACAACGAACAAGGAATCATAAACAACTGTCTGAAGATGAAAAGGCTGAGATCATTGAAATCTATAAGATTCATTTGGTTGAGACTGTAGGATTGGAATGTAATTGGGACGCAAATGTCTGAAGGAACGGGGCTAAAAATCCTACTACTTTGGAGTAAAACAATGGCAAAAGTCATCTACCGTGGTGTCGAATACGACACTAAAGAGTACAACGCTAAGGTTCTCGATGAGAATGCAAAGCGTAACAGACACGATCTTATGTATCGTGGACTGAAGGTTCAAAAAGCATACGCTTAACCTGTACCACCGACTTAGAACAGTCTATGTCAGTACTTAAAGAGATCCCTTGTTGGATCTCTTTTTTTGTGGTAATATATAATCTAAAGATATAAGAAACTATGAAGATCTTTCTTGATTGTTCGGATCCTGATCTCATTGGTCACGCACTAGAGACTGGTCTTGTAGATGGTGTTACCACCAACCCAACTCTGATGAAGAAGTTGGGACAAGATCCAGAAGAAGTTATTAAACGTATTGCAGAGATGTTCCCTTGGGATGCATCTATATCTGCTGAGGTGGTTGGTCAGAATGCTGATGAGATGCTAGAGATGGCATCCAAATACATTAGGATCGCACCTAACATTACAGTTAAACTACCTTGTACACGTGAAGGATTGATTGCTTGTGGTGATCTGAATGCTGATGACATTTCAACTAATGTTACTCTAGTATTTTCTCCTGCACAGGCAGTTCTTGCTGCTAAGGCAGGTGCTAGTTACATCTCACCTTTTATAGGAAGGGTTGCTGATCAGTATTGGGATGGACTATCTCTTATAAAAGATATTCGTAAAATTTATGACCGTAATGACGTACAAACTAAGATCCTTGCAGCAAGTATTAGGACTCCCCTTGATGTACCCAATGCCTTTGGAGTGGGTGCTGACGTATGCACTTTACCGTACGACATATTCAACAAACTGTTTGACCATTGTTTAACTACAGCAGGTCTAGAACAGTTTGATAGAGATTGGGAACAACTAATGGAAGAATTGCTACCTGAAGATGAATGAACTAACAGAATTAAAAAAGCAAGCTAGCTTACTGATCTTGCTGAGAAAGTATGCTTATAAGAAGGGAGAATTTACTCTCTCTTCTGGTATGACTAGTCAGCATTATGTTAATTGCAAACCATTGATCCTTACAACTGTAGGATTGAATCTTGTTTGTGATGAGATGCTTAAGCACATTGATACTGCTTGTGTAGCAGGTCTTACTCTAGGTGCTGACCCATTAGTGTCAGGTCTAGTGATGAAAGGAAAGTGTGGTCTTATTATTAGGAAGGAACCTAAAGGACACGGTACTGCATCACAAGTAGAAGGACCGTTACCTCCCATAGGAACATCCATCACTGTTGTAGAAGATGTCACCACTACAGGTGGATCATCACTCAAAGCAGTTCAAGTCCTAAGAGATCTAGACTACAACGTTGATCGTGTTGTTACGATTGTTGACAGAGAGGACTGTGCTAAGGAAAGGTTCTTGACAGAGGGTGTAGAATTGAAGAGTCTTATAACCCTCAGTGAATTAGAATTATGAAGAGTGACACCCTCCTGAAGATCTATATCGCAGTCAAGAAGAAGAAGTATAAGTATGTACCTCCTCGTAAGTCACACAACGTACATTTATTCGGATGAAATGGCAAGTAAAATTCTTGCACGAAGGGCAAGAGTATGGTATGGTAGTAGAAACTTCCTTTAAACATCAAGCTAATGAATTAGCAAAGACTATGGTAAGGAGGATGGATGGTATCGACATCGAACCTATTGGAGAACCTACTTTATGGACAGAGAAAAAGTAAAGGAGATTATCAGACAACTTAAAACCATCACCTTTGAGTTGGAATCTGAGGTCTGGTCTGACGTGTCTAAATACACGGAAGGACCAAACATTATGATCGGTGATGACAACGACGGAGAATACTAATGAAAAAACTTTGGAAGGAGATTACGAGAACCCCTGGACCTATAAGGGTTCAACTTTTACTTCTGCTGACATTGACGGCTTCTTCGGTTACGTCTACTGCATTACAAATCTCATCACGGGTCGGAAGTACATCGGAAGAAAGTACTTCATCCAACGTAGAAAGCCTAGAGGTGGGGTCAGGCGTGTTTCGTCTGAGAGTGACTGGAAAAAATACTACGGTAGTTCTCCAGAGCTTACAGCAGACATTAAAGAGTTTGGACGACACTCTTTCAGCAGGGAGATCCTATCTTTACATTCCACAAAAGGAAGAGTAAACTTTGAAGAGACAAGACAACTGTTTATAAATAACGTACTAACAGAAGCAGGATCCGATGGACAACCTGCTTTTTATAATTCTAACATCCTTGGTCGGTACTACCGCAAGGATTATTTTCAGGCTTAAAAGTAGAATAGGTATAAATACTCTGGTATGCTGACATAATGTCTTCAAATTTGACAAAGTGTTAAGATTTACTATATAATTATGTAACAGTTCTTAACAAACAAAATGACTGTAACAACAGAACAAGGTGGCAGACAGAATATGTTTGCGACTGAACCACAAATATCTTACGTAGAAAACTACGAAGGATATGGTCCACACGCAGAGAAACTCAATGGTCGCTTGGCGATGATTGGATTCTTCGCACTCGTACATAACTACATCCTATTCGGAGCAGTTATACCAGGTATCTTTTAGGTACCAAGGTCTCTTACACCACTCGCATAAGCGAGTCACTTTCTAACCCTATTAAATCTAACGAAAGGAGTTTAAAACAATGACACCAGAAGCAGAAAAGTTTAACGGATGGGCAGCAATGATTGGATTCGTTGCAGCGTTCGGAGCATACGCAACAACAGGTCAAATCATACCAGGTATCTTCTAATGAATAGCAATTCTACTCAAGCAGATATCTTTTTCAGAGCAAACGGAAGAGCAGCAATGTTAATCTTCTGGGTAGGAGTAGCTCTGTACACGAAGTTTAAGTACTTCCCTAGTTAAATGGGTGATCTAGCAGTCAACGAGATATCACCCTTTGTTGCTATTCTTTGGTGTTTCTATCCAATGGCAGCACTTGTATTGATTGAGTTATTCATCAGAGCCATTGATGGTAATGATGATGACGATGATACAAATGGAGGAAAGGGTATGCGTGTACAACAGTTGCAACCTGTAACGGTACCATCAGGAGCATAAAATGTATCAAGCACTATTTTTGTTAACTGTAATTGCCTATGTTTGGATACCAAGCATTAGTCAGTTCGCTTACCAATGACAATTCAAAACAGAATATTATTAAGTCCCTATAGGGATCTCATTGAGTTCGGATTCTTGGTTACCATAGGAATAACTGCAGGTTCTATGGGTCTAATCTAGGTCACGATACAATAACCTCCTCTTTCGAGGAGGTTTTTTAATGCTATAATAAATAGCAGTGAATTGTTTTTAATCAATGGCAACTGTAACTTTCAAATCGGCAGATGATTCAGTTGAATCATTTGAATGTGCTACAGACCAGTACATACTAGATGCTGCTGAAGAAGCAGGCATCGATCACCCATATTCCTGTAGAGCAGGTGCTTGTAGTACTTGTGCAGGTAAGGTGTTAGAAGGGACAGTTAATCAGGAAGATCAATCCTTCTTAGATGAGGATCAGATGGAAGCAGGTTTCGTACTAACGTGCGTAGCATATCCTACATCTGATGTGACTATTCTGACGGAACAGGAGGAGAATCTCTTCTAATGGATGAACATCACGTTAATGATCTTTGGGAAGATATGGAACGACTTAATTCTCTTTATGAAGAATTAATGTGGGACCACGATGACGAGTTGCAATTTACTATCGAAGGCGATAAGATTGTGATAACAAACAAATCTCTAGAAGAATGAAACGTACCTACAGTTTACAACTTGAGGAGAAACCAGATCACTGGATCACTTTAAGGAAGTATTGTGGACTGTCTGAGACAAAAGCAAACTTCTATATTAATCTTTGCAATTTCGGTAAAGACTACGTACCCTATTACAAAAACGTGAGGATGATCAATGACCTATAAAATCACAGACGAAATCGTTGAACTACGTAGACGATGTTTGCAGGATTGTGTTGATCGCAAAGGTCAATTAGACTATGCAGACTATAGATTTTGCGATTGGGTTATCGACTCAGGAGAATACAAACAACTCAGAGAGGATGAAATTTGTTTCAGGTCTGACCTCGCACGACTATACATTAAGTGGTACCACAATGCCAGACCCGAATCGAAAACAAAACAGAAAAGCAGCCAAGAAGATAATTCGCTTGGCGAAGGAGCATCCTGATTGGTATACGAAACAGGATGTTTACTATGCAAAAATGATAAAGAAAATTACAAAGAAACCAAAACCGAAAGATGATTGAGTGGGTGTTCCTAGCATTTATGTTTACCTTGTTCGTTCTCGCAGTGAGAATGATGTCACAGGGATGGGATGCTGCACAGCAATTAGGTAGTGGAAAGTTTGTAGAGTCCACGACTCAAGTAACACGACCACCTCATCCAGAGATGAAGGATGTGAAACCAGGTGAAGAATTAATGGTGGTTCAGTTTACTCCTGACGAGGACTTCAAACGAAAAGTATTGACATCAGATTCGAATTTACAACAGTCTCTTAAGGAACGGATCAATGAGATTAATGATCCGTGGTACGATGAAGACGATGACGATGATGATGACGGAGATGTTCCCGCATTACTTAAGCGATGATTATTGTTTTCATTATCATTGGCATACTACTCACGTTGGTGGGTGTAGGTCTATGGTTTACTTTTGGTCCTGGTTCTAAGGACGTTAGAGATCCCATAGATGAGCACTCTAAGATGCACGAGCTTGGTATAGCACATCGTCACGACTAAATAAAATTAAGTTTCACTATTACTATGACAAACTCACAACCTGATCCTATTACAGGACAAGATATTAATATAGATATCGGTGACGTAGCAACTGGCGAGACCTTCGCAGTTGATCCTGCATATCAAACTGATCCATTGGCATATGTGCCACCAGTTGACCCACGTCTTAACGAGATCCATCAACATCTACACGAAATAAATGCGAAGATTGATCACGTATTAGAACACTTACATCAACCATTGACAGGCACAGTAACTATAGACTGTCCTCCCAAGACCCCTGCTGGTAAGTAGATGACATATCCTGCACCAGACAAGATTCAATATGATGCTTGGTTTGATGACAGAATAAACCCTTTAGACCTTATGCCAATAGCAAGAGACGAACCATTAGATACATCACCATCGGAGATACAACCTCCTGGTGTTGATCAAGAAGAAGAAGTAACGATGCACGAGAAGATGTATAGGATTGCTACTGATAAGTACAATCCTTTTTCTGTACAGGGATCAGAACAGTTGGGTGGCGGTTCAGAAACCGTCCATAAGAGTTGACAAACTGCTTAACATTCTGTTACTATAAATAAATCGGGTGAGGGTTTCCTCACCTGTTCATCTTACCTCAAACCAAGACCACGAGGATTCCCGAATGGGATTAGTCTTTTTATACCGCACACATTAAACGTTCTATTAATTCAATGACTACTCTTTCAAAGAGAGAGCAGGGTCTATTGTCAGGATGGAGTGAGTTTTGTGAGTGGGTTACAAGTACAAACAACCGCATTTATGTTGGTTGGTTTGGAGTTCTAATGATTCCTTGCTTGTTAGCTGCTGCTACTTGCTTTATCGTGGCGTTCATCGCTGCTCCTCCCGTAGATATCGACGGGATCCGTGAACCAGTTGCTGGTTCACTTATGTTTGGTAACAACATCATCTCTGGTGCTGTCGTTCCATCCTCTAACGCTATCGGACTACACTTCTACCCTATATGGGAAGCTGCCACACTAGATGAGTGGTTGTATAACGGAGGTCCATATCAGTTAGTAATCTTCCACTTCCTTATTGGAATCTCTGCCTATATGGGTAGACAGTGGGAGTTATCATACCGTTTAGGTATGCGTCCTTGGATCTGTGTTGCATATTCTGCACCAGTGTCTGCTGCTTTTGCTGTATTCCTAGTCTATCCATTCGGTCAGGGTTCATTCTCTGATGGTATGCCACTAGGTATCTCAGGTACATTCAACTTTATGTTTGTATTCCAAGCAGAACACAACATCCTAATGCACCCATTCCATATGGCAGGTGTTGCAGGTATGTTTGGTGGAGCACTCTTCAGTGCTATGCACGGTTCTCTAGTTACTTCTTCTCTAATCAGAGAAACAACTGAGAATGAGTCACAAAACTACGGATACAAGTTCGGACAAGAAGAAGAAACATACAACATCGTAGCTGCACACGGTTACTTTGGTCGTTTGATCTTCCAATATGCTTCATTTAATAACTCAAGAAGTTTACACTTCTTCCTTGCAACATTCCCAGTTGTTTGTGTATGGTTAACCTCTATGGGTATCTGTACAATGGCATTCAACTTGAATGGATTTAACTTTAACCAGTCGGTTATTGATGCAAATGGAAAGGTAGTTCCTACTTGGGGTGACGTTCTTAACAGAGCGAACTTAGGTATGGAAGTTATGCACGAAAGAAATGCACACAACTTCCCACTTGATCTTGCTGCTGCTGAGACATCAGAAGTTGCATTACTTGCTCCTAGCATAGGTTAGTAATGGAACTCATCGCTATCGCTGCTGCAATTTCAGCAACTATATACGGTGCTTATCGGATGACCCCTAAAGGTTAAAAAACATAAGACATCCTAATCATAGAGACCCTTCTGGGGTCTCTTTTTTTGTGCTATATTACGTGAGTTGGTGAAGGGACTATCGCATATTGGTTAATGCCCACTGCTTATAACGGTGTGAACCGAGTTCAATTCTCGGTAGTCCTACCTTGACTCAGTAGCTCAATGGAATAGAGCAATTGCCTTCTAAGCAATTGGTTGTAGGTTCGAGTCCTACCTGAGTCGCCAGGGAGTGTAGTCCAAAGGCAGAGACAGATGACTTAAAATCATCACAGTGTGGGTTCGACTCCCACCACTCCTATTGACACTAAAGAAAATCAGATATATAAAGGGAGTATTACTCCCTCTTTTTTATGGACACCTCTAATTTTTATAGCGACGATAGGTTGAGAGAGTCAACCGTTATGTGCAATGAATTTTATGGTAAAGGATATAATGTATTATGTGCTGAGTATGATACTCCACCACCTAAAACTACTAAGCAATACTATGAACGTATTGCTAGTACTGTAACTAAACATTTTTTACACCGTCAAGAAGCAGAGAATTTTGCTGAAGACTGGGTACTACGACGATGATTTTAAAACTAATACCTTCAGACGATCCTCTATTACATAAACCAATTAAAAAGTGTAGTTATAATTTGGATCGCAGAGAACTTGCCTCTGAACTAGCAGAGAATATGTTCCATCATAATGGTGTGGGACTCTCTGCTAATCAGATAGGTATAAATGAACGTGCGTTTGTTATGATGACAGACATAGAGACACAAGCAACTCTAGTCCTATTCAATCCTAAGATTCTTAAGGAGTCTGTGGTTGAGCACGTAATGGAAGAGGGTTGCTTATCATATCCAGGACAGACAGTAAAAGTACAACGTCCTTATGCTGTGACAGTTAAATATGAGGACGTTGATAAGAAGATACATAAAACTAAAATGTCAGGTCTGACTGCTCGTATATTTCAACACGAGTATGATCATATGGAAGGCATCGACTTCACACAACGTGCAAGTTGGAATTCTAAATTAAAAAACTTATGAAAATCGATACCCAAGGGATGACACTCCCCCTTGATCCTAACTACAAAAGCAAACGCTCTGACGAAGAACAAAGAGAAGCACTTCCTAGAGCTACGATTACACCTCGTAGGTTGTTCACAGATACGTATGTTAAGGAGATGAAGATCCTTATCAATGAGGTACTTGATGAACGTGAAGGTAAGATGGACTATCCTTCCTACTTCGATACGAAATATTACAGTCACTTGATTGGAGATGAAGAACCCCCTTACAAATCTAAGGATATTGTGATAGACTCATCATATAAACCAAGTTACTACCAATAGTATGCACCTAATTATTTTGGCGATTAGTATCATACTAATTGTAACCATTGCTTACACTCTTATTTTTTACAACCCACATAACTAATGAGACTAGGCATAATGTGTTCTGGTGAAGGCACAAACTTCGAGAACATAGTACATTCGTGTCCAAACCATCAGGTAGTCTTGATGGTTTACAATAAAAAGCATTGCGGTGCTCAAAAGAGAGCAGACAGATTGAGTATTCCATCTGTTCGCATTGCTAGTAAGAATGAGGACGACATCATTAAGATCTTTGATGCTTATAGTGTTGACCTCATTGTTATGGCAGGATGGATGAGAGTTGTCAGCAAGAAATTTGTTGAAGCTTTTCCAGGGCGAATAATTAATTTACACCCCTCCCTCCTACCAAAGTACAAAGGATTGCACGCTATAGAGCAAGCAATCAAGGCAGGTGAAACAGAGACTGGTTGTTCTGTACACTTTGTTACTGAAGAGTTAGACTCTGGACAAGTGATCAAGCAACAATCAGTACCTATTTTACCTGGTGACACTGTAGAGACTGTCACTAGAGCAGTCCAACAATGTGAACACCAACTACTTCCACAAGTTATTAATTCGTTATGAAGGAATTGGCTTTAATCAATCAAGGAAAAGTTAAGTCAGTCTATGACATCATTGATGACCCTCAGAGGGTACACATCACCTTCCACGATAAGGTGACTGCTTGGAATGGTAAACACGTAGAGTACCCTGAAGATAAGGGTAAGATCTGCTGCTTGATATCATCACTTCTCTTCGAAATGCTAGAGAAGAATGGCATCAAGACACACTATATTAATTGTCCTTCTCTTAACACTATGGAGTGTAAGAAACTGACAATCATTCCTCTTGAGGTTATTGTGAGGAACATAGCAGCAGGTTCCATCGTAAAGAATACTAGTATCACTGAAGGACAACTAATCAATCCACCTATCGTGGAGTTCTTCCTTAAGGATGACAGTAAGAATGATCCACTACTCACTATAGATCGTGTTAGACTGATGGGTATTGATCCCACACCTTTACAAATGAATGCACTTGATATAAACTATCAGTTGCAATCATTGTTTACCCTTATGGGTATCGATCTTGTTGATTTTAAATTGGAGTTTGGTTACGATGCTCACGGCGATTTATTCCTGGCTGATGAACTATCACCTGACAATATGCGACTCTGGAAAAAAGACACCAGAGAAAGGTTCGACAAGGATCTCTTTCGAAAAGATGAAGGAGACATTGTTGAAGCATACAAGCACATCCTTACACAACTAAGACAATTCGTACAATGACTGAAGCAAATGATTTAATTGCTCCACCAGAAGTAGAGACACACGGATCTCTATCTGTTGTAGTACCGATGGATGATATGAAAGTAATCATCCAACAACTTTGGAAGTCACGTGCTACTGAGAAAAAAGTTGGAGAGTTGTACCATAAATACAAAGAGCTCACAACTTTTGATGATGATAGTAAGTGATGTTGCTGACATAATTCGTAGTGCAGTTAAGACACTTCCCATTACTAAGATGGAGTGTGACTTTCCTGAGATACATAAGGATGACGTTCACATTATCAATGAGATGTGGCACTGTCCTGGTCTTCGTAAGTTGCACCTAGAGACAGGTTACACTAAGAATCTTGAGGTATTACATTGTGTATTGTATCCTGACCCTGCTTATCCTATCCCTATTTTCGGATGCGATATTGTTGCTAATGATAAGACAGTTACTGCAGCAATCGTAGATGTAAGTCCAGTAAGACATATAAATCAGATCGATATTTATCCAGCGGTCGCACGTATTTCTAATCGTTTCCACTTCAAAGAACGTAGAGTGCTTCCACTGTGGAGTGATGAGATATTCTCACCACACTGTAAGTTTATGAGATTGAAAACATATAAAGAGAGGATTGATTATTGCTCACTACTATCACAACTGTTGACTGTATACTGTGGTCTAGTCGCTGAAGTAGACTTAGATACTGACTGGGTTAACACTATGCTCAGGTTAGATGATCAAATCTATTACTGTAATCAGCAGAGAAAGAATCAGAAAACAATCGCCGTACTATCTAAGTGGTTTGATCCCCTGTGGGCAAGGAATTATATTGATACAATATTATTTGACAAACCTAAGATGTAATAAGGTTAAATAATACTACTAATAAGAATATTTTATGCTCTCTACTCAATACCGTCTACGTTTAGAAGCAATCTGTAAAGACATCGCTTCTGGAGTTGAAGTTCCTTTATCTGATATGATATGGGCAGAGAAACTATCAAAAGCAAACACATCTGCTAGAGGTATGCTAAGTAAAGCAAGAAGATTATCCATAGATCCAACGGATTCTTTTCTGAATGAGTTGAACATAGGAGACCCCGATTCAACTCAACACAGGAGGGGTTTCGGAGATCCACAAGACGTGGTGGATTGGTTTCACCAAGAGAGACCTGATGACTGGAGACAACGAGACTAAATACCTGTAGTAAAACAGTGTAAATGTCTGGCAATAACGCCTGGTTCGAACAAAATTGTGATCCTGATGACGTAGTAGAAAGTGCTGAACCCGTTGCGTCAGGTGGAGGTCCTGTTGGTGCACCTGGTGGTGGAGCTGCACCTAATACTGTTAATGCTGTCATCGAAGATCTTATTGGACAGTGTTACGGTCAACTCACACCTAAGAAGCCAAACTTTAAAGACGATGATGACGATGACGATGATGATACATTTGAAATTGATTGGGGTTTCATATTACCTCAGCTAACTGGACACGGTTGGCCAGTACCATCGATAGACAAGATAAGATTAACAATACCAACAACAGACAATCCAGGTACCCCTAACATATGTTTCGGTGAGAATGGTGAAGAGATATCTTGTGACCACGAGAAGAACCCTGACTTAGAGGATTGTATTAAAGAACATTTGAAGTGTGTCTTTAAACCTTACGTTGGTGGTGCTTGGAAACCACCAGCAGCAGACTGCGATTCATTTGTACCATCTTCAATGTTTGGTACAACAAAGAAAATATGTGTACAGGATTGTGTAACAGATAGAGTACCAGTATACGAACATATATTAGGTGCTACTCCTACAGCTACTGCTAGTTTTAGTGACAAAGATACTATTACAGTAACAGGTAGTGGCACGTGTCTCTGTACCTTGGAGCATAGATGGAAAGATCAAGAGTATACTGCTGGCACTGCTGTAGATACTATTACTGTTGATGGTACTACATTTACCCGTTCAGGTACCCGTGGAAAGACGACAAAGACTCTCTCATTAACCGCAGGAAATTATCCCATAACTTATGGAGGTTTACACCCCACTGGTGGATATAATATTGAGGTGAATCAAGAGTACGGTACTAATAAGACTGTCGTATTCAGAGATGGACACGGTTCTGATGTTAACGGTAGGTTTAGTATTCTATCTAGCAACATATCTTCTGATCATATGTACAGCTTGAGCCCGACAGCCCCAGCTGGGTACATACAGAACAGTACACCTATGTTCTATGCACACAACGTGCAACAGGCACGTGGTGCGTTCCCTGTGTACGTGTCATACTCATCTCAAGCAGTAGATCATATGCTTACCACTGACCCAGCTGGTGAGAAAGCAACGATGGATGCTCAAGGGTTCGGTGCACGGGATGAGATAATGTTCTACGGGTTCACAGACAAACAGGATATGATTTCAGAGATGATGGATGGAGAATCTCCTGTGGCTCTTTATAGGTATTACTCCCCTGAAAGTCAGGATCATATGTATACTCTGACTCCTATTGGTGGTCCTCCTATTGAAGCTAACCTAGAGGAAGGATATTATATGCTATCAAGTAAGGCAGAGACCTATCTAAACTTTACTTTTAATTGTAGACAGGGATCAGCAAGTTATGACAACACAATGGGATTCTATCTTTGTAATGCTAACGATGAACCTGTACACGGTAGAGTTATACTAGAGAACGCAACTGATGCTAGTGGTACGTTCACTTACAAAGTACCAGCTGATGAACTGAATCAATACATCCCTTGCAAATTAGGATTCTTTATGATACCTGACGGAGATGGACGTGGAACTTCTCGTGGTGATGCAGTAACTTTTAGTACCCTTAATGGTGGGTGGAGAGTAGACCAGAGTGGATCTGCACAGAATAATAATGCTTGGTTCTCACAAAAGCATTTGAATCCTGGTGGTAAAGATATGACCAAGTGGCCTGATAGAACTTGGCAATATTGGGAAGACTTATTAAATGGTGACGATGATTATAATGATATGAAACAGTCATATCATTTACGTTATGGAGATAGTGAGTATCTTTATGAAGGAATACAATGCTATGTCTTTGATAGAGATGCCAACCCAGTCTATGAGGACATCACTTCTGTTGATAAGTGTGAAGAGAGAGTCTTTGATCAACAGTTTGTCAGTTGTTCAATGACAAGGACTGAGTGTGGACAGATGGAAGGAGAGAATGATTATGGATGTGCTGCTTGTACTGGTACTGTTGCATTCAGTACTGCTTGTACACAGAATGTTACTGCACTTAAGGATGCAGACCTAGAGATCAGATCACACGGTGGTATGACAGGTGGTTGGGGTGACTGTACTAAATTTACTTGGTCACTTCATAAGAATGGTACCCAAATATATACGAAGCAAGAAGATGTAAGTAAGTGGAAGAAGATTGGTACACCTTTACTGTCCTTCAGTGTAGAAGAAGGTGATCGTATCACTTGGAAGTTAGATTCTATAGATTCAGGACATTATAATGGTAGGGTTTCACCTGCTATGTCATTAAGGGATGCTAATACTAAGAAGTTCCTAAACACTTGGGAGTTATTGTTGATAACACAGTCAAGTAGTTACAGAACTAATAACCCTGCACAGAACGATGGTAACTTAGCATCACACGAACCAACAGAACCTTGTGGTTTACCTTATACTATTCAGTTGTTTAACTTTGAAGAAGATGGTGATGATGTAACTAAAGAGAACTATACTACTGTGATGACTAATCAAGTAGTTAATACCAATGAACTACAAGTACGTGGTGCAAATCAGGTCAGTGAACTTAAAGTTATTGGAAGTACACCAATAGCAGATATGACTACTGGTGACACAGGATATATTATTACGACTGGTGACTATGATTTCACAGTTAAACTTCAATGGACAGTCCACGATGCTCAGGCTGAAGAGACTAACTGGAAGTTGGTAGAAGTAATTGACTGGGGTAAGGGTGGATACTATGTTGATGATGAGTGTAAATTATTTGTTGGTAAGTATAATAAGACTACTGGTCTATCCAAATATGTTGGATCTTATTACATAGGTTTTAAGGTCACAGGTATCAATGACATTGAATGTCCTGCAACTAGCAGTACACAAGGTAGGATTCAAGACATTAAGATACAAGCATCACACGAGAGAGATCAATCAACACCGAGACAGTTAGATGTATTGGTTGTAGACCAACAGGTTGTACAGACTAATGAGTTCGTAGTTAATATGGATTCAATCTTTGCTAGTTTCTTTAGGTATAAGACAGGTAAGGCAGAGTCCTTCCATCAATATTGGTTACAACAATCTCTCCTAGGTAATGATGTCCTATTCTTTACAGATTATAAGGAGAAGAATGGATTGGAATATAGATTACGTATAAGAGTTACCAGACAAGAGTACTATCAAGCAGGTGATACCTATAAGTTTAAGAAGTATGGATGGTTTGGTAACATAAGGATCCACTCAGTAACAAGTTATGGTAAGAGGTATGCTGAAGGACACATACAACAGATCTCTTGGCCACCTGAAAGATTGCAATATACTAATGGTAAGGAACCAAACTCACCATACTTCCCAGTGCAGACTGGACTACCTAAGAAGGTACAGGTAAGAGATGCTACCAACGCAAGGTTCCAACGTAACGCTAGGTATGCAATCTATCAGTCAATGCACGACAAAAACAGTCAGGTGTGGTATAGTAATCAAAACAGCTATGTACCAACTCAATCGAGGTGGTTTGACATCCTAGCAACGGAGGTAGATTAATGGATGCAGCAGATAGGAGACTACTAAAGTCAACAATGGAACTCCAAGCAATCAACAGAGGATTGAAGAGAGCAGATGGAGACCAAGCAAAAATGAATAAAGAACTTAAGAAAATACGACGATATTTTAAGAGTCCTTTAGCAGAGGTTGCAAGATTGGATAAAACACTATATAATATAACGAAACCCACACAAACTGTCCAGGATGAGCAGAAAGGAGCAGATGCAGCGGGGTTTAACTCTATTGATGGAGAGTCTTCACAAGCCTGATCCTAAACTCAGGAACTGTGCCCGCAATCAAGAATGTTATGACGAACTCATAATGTATAGAGACCATATGATTGGTTATTGTCAAACGTTAATGAAGGAGATAAACGATGATCAATCTTGACGAAAAGTATCATCACTACCTTGAATCAGGTAGAACACTCAAAATAGATGGGTGTAATGAAAAACTACTAGGATATGGATATCATTGCGATGGTAATGAGATCATTGGATATTATTTGACCACTGCGAACTACAAGTTGTTCTATAATATGAATGAACAGTTCCTTAAGCTTGTGCCAATTCGAGAACTGTCACAACCCACTTGACGGTTATCCGCAGTTCCTGATAGTATAAATACTTCTTCAGGACTCGAAACAATCGTAACCCTGTTGGATACAATAAAAAATTCTCTATGTCGAGAGAATTACCATCCGCAGGGTATTTTTATGTCCTTGCGAGATACTATAAACAAACACAATGTCTATTAAATCAACAATCGCTGCAGTAGCAGCATCTCCATTCCTTCTCGCTGGTGCAGCTTTTGCTGGTCCATATGTGAATGTCGAGAGCAACCTTTCTTACCCTGATGGAGCATATTCAGGTGCTACAACCGACATCCACGTAGGTTACGAGGGAGTAAATGGAACAGGTAAACTAGGTTACTACGTACAAGGTGGTCCAGCTATTACTCATAGCGAAGCTGCTTCTGATACAGATACAGATTTCTCTGGTAAGGTTGGAGTATCTTATGCTCTTGCTGATGCTACTTCTGTATACGGTGAGCTTTCAGGCATCACTGATGAGGACAGCAATGGCGACTCTCTAGTTAACTGGGGAGCAAAAGCTGGAGTTAAGTTCACTTTCTAATTGACAAACGTCCATTAGATAATATATACTGGGTGGGGATTTTCTCCACCCTTTTTTATTGCTTTAAAACCCTATGTCTGTTCCCAAGAATACTGCAATCTATACTAAAGACGGTTGCCCATTTTGCACGAAGATAAAAAGAGTATATAATGAGAAAGGTTGGAGCTTTCAAGAGTATAAACTTGACGTGAACTTTACACGTGATCAATTCTATTCAGAGTTTGGACACGGTGCTACCTTCCCTCAACTTGTAGTTGAAGGTAAAAAGTTAGGAGGTTGCAATGAAAGTATCAATTTGTTTAGGACTCAGGGTTTCCTCTAAATAGAACTAAGATCTAGGAGGTTTTTATGGAAGAAGTAATAGGTTCACTTTATACCTTTGCACTCTTTGGATCTTTCCTCCTTGGTGTTGTTGTTACCTTTATTGGTAAGAGTTATCTTGACTCATACATTGACAACGCAGCATATGCTAAGTCAATTACACACCCTGAGATGTTAGATGAAAACGGAAACGTAGATCAGTCAGAGTTACTCTATTTGCGTCTCGTCGATGATGATGCTACAATAGATGACAATGACGACGACTAATTAATTTCTTGGAATTACTATGAAACTGATGTTATCTGAAATTATTCAGAAGGCACACAATGCTAAGACTAAAGCAGAGAAGATTAAAATTCTTCAACAAAATAACAGTCAAGCATTGAGGTCTCTATTCATTTGGAACTATGATGATAGTGTTATCTCTGTCATCCCAGAAGGTGATGTGCCTTACAGACCTAACGAAGCACCCCAAGGAACTGAGCACACTAACTTAGCGTTAGAGTCAAGAAAGTTTTACTACTTTGTTAAGGGTGGTGCAGACAATCTAACTCGTACTAAGAGAGAGACGATGTTCATTCAAATGTGTGAAGGATTGCACAAGGATGAAGCATCAATCTTATGTCTTGTTAAAGACAAGAAACTTGGTAAGAAGTACAGAATTACTAAAGCAGTGGTAACGGAAGCGTTCCCTGAAATCAAATGGGGAGGTCGTAGTAAGTGAATATTCTTCACCAGAACTGCGACCCAAAACTTGCTGAAGATAAGAAGTTACCGTACACAGCATACTTAGTACAGTATGAGGTGGATGGTAAAGTTCAGCACGACATTGCTATGGGTAGTCAAGCAGTGGAATTGTTTGATCATTATTATGACAAGTACAAGAAAGACTTCAAATGGTTGAAGCAAAGTGAGGGTAGAATTCCACCAGCAAACTGGCACAATCAAGCTACTCCTCCACGTAAAAAACGTAAGAGGAGGAAGGCAGATGCGGATTCCGAGTGAAGAAATTGAAAACTGGGAGAGCGAGTACGATATGACAATGAATGATGGAAACAGAACTGTCAGGGAACAAGAGATCCTTGAGGGTTCTCCATTAAAATCTAATGAAGGTATGATTTACGGTAGAATGTATGCTGACTGGAAGAAGAGAAAGGGGTATGAGTAACTTTTATAATCTTAAAAAGAAAGTAGATAGGGCAGCAGAAGTTCCCGAAGAGGTTGCTAAAGAGTTAGTTACCTCTGCAATGGTAGGGAAATTTATTGGTGTATACTTGATAGGACCACTGTTATGGATGTTTCTATGGAACTATACAATGCCTTATATTTTTGGAGTGAAGGCGATAAATTACCTTCACGCTTTTTGTATAATTACTATGACTAGGTTTCTACAGAATGACAAAGACTAAAGTATGTCTCGTCAGTGTTACACCTGACGCTGAAAAAACTATAGGATACATCGCAAGAGTATCCAACCCTAAGAACCAAGACAATCCTAATGTCGAGAAACTCTTAGGTTATTGCATCAAGCACGGTCACTGGTCTGTATTTGAACAGGCACATATGACACTTGAGATCAACACTACTAGAGGACTAGCAGCACAGATCTTAAGGCATAGATCCTTTACGTTCCAAGAGTTTAGTCAGCGTTATGCTAACACCGAACTACTTGGTACTACAATTGAACCACCTGAACTGAGAAGACAGGACTTAAAAAATAGACAAAATTCAATCGATGATATCCCCCAAGATCAGACCGAATTCCTACAGAAAAAGATCGCTCGTTACTTTGCTGAGGGAGTCGATCTTTACGATGAACTCATACGTGAGGGTATTGCGAAGGAATGTGCGAGATTTGTTCTCCCGTTAGCAACACCAACTCGTTTGTATATGACAGGTAGTGCTCGTAGTTGGATGCACTATATTAATCTAAGAAGTGCAAACGGTACACAGAAGGAGCATATGGACATAGCAAACCTATGTCAACGTCACTTCATCTGTAACTTCCCAACCATTTCTAAAGCGTTAGGGTGGTGTGAAACTGCAACTCAAGATGAAGATTGCGATTGCGATTACAAGAACGAACACCCCGATGGGTGGGACGATTTGCAGCCGTGCCTAAGAATAGATTAATGCCCTTAGAAGTAATCCCACTATTCTCATCCCCAGTTTATGTTGCTAACGATGGTGAAATGCCTGACGTTACCGATGTAATAAATGATATGGAAACGATGGATTACCCACAGAATAATAGTGGTAATGTGACCAGTAATCCTCATACATTAAAAGAGTTACCTCAGTTACAGACTTGGGTATACAAACACGTTCAAGAATATGTGTATGGTATACAAGGAATAGATCCTAAGAAACATACACCAGAGATCACTAATAGTTGGATTAATTGGATGTACGTTGGCGATAGAGCTAATGGACACGATCATTGCAACTCTCAGTTTTCTGGTGTATGTTTTTTAAATGCACCTCCTGGTGGTGGTAACCTTACCTTCCATAGTACTAAACACTTTGTGCTGGAACCACACTTGCAGCATCCGAACCTATATAATGCTACAACCTATGCAATATCTCCCGAACGTGGTATGATATGCATATTCCCTTCAGAATTGATCCATTCAGTTACTCGCTGTAATCAGGACGATGCTAAGGAACCACGTATTAGTCTCGCATTTAATGTTATTTGTAGAGGTGAATACGGTATTCATACGAAACTATTAAAGATCTAATGCCAAATTACGACTTTATAAACAAAGAAACTGGTGAAATTACCGAGGTTATGATGTCTATGCACGATCTCGATAAATATAAAGAAGATCATCCTGAGTTAGAACGCTATTTTGGCAATCAAGTACCTAATCACATTTATGGGAAACCTAAGCAGTCTGATGGATTTAAAGATGTAATGTCTAAGATCCAAAAAGCACATCCCGCTGCAAACCTTTCACGATTCACATAAATGCCAGTTAAAAAGCGTAAGACTACCTCTCAAAACAACAGCAGATCTGCTAAAGCAATGAGAAGGAAGAAGCCAATCGGTATAGACCAACTAAAAGTTATTGAACCACTCACCTCTAATCAGGAGAGAGCGTTCAAATCTTATGCTGCTGGCAAACATCTAATTCTACACGGTGTAGCAGGTACAGGTAAGACTTTTATTAGTTTGTACTTGGCATTACAACAAGTATTAGAAGAAGGAACTCCATACGAAAAAGTCTATATGGTCAGGTCTCTCGTACCTACAAGAGAGATTGGATTCTTACCAGGAGACCACGAAGACAAATCTGACCTCTATCAGATACCTTACCGTAATATGGTGAAGTATATGTTTGAGATGCCAGATGATAGTGCCTTTGATATGTTATACGACAATCTAAGGACACAAGATACTATTTCATTCTGGAGTACCTCATTTATAAGAGGAACTACATTTGATAACTCTATCATCATTGTAGATGAGTTCAGCAACTTGAATTTTCACGAGTTGGATAGTATAATCACTAGGATAGGTCAAAACTGTAAAATCATCTTCTCAGGTGATATAGCACAGTCTGATCTTGTCAAAAATAACGAACGTACTGGTATTCTGGACTTTTTACAGATTATTCAGTCAATGCCATCATTTGACTGCATTGAGTTCGGTATTGATGACATCGTACGCTCTGGTTTAGTCAGAGAGTACCTTATCGCTAAAATTAACTCTCAACTTTGATTATGTTTAAAACTGTAGGACCGCCCGTACCTTTGACGGAGCTTAATGCTGTTACAAAGGAAAAAGGACGGTTATATGAGGTATCTGAAGGTAAATGGTACCCATCAGTCACTACAGTTACAGGTATCCGTAAGAAAGATCAGATATTGAAGTGGAGACGCAAAGTAGGTGAGGAAACCGCAAATAAAATTTGTGGTCGAGCAACATCACGTGGCAATAAGTTTCATTCTATGGTAGAATGTTACTTAAAGAACGAAGATGTTAAATTCGATGAAAAGCACCCTCTGGCTAGTTTCTTATTCAAATCTGCCAAAGACACTCTTGATCGGATCAACAATATACATCTTCTTGAATCTCCTCTCTATAGCGACAAACTTTGTTTGGCAGGTAGGGTTGATTGTATAGCAGAATTTGATGGAGTTCTCTCTGTCATTGACTTTAAGACATCAACCAAGGAAAAGAAGATTGAATGGATAGAGAACTATTTTGTTCAAGAAACTGCTTATGCTGCAATGTATTATGAACGTTGTGGTGTCAAGGTTGATCAAATTGTCACATTGATTGCGACTGAGGAGGGTGTGATACAGGTCGTTCAAAAGACTGACCTTAATTATTATTATGAACTTCTCTTAGAGTACATCAATGAATTTATGGCTACTATTAAATGACAAAAGAATTTAAAGAAAAATTTATGACTCAAGCGAAATTCTCTACTATGGTAGAGGAGGTAGTCAAAAATTCTAATGGGTTGGTAAACTACATCGATGCTGTCATCGTAGTCTGCGATGAACTGGACATCGAGGTTGATACTGTAAATAAGTTGATCAGCAAACCGCTGAAGGACAAAATTAAGTTTAATGCCCAACAACTAAACTACGTTAAACGCACCACAAGGGGTGTGCTTCCAATATGAGTAATAAATTCTACGAATCAGAACAAGTCAAAGAAGAGATAAAAGGGATGGAGACATTGTATACCGAACTAGCACGGTTATCCATTCAGTTTCCATCTATGTCAGATGAACTCAAACGAGAACATCTGGAGAAGACTATGATGCTTATTGCAAAGCAGAAGGTCTTTTATGCTAGACTATGCTTAATGGCAGTCGAGAGTGAAGAAGCCAAGATTATCAAGACACAACTTGATAAAATGTCCCAAGTTTACTCTCAAGGACGTACTATACAGGACGTTCTGGGAGAGATGGAGGACAAGTTAAGGGTCTTCAAAAAGCAGCTTGACGAAGCCTAAATAGTATGTTACCCTTAATGGGTAGTAAATTCACACTTACAAAATACAGGTACACACGTATGTCTTTTTCATCACTGAAGAAAAAGTCTGGCAAGTTCTCTAACTTGACCAAAGAAATCGAGAAAATGACCAGTGGTGGTCGCAAAGTCGATGAAAGATTTTGGAAACCACAGGTCGATAAGTCAGGTAACGGCTTTGCTGTTATCAGATTCCTTCCTGAGACTGAGGGGAATGACCTTCCTTGGGCACAGGTTTGGAGTCACGCATTCCAAGGACCAGGTGGTTGGTACATTGAGAATTCTCTCACAACCCTCGGACAGAAGGATCCAGTTTCTGCACTGAACTCTTCTTTATGGAACTCTGGAAGTGAAGCAGACAAGGATACTGCTCGTAAGCAGAAGCGTAAGCTTTCCTACTACAGCAACATCTATGTTGTTAAGGATCCCTTGAACCCTGAGAATGAAGGCAAAGTATTCTTGTACAAGTACGGCAAGCGTATCTTTGACAAGATTATGGCTAAGATGCAGCCTAATGAGAATGATTATGATCCAGAACCCGCTTTCAATCCTTTCGATCTATGGAAGGGTGCTGACTTCAAATTGAAGATCAAGCAAGTTGCTGGTTTTTGGAATTATGATGATTCTACTTTTACCACACCTAATACTCTAGGTGATTTTGATGATGCTAAACTTGAAGCGATCTACAATGATGCTCACAATCTAAGTGACTTCACTAGTCCTGATCAATTCAAGTCATATGAAGATCTTGAAGCACGTTTGAAAGCAGTTCTTGGTGGTCGAGTAGACCGTGAGACTGTTGCTGAAGAGGTGCCACCTAGACCAGAAGAGGAAGTTGCAGCGAACTTAGGATCTACAGTCAAAGCAAAAGACTGGAGTGAATCAGTGGACACTACACCTTCTGTCACAGAAGATGATGATGCGTTGTCTTACTTTGCTAAACTAGCAGAAGAAGGATAAGGAACAATGAAACGATTTGCCATTGCTGTTGTTGCTTGCCTTGCAGGTACTCCTGCAATGGCATCGTACAACCACAACATTAGATCAGGGGAGTTCGAAGTAGAACCTTCCCATTGCGTCCACGACGCATTATTTGGATGGAATTGCTGGTATAAACCAGTTGAAAGGGAGTTCAGGTGGAGACACGAAGAACCTCATCACCACCATCATTACTATAGACCTACATTTAGACCTAATAGATGGAATGAGCACGGAACTCCTTGTTATTTTTACAAAAAGAATGGTTGGTGTTTCTAATTAATAACCACCAGAGGAACTAGTTTGAGTATTATTATTACTTGTTTGAGTCGTTGTAGATGATGTCGTGGTAGTTGTTGTAGTAGTTGTTGATGCTACTCCTGCAGTACCCCCACTAGAACCGCCAGATGATATAAGAGCAGTACTAGAACCACCACCTCTAGCAGACCCAGTTGAAGCAGTGCTTTGACTGGGTTTTCTATAGCTTGATATACCTATGAATTCTTCAGCAATAGTAGTTTTTGTCTTCTTATTACCTTGTTCATCAACTTCAGCGTGAGGTAGGTACTTAGCAAGTTTCTTAAATTCATTAATGAAGTCAGTCACATAATCTGCACGTAGTAGATATATATTTCTCTTCTTCTCGTTTTCAGCAGCAGCAACCTCATAGTGTGTTACTGAGTGACGACATTCTGATTTAGGTACGATAGTACCATCAGGTCTTATGTATTGGAAATCCTCATTAACTACGATTCCTTCATCAAATACCTTAGTTCCATCAGTAGCAAATATCTCATTAGATTCATAGTGACTTATAGCATCAACATTACCGTGTTCTTGTTCAACGTAATTGTATAGATCATAACGAGTCATTGGCCAGTCTTGATTAACGTTGATAACGTTGTTAATAATCAATACAATCCAATCAAGACCTGAGTCTCCATAGAATTTACGAGCAACTTGATCTGGTCTTTCACCTTCTTCTATTTCATACTGTGTAAAACCTAATAATGCTCCTTGTAGGTCATCTTTAATTTTGATTCTTCTAAAGATGTTTCTACACAATTCATAAGGATGTACACCATCTTTAATGGTTCTGTTACGTACGTAAACTTTAGGTAGGTATCTGAAATAAGCCATTAGGGTCTCACCATCTCTCTTGTAATGAACTGAGTTTCTTTAAATGTCATTGAAACATCCATAGCAGCAGGACCATAATCCCTTGATGTGTCTGCTCCATCTTTCAATGAATTGTATTGACCATCAGGTGACGTGTTAACAGACAACGTGGACAGTACACACTTCGTAGGGAATCTAACTATACGAGCAATACCAGCAGGGATCCTTGATTTATTATCAGTAGTGGACATCCTTACAATAGACAGTCTCATAATGTCAGGAATGTTAAGGAATCTAGCACCACCAAGATATCCAGATTTACTTGTTAATACATCAGAAACAGTCTCATTAAGGTTACCAAAATCATCTTGACTTCCAGTGGAAGGAAGCATTGCAGTCCTTAGTGTTGATATGATTTCATAACATTCTTTTGCTTCTCTAGCATTACGTGGTGCAAATTTAAAGTTAAAAGCGTGATCTCTATAATTCACACCTTTAAATGTTGTTTCTTGATAAGGGTTAAACACCTTCTTTGATGTTACTGCTAACAGATCATTAGCATCTGCAGAACTACCTAGAAGACCAAGTGCTGAAGCAGCAGAGTCCATAACAAATGATGGTTTAGCAGTACCAGCAGTTTCTTGAGCAATTTGAACTGCATCTTCTTTTGTCTTACCAGCTTTAAGTGCGTTAGCTGCACCTACACCAGCAGCACCAAGAGTAGTAACGTTATAACTCGTAGAATATTGTTCATTTAACCCCACAGGAAGGTATAGATAAATAGTCTTTGAAATACTGCTGGCATTAGCACCTTTATAAGGTTCTTTAAAGCCACCACCATCACCAGCCCAAGTATATGGATTGGCACCATTAGCACCTTGAGTCTTATAGATTGTTATTCTTAAATAATCTAAGTACTCGGTTTCATAATTATCATCTCCTCTGATACCACTATCGGTATTAGGTACTTGTCGAGGTAATTGTCTGGGGTAAACTAACGGTCCATTTGTAAAATTAGACTGTTTATTTTCACCAGCACTCTTAAGTACAGAGTTGATTGCTTTAGAAAATATGGATGGAATAGATGCCATTATGACCTATAAAACTTATTCAGGTAGGTTCAAACCATCAAATCCTGCAAAATATAAAGGGGATCCCACAAACATTATTTATAGATCTTTGTGGGAGAGGAAATTTATGGTATGGTGTGATAGAAATCTAAACGTTATGGAGTGGGGAAGTGAAGAAATTATTGTACCTTACATATCTCCTCTTGATAGGAAGCCTCACCGTTATTTCCCTGACTTTTATGTTAAATCGAAGGGAACCGACGGTAGACTACGAAAGAGACTTATTGAGATTAAACCTTATGCACAAACTCAGGAACCGAAACGTGGGAGGAGGACTAAGAAGCTTCTAAAGGAGATTGCCACTTATGGTGTCAATCAAGCAAAATGGAAAGCAGCACGAGAGTATTGTAAAGACAGAAAGATGGAATTTGTGATATTAACAGAGCACGAGTTAAAGGTATGAGTCTCTTTGAGGACATAAAAGACTTATCAAATGGCAAACCTCAGTCACCTTCTTGGTGGAGGAGTCAGTTATTTTTTGGTCTTCAAGCAGACGCAGTTCCAATGATAGGTGCTGCTATCACATTCCAGTATGATGCCAAATTTGGTGAAAGGATGCCAAAGTGGGATAAATACCCATTAGTATATGTTACTGGAGAAAGTGCGAATCACTTTTGGGGTTCAAATGTCCATTATTTACAACCAGCTGCTAGAAGAGCAGGTTTTGATGTAAATCACCCACCTCAGACATTCCATAAATACTTGAGGAGTAATGTACAAAGTCCTTTTTACAGAGTTCCAGAATCGGAATGGGATGATATAGGATTGATTCCCTCTGAACAATTCGTTGTTACAGTCAACGGAAGAAATATCGACATCCCGACTAGAATTATATTCTAATGCCACATCGTCACCAAAATTCATTTACTCGCTTCAAGGATTTAGTAGGAACTGGAGCTAAGGAACCTGCTTTAGGTAATCTGTACTCCATTGATTTTGGAGTTCCACCAATATTCGGGCGTATTCCAGGCTGGGAATTTAACCCAGCAGATTATTGTGATGCATTGAATTACTTTGCGAGTAACGTGACAGTCCCATCACGTAACGTTACAACGGGTGAGGTACGTAATTTTGGTATTACTAGGACTTATGCTACGGGACAAACAGCGAATGAATTAAATATATCTTTTATGGTAACCAAAGATCAGTGGCATAGAAACTTCTATGAGAAGTGGATGAATGCTATGGCACCTGATTCTGAGAATAGAGTTGGTTTCTATGATGATTATGTTACTGAAGTATGGGTAAGGAAGTGGGAACGTGGTTCTAACTTACTATCCAGAACTAGAAAGGAAGGTATTGATTACTATGGTAGGTTGAATAAAGCAGTTGGTGTATGGTGTTTTAGTGGCGTATATCCATATAATATGGGTACATTAGATTTTGGTAACGAGAATAGTGGTATATTGACACTGCCTGTTGCATTTAAGTTTGAGAGATATAGATTTACAACGAAGGTACAACGTAATAAGGATTGGACTACAGATCACGTTGTTAGTGAGTCAGCATCTATTGCTAAGAAGTTGGGATTAGAATGGAATGCTCCTGCAGCTGAGCAAACACAGTACGGAATATAGGCTAAATAGATATACTGAAGTGTAATACCCTTACAAAATGCCTTTACCCAAGCTGAGCATTCCAGATTATGAATGCGTGTTGCCTCGTGGTCTTAAAGTGACCTATCGTCCATTTTTAGTTAAAGAGGAGAAACTTCTTTATCTTGCGATGGAGACTCAAAATCAGAAAGAAATGATAAAAGCCGTTAAGGAGATTATCAAATCTTGTACTAATGTCAAAAATGCTGCTAATTTAGCTACTTTTGAGATTGAATATTTGTTCTTGAAGATCAGAGGTAAATCTGTTGGAGAAGTAAGTGAATTTAAACTCACTTGTCCTGATGACAATGAAACACAGGTCGATGTTGAAGTTAATTTGGATGAAGTAGAAGTACAAATTCCAAAAGAACACACCAATATTATCAAACTTACTGATGAAATCACTTTAACGATGAAATATCCTTCATTGGATGTATTCGTTAAGAATAATTTGGTTGATAATCCTGGTATTGATGATGTATTTAAACTAGCAGCAGATTGTACTGAATCAATCGCTGATGGTGAAGAACTACACGAAGCAAAAGACTACAAGAAGGCAGAATTAGTTGCGTTCTTTGAGGATATGAACTCACAACAATTTGCTAACGTGCAGCAGTTCTTCGAAACTATGCCTAAATTGTCGAAAGACATTGAAGTCTTCAATCCTAAAACTGAAGTAACTAGTACAGTTAAACTGGAGGGTCTAGCAAGTTTTTTCGCGTAGCCCTAGCCCACGACTCGTTGATGAATATGTATGAAGTAAACTTCGCTATGGTCCAGCATCATAAGTGGAGTTTAACTGAAATTGAGAATATGATGCCGTGGGAAAGGGATGTATACGTTAATATGCTACTTCGGTACCTGAGAGAAGAGGAAGCTAGACAAAGGCAAGGTCAAATGAGCCCATCGCTTTAATGGCAAAGATAAAGATCAGAAAATTCCTACCATCGAAGATTAAGGGAGATATTAGAACAGATCCTGTAGCTTCGATGACCACACAAATGAATCGTTTAGGATTTGTGGTGGAGGATATTGGCAATATGATCGTGGGAATGTATGAAGATAAGCTTGATACTATTCAAGATAATAAAAGGAAGAAGACGCTATCACGGGATAAATCAAGGGAAGATAAACTAGAGAAAAGAGTACAAAAGAAGGTACAAACTAAAGCTCAGAAAGAGTCTGGTAATTCAGATAAGAAAGTAGGTACTTGGATAACCAAGTTATTAGAACCATTCAAATGGTTAGCAGAAAAGCTTATAGGATATTTTGCTCTAGACTGGCTGTCTAATCCAGATAATAAGGAGTTTATAGGTAATACACTTACTGTTATAGGTAAATGGTTAGGTACATTCTGGAAGGTATTCTCTAAAGGTGTTACTTGGATCTTAGAAGCATTTAGTGAGAAGAGTCCAGTAATGGGTGCTCTTAAGATACTTGGTGGTTTAGCAGCATTATTTGTAGCAGATAGGATACTTAAACCTTGGAAATTACTTGGAGACTTTCAGAAGTTAAGTAAGTTTCTTGGACCAGGTCTTACTAAGGTAGGAGATGCACTTAAAAAGGTTGGTGCAAATGTAAAACCTGGTCAGATGGCAAAGAACTTTGTCACCAACCCAATGGCAATGTCACTAACTGCTGGTGTTGTATCAACAACCACTAGATTAGCAGCAGGTGATGATGCGGACGTTGCTATTGGTGCAGGTATTGGTGCTACTGTCACATCTATGGGATTGACTGCACTGTTAACACCCATATTAGGACCATTTGCTCCTATAGTGGGCAGTATGCTTGGTGGTTTTATAGGAGATAAGATTGGTGCATTCCTTGGTGAAGCAATGAGACCTGTCTTTGGTCCCATTAAAGATTACTTTGTTGATGTATGGTTCCCAGCTATGAAGGCATTCATAGAACCAATTACTGGACCTGTGATGGATTTCTTCAATGAATTTCTACCAGTAATGAAGCAAATTGGAGAGTTCTTGGCACCAATAGCTGGGTCAGCTATAGCAGGGATTGCTAAGTTCTTGGGTGCAGGTGCAAAAATAGCATTTGAAGGATTGGTATGGATTATTAAGAATGGTGCTAGAGCTATAGCTGATTTCGTTGAAGGTAGCCAAGATCTGAGTGCTAGGATTGATTTTACTGGTTTATATACATCTGATGTTGATAAAGCAGGTCAAGAATTTAGAGATAGAGAGAGGGATGTTAAAAAGACTGAGAGAGCTATGGAAGACTCCAAGAAGAAACTTGGAGAATTGATACAAAAAAGAGATGAAGAAGGTGAAGGAAAAGATAGTTACAAACCTTGGAATTGGAGGTATACTATAGGAGAACGTATCAAATTTGAAAAGGAACACTATGCTGATTTGGAGAAGGAACTCTCTGAAAGGAAGAAAAAGGTCATTAAAGCAAAGGAGAGATGGGAACGTGAAAAAGAGTTGGCTGCAGAGAAGAAAGCTGAGCAACTTGCTCTTGCTAATAGTGCTATGGACAGTACCAATGGGGGAGTCACAGGCGGTCACATTGTAACTTCGGAAGCAATGAAAGACCGCCAAATGGCACTCTCACCTGGTATGCATATGGGTGTAGATATTGCTACAGAAATTGGTGAAGAACTTAAAGCGTTCTTAGCAGGTACAGTACAACAGGTAGGATTTGATAAGGGATTTGGTAACTATATTGCTTGGACATCTAGTGATGGTCTAGGTCAGTTATATGCTCATATGAAAGAGATGTCACCATTTAAAGCAGGTGATAAATTCCAAGCAGGAGCAATACTAGGTTATACAGGTAATACTGGTACCTCTACTGGTCCTCATTTACATTGGGAAACATCAACTAATCCTGATGATGTTGGTAGACCAAAAGATAATCCTCTAAGTAGGATCAATCCTTTAAGTAAGTATGGTAAGGAGTCACCATTTACAGGTGTAGTAGAACCTGTTGCTGAGATTACACCATCTGACGGAGGACAAGGAGGTGGGATAAATAATGAATTGATAGAGAGGTCTCTAACAGAAGCATCCCAACAATGGAGAGGTTCTGTGACCAATACTCAATTCATTGTTCAACCAATGGTTAAGGAGGTCGTTAAGACTAAGCAAACTAATGTTGTTAATGTTACTAAACACGCATCTCCGAGCATAAACTAAATGGCAGAAGCAAAGATACGATTTTTTAAGTACGTAACTCCACCCGATAAGACAGGGAAGAGTTCCAAAGTTTCTATTGGAAATAAAACGATAGCAGGTACCAGTTTTTCTACAACTATAACTGCTATCAATTCCCTAGGTGCTACAGTTAATAGTATTGCTGTAGCAATAAAAGAAGTTAAGAATCAGAATAAGGCACAAGCAGCAAGAGCAAAGAGAGCTGCTGCATTAGCATCTGATAGTGCTAGAGAGAAGAAGTTAGAAGGAGATGAAAAAGGTAGTGGTGATGATAATATAGTAGCAAAGATGGTTGGAGGAGGATTAGGATTCTTAGGGAATTTTATGAAGTTCTTCAAGGGTCTTATAATGTACAAGGCTCTTGATTGGATTAGTGATCCTGCTAATAGAAAACGATTAGAGGATACTTTTACAAAAATTAAAGAATTCTGGGATATGCTTGTATCTACATTTACTAAGCTAAAGAATTGGATTACAGAGAATTGGGACAAGACGTTTGGTGAAGATAAGACTATTATGGAGCGATTGCAAGGTATCGCTGGTTTAAGTGGTGCTTTAGCTGGACTCGCATTCTTAGCAAATCCTGCAGGTTTTATTAGCAGTATTACTGGCATCTTCTCGATGGTCGGTGGCGGTATTATGAACCTAGGTAAATTCCTAGGTGGAACTGTCGTTGGTCGAATGGCATTGGCGACTGGACAAGGATTAGAAGCTTATAATAGAATTAAGAATGATGAAACAATCCCAGAAGAGGATAGAAATGCTGCTGCTATTGGTGGTGGTGTAGGTAGTACTACTGGATCAATGGTTGGTAGTACTATTGGTGAGAAATTCTTAGGACCTATTGGTGGTATTATTGGTGCTGCTCTCGGTGGATTTATAGGTGAGAACGTTGGTAAGTTCCTTGGTCCTATTGCTGAGGACTTCTTTAAAGGAATTAAAGAGGTCTTTGATGTAATTATGGAATGGTTCGAGAAACTTATGGAACCATTAAAACAAGCAGTATCAGAGGTATTTGAAGCACTTGGTCCTGTAATGCAGAAGATAGTTGATAAACTTAAGGAACATATGCCTATGATTGAAAAGATAATGAAGGTCTTAGGTACAGTTGTCTTTGGTCCTCTGATTCTATTACTTAAAGGTCTGACAGGTTTACTTAAACTGGTACCTAAAGACATCGAACAAGAGGGATCAACTGATGAAACATATACAACTATTGGCAATGCACCAAGAGATGAATCCTATGTTCACTATGGTCCTAAAGAAGGGGTAGGTGCTGGTTTTACTCAGAAAGATCAACTGGAGAAAATTAATCAACTTGAGAACTTCTCTAAGGGTGGATTCCTACCTAAGAAAAGTAAAGGTGGTTGGATAGATGGTCCGATGTCTGGTTACCCTGTTAGTTTGACTGGTAAAGGTGTTGATTTCATTGGTCACGGACTAGAGTACGTTGCACAGAGATCAGCAGGTGGATTTGTTATACCTTTTGATACACCACACACTCGTAAGGATCCTAGTTTAACTAAGAGACAAGCAGTTCAAGCAAAGGCATTTGGATACAAGGTTCCTCCTGGATTCTCTGAAGGTGGTAAGGTTAATATTAATAAACTTGTTACATCTCCAGTACTTGAGCTACCTGAATTCAGTATGGGTGGTATTGCACAGGAGTCTGATTCTGCATTTATGAGGAGGTTGATACAATCTGGAATGATACAATCTCCAGTAACAAATAATATTCACTTTGACTTAGATGGAACAGAGTCTGATTCTAAAATAATGTTAAAGGCGATTGAAGCTCAAAAGAATAATGTTGGACAGAATCTAAATGATATGCTTGGTAAAGTTAAGTCTATTGCAGCTGAGACACAGCAGGGTAATCTAGGACAACAAATGCAGTCAATGATTGCAGAAGCAATTGCATTACCTTCAACTGAAGTTCCTTCTGATGTTGATGAGATACCTATCGTTACAGAAGCTAAACGTAATCCTGCAGCACAGTTCTTAGTAAGTAGATTCGGTAGAAACGCTGAGTCTAATAATCCAGTAAGTAACTTCTTATGACCGATAATCTACCGATTCAACCCAAAGGTTATAAGATAACAAAATTTAATCTTATAACTAAGGACGACTCTAATCCTGATCAAAAAGTTGACCAGATTGAACCTCTTGGAGAACATTCTCTTGTTGATTTCAGGAAACTTTGTTCTGGATTTAATTATATTGAGTCCATAGATTCACCATCGGTTAGGATGGAGATTGCTATGTTTGATACTATTGACCTTATCAGTAGTATGACTGGTAATGAATTTATTCAAATAACAATAGAAACTGACTCTGCTCCTGGTGTAGAACTAGAGATAATGCAGAGAATATTTAAAATTGGTGAGATTACTAAGTCTGAACGTGCACAACTCTACGTCATTTATACTGTGTCACCTGAGACTATCAATAATGAAACCAATAAAGTCTTCAAGTCGTTTAAGGATGACATCGGATCAGCACACGTTGACTGGTGTGTTAAAGAAAAATTGAAGTCCTCTGGTAAGAACTATTCCTACGAACCCTCGAAGGGGAACTTCAGATTCTTAGCACCGACTTGGAGACCATATGATTGTATTGGATATATCTCAGATAAAATTGTCAGTTCAGTAACTAATACTGCTGGTTACTTGTTCTTTGAGAATAGAGATGGATATTATTTTCATACTATAGATTGGTTGTGTTCGGATAGAAATCCTACTGCTGCTAATCCAGCCAAGTATACCTATGAACAGGCAAACGTCGGTGAGTCAGATTTTAATGCTTATAAGATTGAAAGTATGAACTTCCCAGATAGAGCAAATCATTTGGAGAAGATGAGGTCAGGTACCTATAGTAATACAGTATTAGGACTTAAGTTACCTGCAATAACCAGTGGCAATTTACCTGCATCAGGTGATGGTGACTCTTCTCTTGTAGATACTGCTTCAGTCAAAGATGCTTCGAGATTGGTTGAACTTGATGGTTATATGGAAACAATGCTGCAATATCAAGATAACTGGGATGATGATGATAAAAAAAGATATGCTGAATATGAAGCAGAAGTAAAAGAAATAGACGCAAGAAGTGAAGCTGCAGCTGCAACCACAACAACTACCACTACTAGTGGGAACACCACAACAACTACTACGTCCTCTTCCACGTATGTTCAGGGTAAACTAAACGCAGGTTTAGTATCTTCTTCAGATACAAAAGGACTGAAAACAAACACTACAGTAAAAGCACACGGAGCGTCTGGTTCTATACAACCACCACTACATATGGGACTGAACAATGTGTTTGGAATGGCAAACAAAGCAGGTGGTATATTGAACGATCAGTTCCCATTTCCAAAGGTTAAACCTATATACTTTGATGAAAAGAGACCAACACGTACTAAAATACGTGCTCTTCCTGGTATGAAGAACGCTCAGAACCAACAGGATTCTACTGGTGGTGCTGGCAATATGGACTTCGATACAATATGGGCATCTGCATACAGTTTCAGTCGTTGGCAGTTACTTAAAGCAATTACTCTTGACATTACTATACCAGGTAATGTAGCATTAGCAGTAGGTCAACAACTAGAGTGCGTTATACCTGCTTCAACTAAGGAGGAAGAACGCACAGTTTTAGATCCCGTTTATTCAGGTAGATACCTGATTACTGGGTTAACACACAAGTATAATCCAGAAGGGGTTACAACTTTATTGAACCTATCTAAGGACAGTATTACTACTCCTACTTAAACTATTATGGAAAGCATAGAACAACACATCCAAAAGGATAAGGACATTCTTGATGATCCACAAACAAATCCTGCAGCTCGCAGACACTACAAAGAAGAGCTACACGATCTCGAAGACTATTATGAGCATCATAAGAAAGAGATTGAAGCAGGAGATCATCACGATCCTAACGCTATCGAATTATTTTGCGACCAACATCCAGATGAGCCAGAATGCCTAGTGTATGACGATTAAAAGATTATGGAGAATCTGGAAGTATACTCTGGGTTCTTTTAGTGATGAGACAACTAAACGATACGACAATACTGTAGCAATTATGAGGACTCTCATCTTTGCTACATATTTTATAACTAACTGCTTTATTACAGCAGGGGTAATTCGTCACTGGAACAATTAAATTATGACTGCTGTACAATCATTCATCGCAGGTGGAACTATTGAACCTGAGATATGCGATGGGGTTTTAGATTTTTATAACACTTGTGACTATCTTGAAAAGGTACCAGGTGAGACAAGTCAAGGAGTTGATAAGATAATCAAACAATCTACAGATATGGCAGTACCATCGTGGTTAAAGGATCCACGTATTGTCAAATATCTTGATGCAGTTCAAGGTGGAATATCTCTATACATCGAACAGTATCCTTGGGCTTCGATGGCAGACTTAGAGGTAATCGAACCATTTAATATACAGCATTATATTCCTGGTGCTTGTTTCTCTCAACCTCATACTGAACGTGTAGGGTCTAATAAGACAAGTTCCTTCAGACATCTAGTCTGGATGACCTATCTTAATGACATTGAAGAGGGTGGTGGTACTAACTTTGTACACCAAGATCTAGAGTTAGAACCTAAGAAAGGACTGACTATGATCTGGCCAGCAGACTGGACTCACGTACACCACGGAATACCTGCACCTAAAGAAGATAAATATATAGTAACAGGATGGGTATCATACGCTTAAACAATGCCAGCAACACTTGACGCTATAGGAAAATCAGATGTAATGGGACGTGACGGATTCACTTGGTGGGTCGGTGAAGTCGAAGACATCGAGGATCCTCAGAATCTAGGACGTACTAAGGTACGTATTATAGGTTGGTATACTGGTGCTGGTAATGTTGCCTATACTAAAGATATGCCGACTGAGGATTTACCTTGGGCGGTTACTATGCTGCCTACTGATCAGGCAGGTATAAAAAACTCTGGGACGAAGTGTGAACTTCAGGTCGGTGCTCAGGTATTAGGGTTCTTCCTTGATGGAGAGGAAGCACAACTACCAGTTGTTATGGGATCACTTCGTGGTTTCAAGAACAACAGTAAAGATGGAGCAGCAAGTACAGAAGCAGAGACAGGAGCTACAGTTGTTGCTGATCCTAAGAAGGCTTTACCAGAAGAAGAGATGCCACCTCAGGCTAAGTCTTTACAAGGTGAGGTAGTTCACGGAGGATCACCCTTTAATGTTGTTGGTGGAGAACAAGCAGGAGATGAGCACGGAGGAGAAGAAAAGTCCCGTGGTGTCATTTCAATAGCAGAAGTTCGAGCACCAGGTAACGTTTATACGAACCCAATAAAAATCCCTGCAGATGCGTTTGCAGTCGGGGATGGACTCAGCGGACCAGCAGGTATAGGATTCGAGCAAGATCTTAAGAGAATGCTTAACGAATTCGGTCAGTTGTCAGGTTCCATAGCAAGAGGAAGTGGTGGAGATTTAATCTCTATCATTAGTGGAGGAAAGATTAGTAACAAACAGATCCAAACTTCTCTTGATGGCATTAAGACATCAGTGTCTAATGCAATTAGTGGTATTATGAGCTCATTGAAGAACGTACTAGCACAAGGAATAGAGAGTATGGTTAGTAGCCTACTCGGTGCGTTAACAAATGTGATACCACTTGGCATAATAACTCAGTTAATGAAACTCGCTACATTCATTACAAGTTTATTTTGCAACTTCGAAGCAAATTATATTTTAGGAGCGATTAGTGGTGCTCTAGGAGATATCACCAGTTTTGCTAATGATATCGCAGGTAATGTAGTTGACAAAGTTGTCGGTGGTCTTGCCACTAAGGTAAATGACACAGTTAACGGTGTACTTTCAAAGGTACAAGGAGCAGTAGGTAAGGTTGCTGCTATGGGTCAGAAGGTAATGGCTGCAATTAACGTTGCAAAAGGTGGTTTGAGTATGGTATCCAAACTTAAGTCATTATTCTCTTTCGACTTCTCAAAGATGAACTGGTCTTCCTTGATCAGCATCATCATCGGACTATTGAAAATGTTGTTCGGTAACAAGGACTGTGGAAGGGGTCATAAAGCACCTAAACAAAAGTTCTGGCTGCCACTGTTAGGTACGAGTACGTGTGAAACCGTACCAGAATTCTTGCAGCAAGAAATTGAGATAGGAGGAGCAAGTGATTTAGCTGGTGAAGGTAATTACACCACTAAAGGAGATTATTTCTCACAATTAATGGAAGGCATTAACCCTTACAAGGTTCAAGCCCAAACATTCCTTAACGGTTCTTCTATTATTCAGGACAATACACCTGGTAAAGAAAAGACCATTGTTAAGCATAGTGGTGGTCAGACTACTATTGCTACTGCTGATGGTAATCAACACAGGAACCAACCAGGTAATGATACAAAGATTGTTGGACGTGATGAATGTACCAATGTTAAAGGAAATAAGACTTTAACTATTGAGGGTGACTATACTCTTAAGGTTATGGGTGATTTCAACATAGAAGTTGGTGGAACACACAACCTAAACGTGTCACAGGGTGTTGGTAAGGATGGTACAAAGCAATCTAAAGCAGCAACAACTTATGCATCTGACTACGATGTGAGTTATGAAGGAGATTACAAAATACAGGCTCCTAATATCACGTTTAATGCCCTTAATGAGTTCTCTTGTAACGCTTCTACAATTTCTAACAAAGCATCTTCACTAATGAACTCCATATCTGGTGAGATCATTAATGAGTGTGCTTGGAAGACAGAATTTATTAACAACGTTCACTTTAAGAATGTTGGTATGATGAACCCCATCCCTGCTATCACAGGTGTGGTTAACCTTGTTAAAGGACCAACCATTTCAATCAATGGTACTGGTGCTGCTCCGATTATGATGCCAGCAGCACAGATTAACATTTGTGAATGTGACGTTCCTGGTGGAATCATTGATGTGGTTAACGGTAAGATGGGTGGTCGCTTAACTCTTGTAAACACAAAGGCAGGTGGTATCGGAGAATTCAATACTGCCAAGGGTGGTGCGATAATGAATCAGGTTGAAAACGGTGTCGCAGTATATAACGTAAACACAGGTGTATTCGCTGCAGGATGTGGTGGTGGACCTGCTCAATTCTATGGCTTGCCAGTTTTGCTGAATTAGTATATAATATATTTGTGCCTGATCAGCACATTGGGAGTGACTGAATAAACTTACTGGCATATAGCTGGTTAAGGTGATACGACACAGGTGGTGCTGCTCCGAGAGGAGAATCGACTTACCAGTCGGGTCGTAGGCAGAGATGATTTCTAAACTGTAGAAATGCCCATCTCTTGTTGGTATACAGGAATCCAACCTCCCTCCTTCTTTTTTCACGAGGCTATTATGAGCAGAAGACAGTACACAGTCAAACTTAGAAGACCCCAGTCTTCAGTTCCACTTGTTGAAATTGTTACAGATTGCTTAACTATGCAAGAAGCTATTATACGTGCAGAAGCACGTACTGGTTTAAAGCACTTTACTGCATTCCCCTCCTAATGGACTCCGAAGAAATCAACTATATACTCTTTGAGTACTTCGATCTTCTTATGGACACGCAAGAACTTTGGTTAGATTATGTGTGGATTAATGTTCCACAACGCTCTGTTTCCCTTCAGTCATCTGATGGAAATATTGAAAAGATAAGGTTCAAGTGGAATGAGGAAGGTGCTGAAGGATTTCAAGAAGTCATTGCAACTATTTGCGAGACTGTACCTGAAGACCAACGTTGTTTTGTTAACAAATGAATCGATTAACTTATGAAGAAGCCATTGAAAACATTGGTTTCACTTTGAAATTAGCATCAAGAGGGACACCATTTGTAGTAGAGTGTCCTGAAGGTAACGTGATTATTTCACCTGTTGCTAATTCTGTTACACAAAATTTTGCAGATAAAGAACTAGAAGGATATCATCAAGGACCACCACCAATGCCAGGAGTTGGTGGACTTCCAAGTCAATCAGATGTAGCGAGTTTCGCTCAACAAGAGACTATGGAAGCAGTTAAGGAAATTAGATCTCGTGGCAATCTCTAGTGCTAGATTCCTAGAATACCTGTGTCATAAGTGGGATAACCTACAACAAGCACAGCAGTGGCCTAATCAATTTGCACACGTGCATTATGATTGGTGGGTAGAAGGTGCTCATTTACATAGTAGACAATGGTATGATTGGAATGGTTATGTATATCGTGAGAGAACTCATCGACTGGATATCCAGGATGATCATATAAAATTAAATATCAACGAAAGTGGCCTGCACCTCATCTTTAAATTAGATGAGACAGGTCACGGTTTTATTGGGAAGGTGCCACCTAACACATACAATGAAAATGGTATACTTATAGAAACTATTATCACATTAGATTCTGCTACCTACACATCATTTGATAAAGGTACAGATAAAGATGGTAATGTATTATGGGGTAAAATTCCTGGTCCTTTCGTTTTTAAACATACATAATGCAGATCGATGAATTTCTTGACGTGCTAGTTAGACACTGGCACAATCTTAGACAAGCTCAATCTAGTCCAACATCATTTGCATATGTGCATTATGAATGGTATTACGATGACGGTGTTCTAAAAACTAAACAGTGGTATGATTACAATCCCCACGAACCTTATAGACAGAGAGAACACAAAGTCTACGAACGTGATAATACTATTATATTAGAGACGAATGATGCAGCAGATACTATATGGACTGCAAATAATAATGGATGGGTAGGAAAGACTGATCCAGATTGGAAGCATCCTAAAGGTTATACTGTTAAGACTAAAGCAACTCTTGATAAGTCAGGAGTTTTTGCTACTGATGATAGAGGTTGGGATAAGGATGGAAATTTACTTTGGGGATCTAACAAAGGACCGTTTGTATTTGAACAATGCGATACAAGATAACCTCAGACGAAAGAATGCTGCATAACCACGGTATTGTATTGATGTACTTTATTATGGGTATGCCATTTACTTTTGATGAAATTGACAATCCCTCGTTTGAATTAATTGAAGAATGTGAAGAGAAAACCAAATATACAATGGAGGATCTCTATCACATATCACAATATTTAATTATGGAAGAATGTCATCCAATATTGTTTGAGATGTCAGCTCAGTGTGAAGGTGAGGTTCCTTATTAAACCCGCCTTTGATAGAGTTATAAATAAAACTGTACGTAATAGCGAATAGAGTTAGTGGGAACCAAAAGAATTTCACAATTAGACACTCTAGCAGATGGTGTGTTAACAGGAGAAGCAGTTCTTCCTGTTGTTATTTCCGATCCACTGATTCCTAACCGTAAGGCAAAGATTAATCAGATCTTTAAAGGAGTTGGTGCAGGAAGTCAATCACAGCCAGGATTATGCTTTGACTTGGATAGGGACACAGGACTCTATCAAGACGCATATAACGAGCTAGGTCTTGCTTTCGGTACATCAAGTATGTACTATAAGAAGCAAGATAATGCTGATGGTTCTGCTACGATTAGATTCATTGCAGGTGACACAACGTCATCCAATGTAAACATTGATATGAGACCACAGGGTTCTGGTAAGTTCCTTGTAAATGGTCCTGCAGAATTCCAGGATACAAACTTCTTCCTTGCTGACGATCAGAACCCTGATAAGAAAGCAAAGTTTGAAATCTCTGGTGTATCAACTGGAGCTGGAATTAGATCGTTCGCTTTACCAAGTACAGGTAGTTTTACATCTACAACTCTGTTAGGTAACGATACCGCACAGACTATTAGTAATAAGACTATCATCATTCAGGATGGTAACCTACAGATTGTTGGTTCATCTAATGCTGGTAAGATAGCATTGTTTGAAACTGACTCGTGGGAAGCACCTGTAACCCACATTTACAGACTTCCTGATTATGGTACTTCAGCATCACAGTCAACACTGATTGATACTATTACTGAACAAAATATTAGTAATAAAAACCTTATCAATCCTTCGATATCTAATATTGAGTCTGGTGATCCTAATAACCCAACACCACAGGTTACATTTGTTTCACCTGACGTAACGTCTGATCGTATAGTTACTTGGCCTGATCAATCATTAACAGTTGCAGGTACTGGAGCTACACAGACATTTACTAACAAAGATTACGCTGATCCTCGGTTCGCTGATGGTACTGATATTAGTAAGCGTATTCAGTTTGATTTAAGTAATCAGTCTGGTGCTACAATACTTCGTTATGAATTCCCAAGTGCGAACCTTAATGTTCCTATTGCGGATAATAATATAGTTGTAACTACAAAAGCAACTCAGGTACTTGAAGCAAAATCTGCAAAAGATTTTGTCCTTATTGATGCTACTAATGACCAAAACCAAGTTAGATTGGTCATAGATAATATAACAGGAACGAGATCAATTAAGTTCCCAGATGCAGACGCTACTCTGTTATCTACTGAAAACGTTGGAACACTAGGTGTTAGCTTTGGTGGACCAATTTCTGCTCCTGACTTTGGTGGCAGACTAAGACTTCAAAATCACTTCGTAGGACTCTGGTAAAACAATGACAGCAGGAATCTTAGCTGCACTATCCCCCGCAGCAACCACAGCATCAGTCCTTTATTCTACTTCATCGTCACATACTGCATCTTCAGTATTGACTGTCGCAGAAAGAGGAAATAGTGCTGCAACATATCGTGTCGGTCATAAAGACTACACACAGAAATTAACGATGGATGCCAATACGTATGCATTTAGACGTGGTAATCCAATTTCAACTTATAAGATGGAAATAAATCCTGGTATTAGTAGACAAGACGCTACACCAGGTCTTTTAATAGGTTCAGCCGATTTAGCAAAGAGTGCTTATGTGCTTGATACTGTTGTTGAGACTGCAACTATCACGAACTATGTAAAAGTTAAGAAGTGTACAAGTCTACAGATTGATACAAACTCAGTTACTGGTACTTTCCAAGGTGGAGAGACACTTACTGGTGGAACTTCTGGTTTAACTGCTACCTTTAGGGGATTAGGAACGTCATTAAACATAGAAGTTGCTGATATTGCTTCAGGTGCTACATCGCTGAAATTTGTAGATGCGGGGGCTCTACAAGGTAATCCTGCATACTTTGTATTATCAGATGGTATTACTGGATATAATGCTGAGATCATACTAGCAGGTGCTGCTACTTTCTATTCAGGTACTACAGGTGGTGCTAACGTGGCTGTCACACGTGCACAATTTGGAACTACTGCAGCAGCACATCAATCAGGGCAACTGGTTTCACTTTACACAGATTCTGGTACAACAACTACTATTAACGAAGGTGGTCAGTTTGCTGCTGGAGACACAACTCTAACTGTTACTGATGGTACTACTATAGTTACTGGTACTCACATCAGAGTTGGTAACGAAGTTATGCTTGCTACTGGTGTTACTGGTAATGACGTAACAGTCACACGTGGTGTATGGGGTACAACTGATGCAGCACATAATGATGGATCTACTGTTACTCCTATGGTACAGGGTCAACAGGCATTGGTTGAGTGGTTCGATACTGCTGAAACATTAACTGGTGGTACTACAAACGCAACTGCTACTACTCAGTTTACTGCTACTTCAAGTGCAGTATATACAACTCAGTTTACTTGGGGTACTGTTGCTGGACGTGAGACAGTTCCATCTCAATTTACTATGGATGTTGATCGTACCTATCTCTTTGATCAGTCCGACTCATCTAATACAGGTTTACCATTAAGATTCTCTGATACTCAGGAGGGTACAGGTGCTACACCTACTGCTGGTACTGAATATACAACTGGTGTAACTAAAGCAGGTACTGCAGGTACTGACGGAACGATTGAAATTATTCCAACAGTTAACACACCCGATCCTCTGTATTACTATGCTGAAGGTACAGCATCAGCAGCACCTGATACACAGTATTCAAGTGGTATTGACATCGTTACTGATCCTCAGTTTACTGAACTTTATCTTTATGATGTAGATGGTACTTGGGTGACTGGTGATACATTCACTATTGGTACTGCTACACAAACAGTTGGTACTGTAACTGGTGGTAAGTATGGTTGGGTCTCTGCTTGGTCAGGATCTGATCTATATGTGACACTTGGAACTGGATCTGCAGCATTTGCAGGATCTGATGTCTTTGTGGATACACCACGTGGGCAGGGTGCTGATAGAGCAAATGCAACTGTCTCTAGCGTAACTGCTGCAACTGATCTTGAAACAAAAGATTATATTTATTATGATGTTGCTATTAGTGCAAATAGTACTAATGAGCATAAAGGTCTAGTAGTTGGACCTAATTCACACCTTATTGTTTATGCTTCTTCAGCTAATTTATCGTTCCAAGTCAATGGATTCGAGAACAATGTATCTGATTGGGAAGCACAACAGTACAATCAAACAACAGGATCAGCTGGCGGTGGAGCTTAATCCCTGATGACAACTAAATAAACATAAGAGGATCAGAGTAAATGGCACTAACCCGTCTAAAGAATATTATCACGTCGAGGACTGGACGTATTATATACGTCAACCCCGACGACTTTGACGCATCAGATGCATATGATAACCGAGGTAACTCGGCATTAAGACCATTCAAGACGTTGCAAAGGGCATTTCTTGAAGTGGCTAGATTCTCTTATCGTGTTGGTCTAAGTAATGACGAATTTGACGCATTTAGTATTTACCTATATCCCTCTGAATATGTTCTAGATAACAGACCAGGCACAAACTTATATTCTGAGATCACACCGTTTGATGAAAATACTAACTTTGATCTTACTTCTCCTAACAATATCCTATACAAATTCAATTCAACTCGTGGTGGAATTATTGTTCCCAGAGGTTGTTCTGTTGTAGGATCTGACCTTAGAAGAACTAAGATCATTCCGAAGTACGTACCATATCCAACTTTACAAGCATCACTAGGTATTACCTCAAGTAATGAACCTGATCCTACTGCCATCTTTAGGTTAACTGGTGGTTGCTATTTCTGGCAACAGTCATTTTTTGATGGTGACAACAATGGAGTTTACTACCGTCCTGACGTTGTAGATACTATTGCTCCTAACTTCTCTCATCACAAAATTACTTGCTTTGAGTACGCTAATAATGACGATCTAGAATTATACTATCAGAAGATATCTAAGGCATACGCAACTATTCCTGATACTTCTGGTACTATCGCTCAAGACCAATTACAGGCAAGAGTCGAAGAAAACAGGATTGTTGGTCCGATCTCTGATGAATTCCGAGTATCTCAAATCATCAGAAATGGTCAGACTGCAACTGCATTTACTGTTGACATTCAAGATAACCCAATTAACCACGGATTCTCTGTTGGTGTTGCTGTTAACTTGAGTGGTGTAACAGGACCAACTGAGACCGACTCCAATTTGTATAATGGTTCGTTCCTTGTCACGTCAGCACAAGGTAACCAGTTTACGTATCAGATGTCAGCAGAACCAAGTGGTAATGCTATAGGATCTAACGTACTGGTTAAAGTTGAGATTGATACAGTTGACTCAGCTTCACCATATGTCTTTAACTGTTCTCTAAGATCAGTTTGGGGTATCAATGGTATGCACGCAGATGGTGCTGAAGCAACTGGTTTCAAATCAATGGTTGTTGCTCAGTTCACTGGCATATCGCTACAGAAAGATGACAGAGCATTCGTACTATACAACCCGTCAACTGGAAACTATGAAGCACAAGCTTCAGGATCTGGTGCACACATTAACGGGCTATGTAAATACCGTAAAGGTTGGAGACATAGACACATCTACGCAAGTAACGACGCATTCATCCAGGTCGTCTCGGTGTTCGCTGTCGGATTCGGAGATCATTTCTTCTCTGACTCAGGAGGAGACCTCTCGATTACCAACTCGAACTCAAACTTTGGTAACACTTCTCTCAGATCTAAAGGCTTTAAAGCAGCGTCATTCACGAAAGATAAAGCAGGTCAATTAACACATATAATTCCACCTAAAGCAATTAGTGATATTCCTGAAATCTCTATTAACTGGGTAACATTTGATATTGCTAAGATAAGAGCAGCAGCAGACCCAACTAAGTTATATCTCTATGGTTATACCAATGAGGATGCTAGACCACCAAGTAAGATTCAGGGTTATACAGTTGGTGCCCGTAAGGATGGTCCAACAACTCCTGACCAAATCAATGTACTGTTGATTGCTTCAGGTGCACAGCAACCAACAACTCATACTGCAAAGATTGATCCATCAGGACCTGACGTTACAGGTTCATTACCTGGTTCAGATGAGTCACCTATCAAGTATGATACTAACCAGTCAAACTGGTATCTACAAGTTGATTCTACTAATAATGACATCTATACAACTCTTATTGCTAACTCACAATATCAGAACCTAGGATTTACTCCTACTTCATTCATTAGAAGAATACCTGATGCAAGAGACCTTAAAGATAGAATCTACAGATTTAGATACGTACTGGACAAGGATGCGTTCCCGATTCCTAGAGAACCCATTACTGGTTTCGTATTACAACCTAGATCTTCAGAGACTAACTCACCTTCATATGATAAGACATACTACATCTATGAAGTAGAAACATTCCAGACATTTGAACGTGGTGTTGCTGACGGTATCTATTACCTCTCAATTCTTAATGCTTCAGTATCTCCTGCAACATCAAACTTTGATGACTTTGCATTCTCACAGTATGCTGTAGACATTTATCCTACATTTGACAGAGATAACCCAGTTGCTGACCCAGCACCTGCCGTTTCTGTTGCTGATAATGATATTCTTGGTAAGGTTACCACAACTGACGGTGCACAACCACAACCTAATGAAGATACTAAACTATCAATTAGTAAGGAGACTGCACAGTTCTTCCTATTAGAACAGGAGAACAACTTAGGATATAACACTACTTCTAATACATTGAATGCTGTTGTTGTTACTGCACGTTTAGGTGATGAGGAAGAAAGAAAGATTCCACTCAAACTAAACGCTGACAACTCTGTTGCTCCATTGCTGATTGAGTTACGAAGATACTCTATCCTTAGAGCATCAGGTCATACGTTTGAATACCTTGGTTTTGGTCCAGGTAACTACAGTACTGCATTCCCATCTACACAGGTTGAGGTTCTATCACCAACACAGGTTAGACTGTCACAGTCATTGAAGGAAGCAGCAGGTGTTGCTTACTACTCTGGTGTTAACAGTGATGGTGAACTATATGTTGGTAACCAGGTTATTAACCCGATTACTGGTCAGATCACCAACGAAGATATTGCACAGTTAAATGTTGTTGGTGAGGAAGGAACTACCATTCAGACATTCTCTGAGGTTGTTCTTACTGATAAACTAACTGTAATTGGTGGTGCATCTAACCAACTTGAATCTGTATTCTCAGGTCCAGTGACTTTCCAGAAGAGAATCACTGCTCAGGAAAATATTCAGACAATAAAATTGACGTATGCCAACGATGATGGAACTGTACTAAAGCAGAGCTTCCTAGCAGAAGATGATGGAACAGGTCTACCAGATATTGATTCGACATTAGCATTTAATGATGGCGATATTATCTATAACATTGACTGGCAAGCTGGTGATTCATTAGGTTGGATTTACGAGACAGGTATATGGTATAAGTTCGGTCTAACCGATACTACACCTATTACTGCACGTAGATTCTCTGGTGTAACAAATTATGGTATTGGTATGGCACCTGACGCATCCAATAGGATGAAGATTGCAGGTAACACTTATATTAATGGTAACCTAGATGTTACTGGTACATATGGTTGTCAAGATAAATATACTCTTGCAACGGGTATTGCTAACAATAACAACGGGGTTGTATATAATGGAAACGGATCCACTACTGGATTCGCTATTTCTCCTGGACACACATCATATTCAGTGATGGTGTTCAATAATGGTGTTTGTCAGATTCCTGGTGTTGATTATCAGGTATCAGGTAACGCAGTTGACTTTAGTATTTCGACCCCACCTGCTACAGGGTCGGTGATCCATATAAGAGAGATGGTTATCTAAATAGTTAACAAAGAGGGGGAGGTTAGTCTAGTATGTCTACCCAGATTAATGGTAATAATATTCAAGCAACAACTAGAGGTTTAGTTGAAGCGTGGAGCATTACCGAACAACTTAATTTACCAAATCTGAACCAAGCACAAGTTACTGCTTTAGGTACTCCTGCTTTTGGTACTTTGGTGTATAACAGCACCGAAGATATGGCACAGATATACAAACAAGATGCTAACCAAGGTAACCCAGGTTGGACAGACGTTGGTGGAGGTGGTCCTGCTCTTGGTGAAGGAAGTATAATTAGAACGAACGGTACAACAATACAAGAAAATATAACCATTGGTCCTATAGCGAACGGTGGTGTAGAATTTACAAACGGTTTTACTGCTGGTCCTGTAGAAATTGCTTCAGGATGGACAGTTACTATTGAAAACAACGCATCTTGGACATTACTTGGAGACGACGACCTGTCATATGCTCACTTTGTTGATATTGAATCACAACATATTACTTCAACTGGTAGGTTACACTTTGAAGAAACTTCAGAGCGTATCTACTTCTATACAACAAGTGGAAGTATAACTCACGACTATAATAATGGTAACTCTATTTGGGTAAATAAGAACGGTGGAGGTAACTGGACATTATCTTTAAACAATGTTCCTACTGATGGTGCACACGGATATGGTATTACGGTTGCTATATATGAAACAGGAGGGTCAGGAATTCCCTCATCCATAAACATCAATGGACAGAGTACTAACATACAATGGATAGGTGGTAACGCACCATCACACGATGAGAAGTGGATAGTTGTATCATTTGCTCTGGTACATACACCTAATACTTCTCAACACGCATTCACTGTATTTGGGTCTGGATCTAATTACGCATAATTATGTCAACACAAATTGGTTATTCAGGGTTATTAAATAACTTTAGTCATTCACTATCATCCAGAGGACCTGGAGGTGGTGGTGGATTGGAGAAGGTGACTGCTGACGATAATGGATCAGTATTTAATACATCACAGGATGGTAGACAACTAAGATGTCACAGGTTTCAGGGTAGTGGAGATAATAGTCTTTATATAAGAACAGGTAAAGGTAACTATATTTGGGTTTGGGCTTGGGGTGCTGCTGGTGGAAATGGTGGACAAGGTGGTGCACACGGTGGATCAGGTGGTGCTGCCTATGCACGACTCATCTTACAAGATGGATGGGTAGATGCAGCTCGTTTCCGAGCATATGTCGGAGGTGGTGGCTCTAACGGAGGAGGTTGCTTCGGATGTTGGGGTGGCGGTGGTAATGGTAATAACGGATCTGGTTATGGATCTGGTGGTCGTGGTACTCACGCTTCTTGTAGAGGATGCTCTGCTGGAGGTGGAGGTGGTGGAGCAGCAAGTATGTTCTTCTCACCTTGGGGTGTTAACTTGTCTCAGGGCAATATCCTGTTGGTTGCAGCAGGTGGTGGCGGGGGCGGTGGACGTGAAGGATGTAGTGGTGCTGGTCGAGGAGGAGCAGGTAACCAGAGAGGAGAAAACGGACAGTGTGGTGCACAGGGTGGAAATCACGGTGCTAATGGAGATACTAATGGAGATGAGTGTGGAAGACCAGGTAACGATGCCTCTGGAGGAGGCGGTGGTGGAGGCGGTTGGAACGCAGGTAATTGTGGAGGAAACCCAGGCTGTGACTGTAATGGAGCAGCAGGAGGAGGTGGAGGAAACAATTGGTCAGGTTCTAACTATGCTGACGAAACCCAAACCTGGTCTGGTAACTATGGAAACGGTGGAAACTGGGGACATTGGGCAAGAAACGGTGCAGGACAATATAATGGTGGAACAGGAAACATTACCGTATGTTATGAATTGTAATTATGGACAGAGTAACTAACCCAAGAATAGTGGATCCTAATGATCCAAGACCAGCTGATGAAGAAGTTCAGGCAGTTGAGTATAATGAAGCAACAGTAGTATTTGATGTTGCTAAGAAGACTGTAGAATCTTCAGGATTTCAGACACTAAAATCTTATGACCCTAACGTTAAGTTGAGTGTCAGAAAGAATGGAGAATATAAACTTCACTTCAAAGACCTAGAGATGTATGTGTGTATCAGCAAAGGAAATGAAACACCATTGTATGAGATGAAGTATGATCAAATCATCTGTACAGATTGTCCTTGGTTCGAGAATTTATCATTCCCTAGACTTGATCCTGATACTGACTACATAGTACAGGCTTATGTTAAGGAAGATGGTGTCACTTTAAAGTTTAAAGAGACATTTCAAGTAAAATCTTGGGAGGATGAGTCTTCTAGAAGAGATTATCCTGCCAATAAAGTACACTATCATCCAGGTTATTACCCTGATGATGAGCAGTGGGAGAGAGATCAACCATACCTGGAACCAGGTGAGGTTAGACCAACTCCACCAACTCCATAAACATATAAATAGATTTGAGGAAAACTAAACAGGTAAAATGAGTACACTTAAAGTTGCATCTATTAGAGACCTGTCAGGCATCGGTGGATTTACCCTAGCGTCTGGTAATATTACTGCGAACGGAACTTTAACCTGCAGTAATTTGACCGTGAACGGAACTATGTCAGGTTCGTCTGGTCAGATCGTACCTAGTGTCTCTGGACAGTCTGGAAAGTTTCTAACTAACAATGGTTCTTCTATGTCTTGGACATCAGTAAGTTCCGAAAACATTTATAATATGCAAGTATGGACAGGAGGGGGAACTTGGAACCGTCCATCAGGTGTTAAATACATCCACGTACGCTGTAATGGCGGTGGAGGAGGAGGTGCTGGACACGGTGAGTCTGGTGGTGCTGGTGGATATTCAGAACGAGTAATGTCTGTTGCCAACATTTCCTCAGTTGGTATTTCAGTTGGTGGAGGAGGTGGAGGTACTTGGTACTTCAACCGTGGTGGAGACGGAGGATCATCATCCTTTGGACCATATCTATCTGCTGGTGGTGGACACGGTGCTGCACGTAACAACTCTCACTCAGGTGGACTAGGACGTAATGGTTCTGGTGGAGACTTGAACATCTGGGGTGGTGGTGGACAGTCCCACGCTGCTCACGGTGGTGGAACTGGAGGACCATCTCACTTTGGAGGATCAGTTGCTGCTGGTTGGCCAAATGGAGGTAACTTCTCACATAATCACCAAGATCACTCTGCTTATGGTAGTGGTGGATCTGGTGGACACTTTGGTTCTTTCCGTGGTTCAAACGGTAAGTATGGTGTTATTACTGTTATTAACTACAAATAGGGGTCACCAATGAAGAAAGCATTAATGGATTTCAATGGATACGTGGCAGACGTAGTAGATCCTGGTGAAGAATACACACTATTCTTAGGTCGTGGTTGTTCTCAGATGTGGGTCAATGCACCTGATGACATAACAAACACTTGGACACTAGAATGGTCACCATCTGCCAATGATATGATATGGGTTAAGCGTGTAGATACATACGCTGATCCTGCTACAACTCGTAGAGTTGCATATGGTGAAATTGGTCAGCAATTAGATATGCTATACAAAGACATCGCAGCAGGTAAAGATCTAGCAGCGGCTGATGCTTTGTGGTATAATCACGTTAAGACAGTTAAAGAGAATACTCAAAGACCATCTGACGTAGAGGAACCAATGGATCCAGCTATGACAGAAGAGGAAATCTCTGAGTTTATGTCAGATGCTGTTGAACCGTCTGTTGATAGACCTTGTAAGATCTCAACACAAGAGAATCCTTGTTGGGAACGCTATTCAAATTGGGGTGGAGCATACGTAGAACCACCTACCTAACTCATTATGAAATTTAATAACATCTGTATTGTCGGAGGTGGCAGTGCAGGGTGGATGACAGCATCAGTGCTACTTAAACATTTTGAGGGCACTAAAAATATTACGTTGATAGAGTCTCCTCTAGTCGGAACTATAGGGGTAGGGGAATCTACAACACAGCATTTTAATACATTCATTAGGTATCTGGAACTCGAAGATAAAGAGTGGATGCCAGCGTGTGACGCAACATATAAGAACAGCATTCGATTTGAAAATTGGGGTACTGACCAACCGTGGCAGTACCCTTTTGGTTCTTATGATACTAATATTCCACCCTTAGACTATTATATTTGGAAGTACCATAGACAACCATCTAATACAACATTTCAGAATGTATTCTCTAATGCTGCTGTAGTATCTGAACAGGGAAAATTATATACACCACACATAGACACGTTAGTTGGTTATCATATTGATGCTACTAAGTTTGCTAAGTATCTAAAGGATAGATTTTGTATCCCACGTGGTTTAAATTATATTAGAGAGACAGTAGATACGATTGACACGGAGGGAGATAATATAACAAAACTAACTCTTGATGATGGTAGAGAGGTAACTGCTGACCTATTCATAGACTGCACAGGATTCAGAGCAATTTTGATGAACCGCCTGGGAGTGCCCTGGGACGACTGGAGAGACGTGTTACTCAATGACAGTACGTGGTGCACAAGACGGGAGTATGTTGATAAAGAACGGGAACTTACGAGCTACACACGTGTCACTGCACTGTCAAGTGGTTGGGTCTGGACTGTACCAACTTGGTCTCGTATTGGGACAGGTTATAATTTCAGTTCAAAGTTTCAGGATAAAGCCTTTGCACTAAAGGAGTTTAAGGCACATTTAGGTTGCCCTGATGCACCTGATGAAGATTTTAGATACCTACGTTGGCCAACAGGTATGAGAGAAAAGATATGGGTGGGTAATACAATAGCAATCGGACTATCTGCTGGTTTCATTGAACCATTAGAATCAGGTGGTCTGTTCTCAGTACACGAGTTCTTATTTAATTTCATACAGTTTGCTGATCCTAAGAGAAATACTATATCAGGATTACAACGTGACTGGTTCAATGCAGCGTGTCACGTCAAGTTTATGACATTCAGAGATTTTGTCGTACATCATTTCACAGCAGCATACAAAGACGACACACCATATTGGGATGCTGCAACTTCAGTACCATTCCACACATTAAATAATATTGACTGTCGTGATGTACCAACAACATTAAATGATTTGTTTATTGGTATGCAGTTTGTGATGGCAGGTCTAGGTTATACTATTATTGGTAGGAAGGAAGTTATGGATATGGAAGCACATTATGATCGAGAGTTTGGTGGTGACTTCCTACCTATCTTAGATGCTGCTGTAGAGAAGAGAATCACTGAAGGAAAGGAGATCGCTGCTTTTATGCCAAGACCGATTGACTATTATAATGATGTCCTATATAATACTGACGGTATCAATTAGATTATGCAGGTCAATAACGTTGTAATTGTGGGTGGTGGATCATCTGGTTGGATGACCTGTGCTGCCTTGTTGAAACTATGCCCTTGGGTTAATGTTGTACTCGTGGAGAGTACAAAGCATAAACCTATTGGGGTTGGTGAATCTACTTTAGGTCATTTCAATAAGTATCTTGATGCTCTTGGTCTTGAAGATAAAGACTGGATGGAGTATTGTAATGCAACCTATAAGAATAGTATTCAGTTCACAGATTTTAGAGAGAAAGGGACGACCTTTCAATATCCATTTGGTAAGTATAAGTTAGATAACACTGCTAATGGTATTGAAGATTGGTTTGACTTACAGAAGAGACATCCAGAAGAATATAATCCAGACAACAAGTCATTCTCTCAGTATTATAATCCTGAGAATGATACACTTGTAGCAAATAATAAACAGTGGAATAGTGCTCAGACTCCAGAAGGATATATGGACTGGGATAACTATAACTTCAAGACAGATACAGCATATCATTTAGATGCTGAGAAGTTTGGTGAGTTCCTAAGAGATAGAGTATGTTATCCTTGGGCAGAGAAGAACAGGTTTACACACGTACTTGGTGAAGTACGTGGAATGATTAAGGATGTTAAACGTGGTGGATCTCCTGCTGCATCTAACAGACAGATTAATCAGTTGGGTGTAAGACTAGACGCAGATAAAAAGCAAGTAGGAGTAACAGGAGATCTATTCATTGACTGTACTGGATTTAAAGGTGCACTCATTGAAGGATTGATGAATGTATCATTCGAATCATTCAAAGATATACTTGCAAATGATAAAGCATTCTTTGCACGTTTACCTTATCTTGATATAGAACAACGTAAGGAAATGATGCATAATGTGACTGACTGCACAGCAGCAGAGAATGGTTGGATGTGGACTATTCCATTATGGGATCGTATTGGTGTTGGTTATGCTTGGTCATCACGTTTTGCAATGGAACACGAGACAGAGCAAGAGTTCCGAAACTGGATTGAACTTAAGTTTGGTCTACAACCTGATGAGTATGAGGTATCCTCTATTGATATAAAGCACGGTTATAGGCAGAAAGCGTGGGAACTTAATTGTCTTGCTATTGGTCTATCATATGGATTTGTAGAACCATTAGAATCAACAGGACTATTAACTACACACGAGAGTATCCTTAGACTGGTTGACATACTCAATAGAAGAAAGGGATACGTCACAAATATAGAGAGACAATGGTATAATTATTGTGCACAACGTGAAGTAATTGGATTTGCTAAGTTTGTTGCTATGCACTATGCATTATCAATGAGAACTGACAATCCATACTGGAAGTGGTGTACACAACGTAATGATTATATGGATATTGAAACTATGCACAGTGGTAATATCAAGGTTAATGATAACTTTGAAAGGATGGGATCTATATTAGATCACGCTGAACCATTGAATGCTAATATGCACGGTATGAACTATATTGCTGCAGGTCACGGATTACAATTAGGTACAAGATATCTAATGGGTAGTGAAGAGAACGAGCACGCAATAGGAGTCAGTAAGGTGACAAGAGAAGAATATATTGCTAACGTTAAGAAGTTCGTTGAGTCGGATGATTGTCCTACTCATTATGATTACTTACTTGAAAACATTTATGGGGAAGACAATGTGGAATATCTTCCGTAAGAAGAAACCTTGGATTAGATTCTTCTCACTTGAACCTGGTCTAGCAGAGAACTATCCACTGATACCTGCATCATCCATTAAAAGACAATGGAAGGATAAAGATCATAAGGGTAGAAGATGCCCATTTATGGGCACACAAAATGTTGCCAACTGTCCTGGTCTGAAACAGATCACACGTATGGGTTGGGTGGTAACCTCACCTATGGATTTCAGGATATTCACTCAAGGTGATGGTATCTCTTATAGATATGAACAGGTAACCAATTTTATGAGACACTCCAATTTTATTGGAGATCATCCACCTGATCAAACAGTTCCTTTATTGGAAGATAAAGAGTCAGGGTTCCCAAAGGACACTCTTGCTCACGTAATAAAACTTGAAACACCTTGGAGGGTACGAGCTAGTGATGACATTGTATTTTTGCAACTCCCAGTGTATTACAACAATGAAACTAGATTCGAAGCAGTTGCTGGAATGTATGATCCAAGATTCGCTATGCAAGTCAACGTCCAACTCTTCTGGAAAGTCCTTGACACAGGAGAAGAAGGAGTCCTTGTTAAAGCAGGGACACCACTAGCACAGTTTGTACCTGTTCTACGTGAGCATATAGAAAAGGATTGGTATGATTTTGTTCAAGAACCTGCTGAACAAAAGGACTGGGACTTAGAAAACTCATTCAACTATTCACTAGCAGCAGAGTATTCAACTGAAGATACTGTTACTAGAAAAATAGCAAGAGCAATGAGAGCAATTAACTATCACTCTGACGGAATTAAAAGATGACTATTGATGAACTGATACAAAACTTCCACTTACAAAAGGAAGAACAAACTAAATTGATAGAAGAACTAGATGAGGAATTTAGTAACAAGAAACTAAATCCTTATGGTGTGACTACTGTTGATTTTCAGAAGAGATCTGAAGCATATAGTCAGAGATCAAGACTTGAAGGTGCTATCGATGCACTGTTTATGGTAAAGCGTGATATAATGGGAGACGACGGAGAAGTTAATATGCCATCATTCGAACTCGCTACCGAGGAGGATGATAATATAGAAACCATAGGACAACGCACGGAGGACTAATGTCAACATACCACATATATCTTAAAGATCGCTGTCTATTCAAAGACCTTGATGATGACGAATTTAAAGTTATATGGGGTAGGTTATATCATTCCTATTGGGATGACATAACATTTTCCGAGGTCAATGAACCTGAACACTCAGACTTAGAACCAAGTTATTAATTATGCCAGTCTACAGAGATTATGAGATACGTATCAACCTCAATGAATTAATTGAGAAGCGTATCCCTTGTTGTGATCTATTACATCCTGATCATTGCTTCTCAGCAGATCAGATATCACAGATAGCACACGATATTAATATGGATTTAGATCTACACCCAGTCTATCATCAGATTGATGAGCATATTATGAGATATGTCACTGCTGCTGGTATAGATAACACGGAGCACTGGGTAGAAAAGAAATTACCTGACCTTAAAGATTAATTATGTCACTTAAAGAAGCAACGTGGGAACACCACAAAAGAGCAGAGGAACAACCCTTTGTTGGTATGATGTTTGGAGGTAAATTACATCCAAAATCATATGCTATATTCTTATACAATCAGATCCAACAGTATGATGTGTTAGAAGATGCAGCATCAAGGAATGAAGTATTAAATGGACTAGAAGATATCAATAGATATCCTGGTTTAGTTAAAGACTTTCAAGAACTATGGGGTGACTATGGTAATGAAGGTGAGATCCCACCAACTTTAGAAACAACTAAAGAGTTTACTAAGTACATTGAACAGATCGAGAAAGATCCTAGTTCAGAGAGTAGACAAAAAAGATTGATGGCACACGTCTATACCAGACATATGGGTGATCTGATGGGTGGACAAATGCTTGCTAAGAAAGTACCAGGTTCTTCAGCAATGTATGAGTTCGCTAACCCAGAGAAACTAAAGGGTCTCATTCGTGCTAAACTAGACGATTCAATGGCAGACGAAGTAAGAGTTGCTTACAAGTTTGCTACAAGTACATTCAAGGAGATGCTACCTTACGCTAATGTCAAAGAAGAGTAATGACACAAATTTCTGGTCTAATTGGATAAATTATGAAACTCATCCACCAACCCTTAAACGTCTATCCAGAAAGGTTAGAGAAGAATCTGCTAAAAGAATCAAGCAGTTAAAGGAGAAAGTGGATGAGTTTAATAATAACCCCAGAAGATCCTAAACCAGTTGAGTATATTCCAAATTATGTTTGGAGACTCAACTATGATTTTGAGTATGAACACGGTGGTTCACTACAATATGATGTAGGATCATTATTAGATACAGTTAGAACTAATTCAGAACTAGAGAGCAACAACGCATTTAGTACAGCGTCAGCATCACTAGAATCTTATGCACCCCATAATTGGGAGTGTTTACAAAAGTTCTTCTATATTATTCACAAACAGTTAATTCCAATTTGGGATCACTGGGGTTATTTTAATTGTCACATCACACCACGTGAGTCTTGGATCAATATCCACAAGCGTGGTGGAATAACAACAGAACATTTACACAGTCCCTGTCCTATGGTATTGTCTTGTTATCTCAAGGCACCACGAGGATCAGGGAACTTTTTAATTAGAGATCCATTAGAGTATCATCGCTTTGGTTCTCCACAGGTACCAGAACAAAATCTCTGGAGAGAGATACCAGTTCACACAAATGACATATTAGTATTTCCTGGTTGGTTGAAGCACGCAACACAACCAAATAATACTGATGAAGATCGTGTAGTATTATCAATCAATTATGAAGGTCATTAACAATTTGCTTCCAGAATTATATGCAAACAGAATTCATAAGATGATGAGTTCATATAAATTCAACTGGCATTTTTTAGATGATATAACATATGCTAATGAAGGTCCACACAAACGAGGTACACCAGGATTTGCACATCTATTCTTTGATGAGATGGAAGGAGTAGAATCAGAGTGTTTAGATTTTGTATATCCTATGCTCTTACACTTTGTACCAAAGGATCACAAACTACTCAGGATTAAGGGAGGGTTGCTTTTAAGTACTAAGACAGGTTATAATAGACCACACGTGGATTTTGATATACCACACACTACAGCACTATATTATGTGAATGATTCTGATGGTGAGACCATATTCTTTGATGAAAATGGTACTATCACAGATAAGGTTAAACCTGAGAAGAATAAACTCATTATTTTTGATGGTTTAAGGATGCACGCATCGAGTTCACCCACCTATGCTACAAATAGAATTGTGATTAATTTTAACTATGTCTGTTCTGATTAACTACTATCAATATGAAGGTGCTGAGAATGTCACAGACATACTAGATTCACCTCTATCAATAGATGGTGTTGGTATTGAACCAAGGAAAACTTTGGATACAATGCCTAAGACGACACCATACTTAGATTGTCCTGCATTTACTCATAAGACATCACGAGAGTGGATAGTATATGCACCTAAAGATATCACACTAGAGATTGACAATGATAATTCTCAAATAATATGTAAGCAGTTAAATGCTCAAGAGTTAAACAGAACAGTACAGGTACAAAATAAGAGAGCACCAATAACAACATTACAGGTGTGTATGCCTATGTTGATATGTTGGACAAAGAATAAAAATATATGGGTAGAGGTTAAAGATCATCCACTCACTTCACTTAATAATAATTTCACAGTAGTTCAAGGATGGTTCAATCTATCATCTTGGACACGTCCTATATCATTTGGATTGAATATTGTTGACAATACTAAACCTGTTATCATTAAGCGTGGTGATCCATTATATAAAATAAATTTCATTGAAGAGAGTAATCTCAATCAAGAGTTTAAATTTGTGAAGGCAATGCCACCTAAAGATCTATTGATTCAAATGAATAAGAGAGTGAGGGTGAAAGGATTCATCAGCAATTTAGCAAAGACTCTTATGTTTAAACAATGCCCATTCAAATAAACTATCTACAATATGAATCACCAGACTGGTCACTTGATAGAGCACTAGACTCATCATTGACCTTAGATGGTGTTGGGTTTGAACCTGAGAGATATTATGATACATTTGATCCTAGCAAAACAATATATCATTCTTGTCCTGCTTGGCAGCATAAAACCAAACGGGAGTTTGTGATACGGGCACCTAAACATATTGAATTAAGAATGAATAGAAAGGAGCAGTATCTTGAGTCTAACTTAGGTGATCTGTTTCATCAAATAATACAACCACCACCAAATTGGGAAGTAGATCAAACGTTTCAAATACATATACCTATCTTCTTAATGTGGACAAGTGCTAAGAATGTATGGGTAGAACAGAAACAATGTGCTAGTAATAATTTTAAGATAGTAGAAGGATGGTGGAATTTATCTGATTGGTCACGTCCTATTGGATTTGCTATTAACTTTATAGATGAGTCTAAACCTATTATAATTAGAAGAGGAGATCCTATATATCGTATAGCATTTTATCAAGAACATAACCATAATCAAAAATATGATATGGTTAAATCTACACCAACAAGTAAGCAATTACGTGATGCACAAAAGAGAGTAGATACTAAGAATCTATTCCCTCGTATCACACACAATCTTATTTTTAACACGACTAAATGTCCTTTTAGATTATGGCAGAAATAGTACCAACAACTATTATTGATAGATTCTTTGAGACACCAAGTTTAGTGCGAAAGTATGCACAATCACTTGAATATTATCCTTGTACTGAACATCCAAACAGAGGGTATTGGCCAGGTAAGAGAACTAAACTCATACAAGATTTAGATCCTGTTTTTCACGAGATTATATGTAGAAAGATAATTAAATACTTACCAAGTTATCGTGCATTTGAGATAGCAGACGCAGCATTTCATATTAGTACAGGTGAATGTGGTAGTGGATGGATACACACAGATGACGACCATTTAGGAATTGGTGGTGTTATCTATCTTAATCCAGATATGACTGAGGATAGTGGAACAACAATATATGATGTACCTGCTGGTGCTGAAATGCAAGGATATGAAGAGGAGTTTCATAAGGCAATGGAAGCACAAGGTACTGAAGAGATTGCTAACTTTGATAAGTATAAGGAGGAGTGTAATTCATATTTTATTGAATCTATCAAGGTACAAGCACGTTACAATCGTGCTATAATATTTGATGGAAGAAAGTATCACGGAGGACAGAATTTCTATGGTTCTACATCTGATGATGCAAGACTAACTCTAGTATTCTTTGGGAGAGGAATTAATGACTACCAGTCATATGAAGCAAGATTTGAAGGTTGATACTATTGCTGATGGCAAATTATATGTCATTCGTGATGGTCTATCAATAGAGACTTGTGAACAATTAAAGATAGAATATATGATGATTAAGAATGTGGTTGAAACACAGTATTCTGGACCCACATCTGATCCTATAATGCCAGGTGCATTTGCAATGTATTCACCAGTATGTTTTGAAGCAATGGGACAACACATACAACCACAGATTGAACAGGTGTTAGATATACAATTACATCAAACATTTAGTTATGCTAGAGTATATGTTAAGGGAACTAATTTAGTAAGACATAGAGATAGAACAAGTGGTGAATGGGTTGCTAATGTGTGTATAACAAGGGATGAAGTTGATTGGCCCTTGTACTTAGAAATGGATGGCAAATCACATCAAGTTTATATGAATCAAGGAGATATATGTATATTCAGAGGACATAAAGATTTCCACTGGAGACCCAAGTACACAGGTGAGTTACAGATACAAGCATTTGTATCTTATGTTGATGCAAATGGAAAATATGCTAAGAACAAATATGATGGACGACCAATGTTATCAATGCCTTGGGAGTCAGCAGCAGACTTCATTAAAGAAGAACAAGCAATGATTAACTCATCACCTTACTACACATAATATGAAGTTTACAGTACAGTCACCATTTAAGACACAATTCAATAATATGAAAGACGTTATTGTCTTTGATGATATAATCCCACCAGTATATCAGAATTGGTTAATAGATTGTATTAAGAACCCTGATCTCAAATGGATGATTAAGGACAATGCAATTAGTGATCTATTTTTAGGTGATCCTCGCAATGGATATTGTGCATTCCATTATCTATTTGAGTGTGAGCAAGGTGAGTTATCAACATTATGCAACGCATTTATGCCTCTAGCATTACAGTTCAGAGATAAGTTAAAGGCAGAAGCATTGCTTAGGATGAGAGTTAACCACGTACCTGCTTGGTGCTCTAACATCATTCAGTTACCACACGTTGACAGTTATGTACAAAACTCTTGGAACGTGGTATATTATATTGATAATTCAAATGGTGACACTATCATCTATAACGAGAGGACACAAGATCCCCAACAATATGTTGAGTTAGTCAAACAGGACAAATTCACAGAAATGACACGAGTATCACCTAAGAAGGGTAGAGCAGTGGCATTCAAGGGTGATCTATTTCACTCATCAACAACACCAGTAGGTACTTGGCGACCTGTTGTTAACATCAATTTGGCAGATGCAATGCCGAAAGATCCACGTTTAGCATACAATCCAAATGACGTACAAAATTAAGGAGGGTGAGGACTGGGTACTGTATAGATCACCAGTTGTAGAACACGAGCAAGAGGAAATGCTACGTCAATTAGGACGTGGTTATAGATTATTTAAAGAGACATTCACTGGTCTTGATAGTTCATTAAGACAAGAGGGGTTGACTCTAGGTGCATTGCCAGAACTATTTGACAGAGAGGATTTAAAGTTAGATAGGGAGCAGTTGGATAATATGGACACTAACTATTCTGGTTATCGGTTCTATAATCTATTCTCATTAACTGCACCATCACCATTATTTTGGTTATTGCTACAAGATATAAGGACAGTAGTTAGAACAACGTTAGGAACTGATGAACCATTATGGATGCAATGTTGGGTTAATATGCACAAACCAAATGAAGTATTAAACTGGCACGATCATAAGTTTGATTACCACGGATATGTAAGTATTGATCCAAAGAATAGCATAACAAAATTTAGAGATCAGCGGGGACCTTTATATGAAATAAATAATGAAGTTGGTAACATTTATTTCGGACCAGGTTGGGAACGAATGCATAAAGTATGTGTTAATGAAGAGTACGAAGGTAACAGAATTACCCTAGGATTTGACATTGAAACAAGAGGTGATTTACCAGACGACCAATTCTCTCTTATCCCTTTACTGTGATGTTAGGAATCAGATCTCAAATATTAAATAGCGAGAGCAAAGACATCTTGCGTAAGTCACTTGGTATGTTTATATCTAAGACATATCAATCACATAGTGAACATAGAATAAATGATAAACAACTACACGAGTTACTGCATACTGTAGAGGAAATAACTGACTTATTATATCTTAAGTACGTTGAGACATAAAATAATATGTCTATTAATCTTTTCCTCGCCAACGCTATCCAACTCGAAATGAGAAACATTCTTAAGTCACTTGAACTAGGTAACTACATCAAATTTAAAGGTGAATCTGGTTACATATCATTTGTATGTGATGATTATATTACAATGTGTACTCACGAGACGGACGATCCTGATGCAATGCACGGTAAAAAGTTCTGTAATGTGCTAATATACAATAGCGACTGGTTGGACATTGAGATAGATGAAAGTCTATTCCCTCGCAATGTCAGAAACTATCACGGAAAGATAGTTGAACATCCAGGAAATGACCTACTACCACCTATTGAAGAAAGATGATGATTAAAGCGAATCCAAACGCAACACAAAGTGAGTTTGATGGTAAGGTTATTATACCTTGGGTTAACCTTAACCTACCGAAGAATGAAGCAGAAGCATTATTAACTGCTTTACAACACTTCCCACTTGAATTACAATATGCAAGTGAGAATCTTCACGGAGTTAAATACTCTGACATTTATAACACTATTAGACAGGAGGTTGATGATGTCACCATTGAGGAAATTGGCGAAGGTAAGACCAATTAGTGATCGTGCTAAGTTACAGTTTGTTGAAGCAATGAACAGTAATAATATGGCAACCATTGAAGAACGTAGATCAGATGGTAGGACATTCTTATCATCTAATCACAATCACGACTTTTGGTTTTGGTCAGATGGTAAGGATGACCCACATTGGAGGTTTGATGAGGTAGTATGACTGATATGAAAGCAGGTGATTCACTCAAGGTTGTCGTTGATGACAATGGTAAAGTATCACTTGAATATGATCCTAACGACCCACATTGGAGTTGGTTAGGTCAAGCAACAGATGAACAAATCGAAACATTCATTCAACTTGCCAGAGAAGATTATGACAAATCTCGATAAGGTTATTCGCAACCTTGAAAATGAGTTAGAACAACTCAAAAGAATTAATACAATGCTTAAATCAGATGAACTCAGAGAAGTATATCTCAGATCTGAAACACGAGTTGGTAAAGATCTTGATGCACTCGACTTTGATTGTTATGATAATCAGACTAGAGGAACAGAGGTACAAAGAGATGCTATAATGGATAGCAAGTCAGGGTTATGGAAGAGACCACAACCCTACAAACACTCTAAGCATTACTACGATTATGACCGTAACAGATGATGATCTCAATTTCATTGAACAATTATTGACTGATGGTTATGAGTACAATCAACACCACCATACTTATGAACGTGTATGGACTACAAACAATGGTAAGGAGTCCATTACCGAAATGTTTATGAAAGACAGTAATTGTGATGAGTGGTTACACAAGATGATCGGATATGGTGGGAGCATATTCTACCAAGAGCGTGTGACACACGTCTAACTGCCACACACCACTAGCATTTTGCCTTGTTTGCCTGTATGATTAATACAGTTAAGCAAGGCATTTGAGTATCACACTAAGACCACACCAAGAAAGAGCACTCGCAGCAATGGGTGACAATGATAAAGGACAGATCATTGTGCCTACTGGTGGTGGTAAGACAATGATAATGATACAGCACGCTATCAAGCATTTTGAAGAGAGTCCAGTACCACAGACTATAGTTGTAGTTGCACCTCGTATTCTATTGGCACAACAACTATGTACTGAGTTCACATCATTGATTGATGCTGATGTGTTACACGTCCATAGTGGTAAGAATGAGTATAAGAATACTACTGACCCTAAAGTTATTCAAGAGTGGGTAGATAACAATACAAATAATATACTAATCTTTACAACATACCATTCTCTTCATAAGGTATGTGTATTGGATGATGTTGATGTAGTATATTATGATGAAGCACATAATAGCACAACTAAATCATTTTTTCCTGCTGTTCAGGAGTTTAGTCAGAGAGAATTAACTAAGGACTATTATTTCACAGCAACACCTAAGTATGGAACTAGATCTAATTTCATAGGTATGAACATACCTAGCATTTATGGTGAGGTAATTGAAAACGTTACTGCTAGTGAATTGATTGACAATGGTTCAATTATTCCACCAACTATAGTACCATTTGATGTTAATGGAACAAGGACTAGACAGAATGCTCACGAGTTTGATGTTGATGCAACACTAGACCTACTTGATGAGATTGATGATAGTGAATTGACCCCTAAAGTGGTTGTCAGTATTGGATCTTCTAAGGTTCTTCAGGCAATGCTAGGTAGAACACCACTATTACAAGAGTTGAAAGATCGTGGTTATGATGTGTTACACGTCACTAGTAAGTTTGGTGCATACGTTAACGATAAGAAAGTATCAAGGACACAGTTTATGGACACATTAAATGAGTGGGGAACTGATGATGATAAGAAGTTTATCGTATTTCATTACTCTATACTATCTGAAGGCATCTCAGTTAGTGGATTGACTCACAGTATTATGTTGAGACAGTTGAATCTCATAGAAATGGCACAGACAATAGGTAGAGTTATAAGGATGGATCCACAAGATAAGGCAAATATTAACTCAAATAAAATACAATCTGGTCAAGTACAGTTCTATCGCAAGTCAACTGGTTATGTTTGTGTACCTATGAGCAGCAAAGCAACACTAGCAAGATTGCAAAGAGTAGTAGATGACATATTTGTTAAAGGGATACCACCACTTCCTCTATCGTATAAATAAATCAGGCACAGTATTAATTAGGATTTAACAATGGCAACTACTCAAGTAAATAATTGGGCAGATTTATTACTTGCACAACTATCAGCGAATGCTAAGGCATATAGACTCAAAGCAGTAAATGATAGCATTGCAAGAGTTAGTGCTCAACAGGGAGCAGCAGAATATCGCTTTACAAATAAGAAAGCAAAGATCGAAGCGGATGACGCTAGTGTCACTTGGACATTTACTAAAGAAGATGCATCAAGTGGTGATGATGTAGTCATCAAAGCAACAGCACCAGTTGATAGAGGTGGACATACTAAAGTATGGGGAATAATAGAAGGCACGAGTGGTGACAATGAAGGATATGTAAGAAAGTCAACAAGTGACCCCTATGTGGATGCCAATTCATTAGGTGACACATATCGTGCAGCATTCTTTGATAAAGTTAACCAATTTGGATGGGGATAATAACATAATATGTGCCAGTCATTAAACTGTCTAACATTAGGTTGTTAGGCAGTTTTTTTGTGTATAATGAATATATGGAAGGCAAGGGTGAGCGACCCCAGAGGAAAATGCTCTTTAATTCGAACCTCTTCCATACCAAACATTTATTGGAGATTTGATGACTTTACAGTTTTTGACAACAGTCTTGAACAACTTCTGTTCAAACAATGGTTTACCATTCCAGTCAGCAGATGACCTACGTCACAACTATCAAATTACTCTAACAAAGTATCAAGAGAATTGGTTAGAGCAATATGGTAAGGTGTGGGATCTCGTAGCGGAGCACGGAGAGTAATGACCATTGAAGAATACAAAGAACTCATAGCACGAGACACATTAAAGATCGGCACAGGTGTTGAACTTGAAAATGTGACTGATGAGTGGTATGATGAAGAAGGCAACCTAAAAGAATAATATGAAAGATACCATATTATATGGAGATTGTCGTGAGACTCTCAAACAAATTGATAGTAAGGCGAGGATGTGTGTAACATCACCGCCTTATTATGGTTTAAGGAACTATGGTGATGAGGACAATCAAATTGGTCTAGAGCAATCACCTGAAGAGTACATTAAACAATTAGTTGAAGTATTCAGGTTAGTTCGTGATGTGCTCACGGATGATGGTACACTATGGGTGAACATAGGTGACACATATTATAATTATAGGTCAGATGGTAATTATCCTAAGCAATCAGTATCTAAGACTAATCAGGATCTACCACAGTTCACACCAGTCAGAGGTAATAAGTTTGACAATTTAAAATCCAAAGATTTAATTGGCATCCCTTGGATGTTAGCATTCGCTTTAAGGGATGATGGATGGTTCCTACGTCAAGATATTATTTGGCATAAACCTAACCCTATGCCCGAATCAGTTAAGGATAGATGCACCAAATCTCACGAGTATATCTTTTTATTATCAAAGAATAAGAGATATTACTATGATAATGAAGCAATCAAAGAACCTGCTAAGGACTGGGGAACCAGAGACCGCAGCAATGGCAAGTATCACAATAAAGGAACTGGACTACAACCACATTCAGGATTGACTAAATCATATCCTAAAAAGAATAAGAGAAGTGTGTGGTCAGTCACGTCCAAACCTTATAAAGGTGCTCACTTCGCTACTTTCCCACCTGATTTGATAGAACCTTGTATTAAAGCAGGATCTTCACAAAATGACATAATTCTTGATCCATTTATGGGATCAGGCACAACTGCAATGGTGGCAAAGGATCTCGGACGTTACTATATCGGATGTGAGTTACACAATGACTATTCTAACCTAGTTCAGAAGCGATTAGGACTGTACCAGTTGATAAACTGAACACATTTACACCCATTTGACTCATAAGTCATTATAATTAGGGAGTTCACACGATTTTAGATCTCTATGCCAACTGCAACTGCTACTCAAGCGACCACAACACCACGCAAGAGAGCAAGACGCAAAGCAACAACCGCTTCAAAGACTGTCACAAAGAGGACTAAGGCAGCAACACCTAAACTAAATAAGGTAGTTGCAATTCCACAAGTGTCACGTCCACAAGTTGAGTTGATTTCCAGAGATCAGTACATTCAGGACATCAAAGCACGTTGGTCAATTCATCAGTATGAGATCAACGAGTTAGGCAAGGATCTCAAAGTTGGTTATGAGTATCTTGCAAAGCAATCTCTACAAGTTATTGATTATTGCAAGAATTCATACAACAGAGCATTCAACTAGACCACTTGAATTACTGACACACAACCCCTACTCAGTAGGGGTTTTTTAATGTAATATGATAATAGTTAAGGAATTTTATGAACAACTTCGCTGAATTTATTGATTACTGTATGTCATTCTACAATGACGTTGATGGACTCTATCCTATCGATAAACTAACAGAGGAAGAGTTAGCACTTGCAACTCTCAAGTATCTTGACCTATGTGCATCATCCGATATTGAGTGGGGTGATGGTGATTCACTTGACAGAGAGCGTGTGCGTAACATTGTAATAGAGTCAAGAGCAATAAAGCAAGGTGGATGGATCACAGAAGAACCAGTTCGTAAAGTGTCTACTAAATCACCAAACCTACCAAATTTCGTGTAATATAAGAATATGAACAAAACAATCACACTTTCCGATCAGCAGCATTCACTACTTGTGGATCTATTCTCTTCAATCGCTGATCTAGACTTGCAAGAGCATTGCGAGGACTCAACTGAATTCGATTCCCTATGGGATGCAGTACTTGACGCTAAGGAGGTCAACAACTAATGTCAGTTTTACATCACGAGACACTACTAGAAACTTGCTATGATGAAGCGTGGATTGACTACGCTAAGGAGCATAATCTAACATTCGATCAGTTAGATGCACTCGATCAGAATTCTGATCTAGGTTATTTACCTGAAATTGCTAATGAAGCACAAAGACGTTTTGAGGAGTTATGCCAATGATTTTAAACTTTTCAGTTCGCATTGAATGTGATTCAGAGGGAGTAAATCCTCTTCATTTATGTGAAGAAATTCAAGCATATTTAAACTCTAATAATCATTTACTTGATGAAAATGAAGTTAATGCTAAGGTGCTAGGTTATAACCTAGAAGTTGAGAAGTTAACCCCATTTTATGCTAAGGAGGAATATTAATGAACAAATTTGAAATAACATTTGATGAGCAATATCAACTCATTAAATTATATGATCTCTTAAGAGATACTGGTATGATTGATGATCTACCAAAAGAGATCGAAACATTCTTTGAAAAATTAATGGACTAAACTTATGAGAGACGATTTAATGCCAGATGGATTTAATGGTGAGATTAATTACAATGATGACGGAACCATTAATCTCAATGGTAACCTACTACCAGAGGATTTAAGAGTAGTATCAGAAATTATATTTGATACTATTGCAAATTGTGGTCTATTTGATGACCACGACAAATTTTCATTTCAAATCAACATTAAGGAGGAAATTGACAATGGTTGAAATATTTGTTATTGTTGGAGGTGCATACGCTCTTTATGTGTGTGGTGTTGCCATTGCAACAAACTTAGACTATTGGAGGATTAATGAACGTGATTAGATTTGTATTTGGTTGCTTTTGTATCCTGATGGGTGCTAACATACTCATCAATGTACTTAATAGCACAATGGTTGACACTTGGGAAGATAGGAACAGGACACTTGAAGAACTGACACACCAAAACCCCATTCAACCCTAAAATCGAGTATATTAATAAATGTGGGGGGTGGTTCGATTCCACCACTAACGTGGATACGAAGATCTAGGTCTAAAGATCCGTGAACTGCTTCTAAGAAGAGAAAGCACGGAATTACTAGGTCATTCCCACACTTTAATTTCACAGGAGTTTAAATGAATTTATTTGATGCAGTCCCAACAGTTGTAAGAAACAATTTCTCAGGATATGACAGAGGTGATTCTATCTCAGTCAAAGAAATATCCAACACAGTCAACCAAGTAATTGACCTATGTGACAACTTTGACAGAGATAGCATCAAGATTGACACATTTAGACAAATCCGTCTTATGGTCTCAAATGCAGTTGATATGCTACTTGATGACCCTATCCAATTCAATGAGGTGATGTTCTAATGAATGTTATTATTGAGAAGATGCAATCACCCGAAGCAAAGTATCAACAACTGTTCGAAGCAATGTATCAACTTTGCGAGGAAAATAACTGGGGAGATCCTTTCAGTTATGCACGCAGCAGAGAGATACATTTAGCGAGCATACTTGGGCACCGAGTTAGTGATACTTTATCAGGTGCAGATGCCTATGATGAGAATAACTTACCAGTTGAATATAAGTCAACTATTGGTAAGAAACTCACAGCAACATATAACGGCATAAGTGTACAAAACACTTGGGAGGATCAGGTTAAGTATCTCCAGGAAGATAAGATAGGAAAGTATCACAAACATTACTTTGCACGTTATCATTTAGGCAAGGTAGTTGAGATTTGGGTTATGAATGCTGATGACGTATTACGCATCTTAATTGATAACCTAGAGAGACAATTTAAGACAGTTGGTAATAAGAAAGACCCCAGACTTGGGTACACTATTTCTAACAAACTCATCCAACAATTTGGTACTAAAGTATTATGAGCACTCAAAAGTTAAACCCAGAGAGAGAACAATCCATTGATCTCATTGCTGAAACTTATTACAATCGTATGAAAGTACACGTTGATAATAATAACCCACGCAATGCAGAAGCACTATGTTTAGAATACTTAGTGGACGGAATTGACCCAGAGGACGGTAACTATAGTTGGATGTTTTTAGAACATTTAGAGAGTATGTTTGAGGACTAATTAACATTTAACAGAGTGGCATTAGGTGAGGTCAATATACCGATCTCTATATGTAAGTCCACTAAATGTAAACTTGCATCTTTAAAATGACTGAATCAATTCTTGAAAACAACCCTTATTTACTTGAATTGTTTAATGAATGTGATACAGGTAACGACATTCTAGCGTTACTTGATGAACTCTACCCAGTAGGGTGACAGTTGAATTAGTGCACACTAACCCCTCTCAACGAGGGGTTTTTCCTTTATAATAAGAGAGTAACAAACAAGGATTCAACATTATGAGAAAGATTGAAGCAGCAATGAACAGAGCAGCAAGAAACAGAGTTAACTGGCAATCAGGTAACACTAGGGTTGAAATCACACCTGAAAATGATGCTCTTGTTTATCTTCATTCTAATCTAATCGGTAAAATCTCTCAGTCAGTTGTTACACTATTTGATGGCGGTTGGCAGTCAAACACCACGAAATCACGTCTAAACGCTCTTTGCTACGAATTTGCTTATGGCACATCCGTATTTCAAAAGAATTGGGAGTGGTTCGTATCTACACGCAATGGATCTGAGGATTTCATTTCAGGTTACGAGGTGGCAATCTAATGTCACAGACTTTTGATCTATATGATGCTTTCACGGATGAGGAACTTGAAACAGTTACTGACATTTTCCTCGAAGCATATGCAAGACAAAATAATACTCAACCTGAAGTATTTGAAATTGTCACTAACATTATCATTGACTAATCACTAACCAAAATGTCACAAACTAATTACAAAATGACTGAAGAGACTTACAAGCAACTTTGCAATCCTACCCCAATTATTAAGTATTACTTCTTAATAAATGATCGGGTTAAGTCTAACAAACGTTGACAGGGTTGTAAACTATGATATATAATGAGGGGTATAAAACACCCCTCTTTTTTATTATTAACGCATACTCAATTTATGACTGATCCTAACATTTTATCGGACGATCTTTCAACCATAAGTGATAAGAATGCCACTACAGTTTATGGTATGTTTATGACACCAGTAGGGGTAAAATCCCTTACTAATCATCAACAACATAAAGCAACTATTTTAGATTATATCAGTAAATTATCCCCTGAAGATGTCACAAACAGTTCCAGGAAAGATATTAACTCAGGAGTGCTACAATTAGGTCAATTAGGTTTACTTAACCTAGAACAGTTTGTAACACTTAAGGAGGATATAATTGAAGCAGTTGTTGATATTAACTCTAAAGCACTATGTTATGATCTAGGAGACAATCCTAATATAATTGATGATACTTTAGAATTGACAAATAAGGGAGGAATGTATGCACCACACGAACAAAGTAATTGCCTTTATAGTGCAACTTATTTTGTAAATTGGGATGTTAATTTACATTCGCCTTTGCAATTTAAACGCAATGTAACATCAACTCATTACCCAGTTATTCAATACAATCAAACACAAATTACCCCTTTTAATATGTTAGATGGAACAGTACCAATTACAGAGGGTTGTTTATGTTTATATCCGTCAAATATGGTGCGAGGGTATCAACAAAACAACGAAGGTAACCGTATTAGTTTAACATTTAACGTAGGACTTTGACCCCTTAATTATCATTTAATGCTATGAATCCCTTTAAAAAAATTGATGACAATACCTATCAAGATGATGCTGGTATTTTATACAAACCTATCCCTAATTACGAGGACTATTTTGTATCTAACGAAGGACAGATATATTCAACTAAGTGGGGAAAATGGAAGAAATTAAAGATACATTTAAACGAAAATGGATATAGACGTGTTACTTTAAGACAAAATGGTAAGACAGTTGTTAGACGTTGTGCACGATTATGTGCTCTTGCTTATCATCCAGGCGGAACTAATTTGCAGAACGTTATTCACATTGACAAAGACAAATTAAACGACAATAGTAATAACTTAAAATGGGTATAGTTTGTATTACTTTTCCACAGGATTTCCACAACTAAGTAATATTTTGTGGATTAAATAAATGGTTAAAAAAACATACTTTAGTGTTTTATATTGATGCTCTTAAATGTTATAAACCCCACGAGGAATAGCAGAGTTAGGAGTATATATAAGAACGGAACAGTTGTCAACACATAGGGGACACACATATTTGTGACACAAACCATTGACAATTTTCCACAATTCGTTTATACTAACCGTATGAACACTAATTAACACAAACTCGCTTTAATTTCCAATGGGAAGGACTTACAAACGTAACGACACGTATGTATCAAATAGACCCAAAAGTTTGAGAGAAAAGAGAAACAAATCAAGGCAAAATAAAGCACTTGATTATAAACAATCCAATTCACAATCATTCCAGGAAACTAACACAAATGGACAAAGAAATTAAACCGTTTAATAGTAAAGAATGGATCGACAAAATGGTCGATAAAAATGATACTTTAGACGCTAATCTGGTCGAGGTTAGTGATAGTTCCCACGGAGATTTGGATATTGACTATACACATTCCCAGTAAATATGCGATCTATTTGGATCTATTAGACGAGGGTAATTTGCCACCTGATGAACAAATAGACCTCGCACAGTTCTTAATAGATTGTGGACTAAATAACGAGTTGCTTCAGTATCAACAATTATGCGATTATTTCATTGCGGAAGGTTTATGTTATGACGTGCAATATGAGGAGGAAAGTATTAACAACTCGTAGCGTCACTATCTAACACATAGTGAGACAAATGTCAACACTTAATTAACACAAACCCGTAGCGTTACTAATTGTTAACAATTCGCTTGCAATTAGCACCACTATGTGATAAGAACTCTATATTAATTTTTTGATAAAGTGTAACCTACAAAAGTATAGGGACAGGCATATTATTGAAATTCGTTAAAATGGTACCTAGATATGTAAAAAATTCCGCAGGAAAAAAATGACCAAAAAGGTTAAAAAGAAATTAGAAGACCAGTACTACCATTATATCGGTAGAGAGTGGTCCCGTACGAGGGGTGGAGGTTGCTTCACCCTTCTTTATGATATGGGGAAGGACATAGGTTACCACACCTGCAAAGAAGACTACAGTTTCACCGCCAAAGAGTTCCTCAGAGACCTGTGGGAGGCAGAGGGATGGTCTGTACTGAAGACTTCAGAAATGGGAGAAGTATTCGACACAGACGATCTGAAGAAGTTTGATATATTGGTGATGAAATTAGATAAACGTCTCAATCACTGTGCAGTATATCTCGGAGAAGGATATCTGTTACACCATCTAGCATTTGATGTCTCAAAGATAGAGTCAGTTCAGTCCTATATACCGAAGACACTGTATGTAATAAGAAAAGATGCATAGGTTCACAACTAAAATCCTTGAGGATGACCATACAGGGGAACTGTATGTTATTCTACCTGATGAAATATTCGCAGAAGCTGACTTAATGGCAGGCGATGAGGTAGAATATAGTGTAGATAATGAAACAATTCTTTTGGAGAAGACTAACAATGAATGATTTTACTTTACAAGAGGAAAAATTGTGTTATGATGCTGTTAGGTATTATCAAATGAATCACATTGGTCCTTTCAAACATTCGAAATACGAGACTTGCAACAGCATTCTCAAAAAACTCGACCACACCCAACCTCATTATGGACACGAACCAGTCGGAACAGCAGACTGAGTGGACCGCTACATTTACTAAGGAAGAACGTCAGTTAATATGCAACTCTGGCAAGTGGTGTTTGTTATACAAGGCTGAGGTCTGTGGTGGCAAACCCCTTGAAAGAGTACAGAATACTTGGAGAAGTATAAGAGAGAAATTGGAAGCAGGTGACGATTTCTTAGAGTAGTAAACCCTTAAAAACCCCTCCCCCGCCGAGCGACGCAACATTATGGAAATTATTGATAGATTCTTAGACCCGTATGAATATGATCATCTAAGGACTGCTTTCTTATCTGATACGTTCCCGTGGTACTATGGGCGAAAGACAACTCATATTGCTCAGATGATAGATCCTGACTTAATAGCCAAGGAGAAGTACAACTGGCATATGTTTAACTTAATGTACTCTAATGGGGTTCCTCAGACCCCTGAGTACGATCATATATTGGGTATAGTTAATAAACTTCAACCGAGGGCAATTATACGAGTAAAGGCGAATATGACACCAGTTGCGGAAGAGATCCGTGAATTTGAAATGCATAATGATATAAACGATGACAAAAAAGGGGAATCAAAGACTGCAATCTACTATATAAACAGTAACAATGGTTTTTCCTTATTCGAAGATGGTACGAAAGTAGAATCTGTAGCGAACAGGTTAGTCATTTTTCCTGAGTCTACGATGCATTGCGGAACGACTTCGACTGACGAAAGACGATTGGTAATAAACTTAAACTATTTTTAAAAATGCAAATGGATCGCTGTGTCATCTGTGGCACCACCGAGAACCTACATCACCACCATATTATACAAAGAAATTCGAAACTAGCCGATGATATGATCGGTAAAGAGTATGAAGGTTCTACTATAGACAGGGACTGGATTGATAACCACCCTCATAACCAGATTACAGTATGCGTCCCACATCATAAGTGGGTACACGGTTTGAGATATTCATTAAGAGACAAAGCTTGGTCTGAAAGTGTTAAAAGAGGTCAAGCAAAGGCAAGAGCAGAAGGTAGATTACCTGGTGCACCTAGACTTGCTGATGAAAAACGTGATATGATCTATAAGTTGTACGATGAAGGAAAGAAATGGATAGAGATTAGAGAAGAGGTTGGAGTAGGTTTTAACAGTATATCCAAATGCTTACGAGCTAGAGGAACGAAGCTTAACCGCATTAACCGTAAATTCAATGATACGTATTGGGACGGTAAAGCAGACCTATGGTTTAAGGAAGAACAAGAAAGACTGAAGAAACCACGTATCAAGCGTGATTTCTCAGATTTAGCACTATTAAGTTAATTATGGAAATCCCTGAATTTGAATCGTATGAAGCCGAGTTGGAATGGAGGTTTGAGAGGATTGCCGAATCCATCAAGACTCTTGCCAGTAAGACTCAATCTCACGAAGCGTTTTTAAAGCGTGGAGCAGAGATGATACAGTATAAGATACCTGGTCAGGACAAGTATTCTAACCTAAAAGAGGTATTTGACGATCTATATGACCGACTAAATAAGTTGGAGGTACATTACCTAAATGCCAGCTTACCTGATAGAGACAGGACGTAGTTATCAGAATCCCGTAGATTCACACGAATACTCCCGTTCATATACAACTGAAGACCATCAAGCATTTGCCCAGTTCGGTCCTGGTGGGTATCAGATTAAGGTGGAAGGAAGTGGTCCTGGATCTTATGAGTTTGGAAAGGATGAAGTTTATTATATCGGAACACAGGTTGAGACTTGCGTTGCTAACTGCGATGCGGAAAGAAGACCTATATGGAGATGGTTCTCTTGTAGGAGAGTAGATCATACTTGGCATTACTTAAAAGAACTACCTGATAGCGTTCCTTTTAATCCTAGACGTTATAATGCAGAACCTAGGAATAAGAGGGAGGTTTTTTATCTTTCAGAGTCAAGTCATAGTGGCAATTCGGAGTTATTCTTATTATATGACCCTGTAAATTTTAATAGTTACTTCTCCACAGTTAGTGGTGCTAGTACAGTAGCAGCAACATTTGATGCAAGTGGTAATCTAGTCTGTACAGGAACAGGTACTGCTACAATTACATTTAACTTTAGTTGGAACGATAATCCTAATACTGCTGGTACTGCATTAGGAACATATGCAATTCCTAGTCTGGATATATCATTTACCCAAAGTGGAAGGACTGGTACTGCAGTTCCGCAGACTGCTACGATTACAGGTGGTCAGACATACAACTGTACTATTACTAATGGTAATGCTGCAGGGTTTACCTTACAAGATGGTAATACTAAGATCTGTTTTAAAGATGGAAGTGGTAGTGATTGTAATGCTTCTCTTACTACAAGTATTCTTAATGACCCAGGTAACTCAGTTGCTAGTCTAGGATACATTTGGACTTCATCAGCCGCTGCTGTTTCTGCAGGTGTAACACATCCTAATGAGTCACTAATACCTCTGTATCATTATAAGAGGTTAGATAACCCTGATGACTTCTATACCACAGACCCAGCGAATGAGTACAACCTAGAAATGGACATTCCTGGTGTCCCTAACTGTAAGTTACCACTAGATCAGGATTACAAGTATCAAGGCATATTAGGGTATGTGTTCTCTAGAAATGCACCACGTAAGAAAAAGCAGGTTGTTGAATCAGGCAAACCTATCAATACTGGAGAGGTAAATAGGTCAACTTGGTACGAATGGGATGAAGCTGGAGGCTATGGAGAGCAAGATTATAACGAACAATCACCCCCTGCAAGCACTTTAGGTTGGGGAAACCCCGATAATGCCGAATTAATCGATGAAAAAGGCAATTTTGAGTGGTATTATGGCAAAAATGGTGCTGTAAAGGCAGCTTTACCCCGATTTTTGGGTTTTCACGACGCTTTTGAGGGTCAATTCGTGTATTATTTGTATGATACCGTATTTCCCTTCTCTGGACCCATATATGGCATCAATTTGATCACTACTGATGCACCTTGTAATCCGTCTACTGCTGACTGTCCTCACGACCCGCATACAACTTACCACTCTTATTACTATGAGATGCGTCAAGATGCGTGGGTAACCCAAAAAACACATATTTCAGTCGATGCACCAGCTGGAAGTGGTCTTCAAGAGTCATTTTGGGCTGTAGGAACCGATGATTTGATGATATTCTTCCGATATACGAACGAAGAGGGGTTCTATACCATTGGTGAGACTATAAATGGGTGGTTGATTCAAAATGTAAGGTATTTTGGTGATGAATTAAGATGTGGTTATATGAGATTACAACCTATAGCAGGTCAAAATGGCAATACTTTCCAATATCAACAGACATTTAACTCTGCAAATGGTGCAGTTGCTTCAATTTTAGCTGGATATGGCATAAAAGACAAAGCAGCATTCTTTGGAGTATATGAATTTCCAAAGAAATTGTCATATTATAAGGTAGAAATTGACAATGAAGCAAAGATACCTAAAAGAGACTTTGATGAGGCTATATTAGAAGCAACAGTTAATGAAGCAGGACAGATAGGATCTATTGAAATTATCAATGGTGGTAGAGATTATACCGATCCACAGGTGGTTATTTCTATTCCTGACCTTGCAAGACAAGAAGGATACTCAGATACTGCGTCTCATATACCAGAAACCTTTGAAGATAACGTATCTGGAGAGATTGCAATCAGTTATGAGACTAATGATGACTTTGAAATGGCAGGTTATGACGCTGCAAACGTTGCAGGTAACGTAAAAAACCAAAAATACATCACTGAAGCAGGTTATACTGGTACTATTAAGCAAGCAGAAGCAACAGTTACCATTGATGCATTAGGTTGTGTCAAGACAGTAACCATTCTTGACCCAGGTGCTGGTTATCAACCTGGCGAAGAAGTACAAATATCTGTAGCACAACGTGATAGAAAGACTCGTTCAGACACATATGTGGGTGAAGGTGCTAAAGGTATTGAAGATCAGCTCTCTAGATCACTAGAATCTGATACTGAAGGTGAAAATATACCAAATAAAGAAGCAAATGACGCTTGGGGTGAAGGATTAGGGTACGCTAAAGAGTCATTTAAACAATTTAACACACCTATTCAGACAGATTATGTGTCTGGATACATTAAAGCGACTGATTATAATGCTGATGAGAAGGTAAAATTCTGTGATCAAGTACCTGTGAAGTGTTTAAACCCAGGTGTAGGTAAAGATTGGACAAATTTAAGCACATATATGGATCCTAAAGAATATTCAAGTCAAATTTTGAATGCTGATGCTACTTGGGGACAAAATGATGCGTTTATTTCTGATGCTGTATCACATTCTATAGAAGATTCAGCGTATGTTGAGAGTAAAATGGCTGCTGGAATGCCTGGAATGTTTGGAGGAGAGTGTTTAGAGACATTTCAGACCAATTTTTATCAAGTTAGGCGTTTCTTTGACATACCTTGTCCATATGTTGCGTATGATCAGTACGGTGATGAGAAGACTTATGGTTATCTACCTTACAAATATTGCGGAAGTAAGGAAGAATTCGCTCAAGTACGTGTATCAATGTGGTGTGAAGGTGATGTTTCTCAAAAAGGTGAGGTAATTAACCAGAGATTCTTAGATTGGTTGGAGTCTTTACCCAAACCTTCTTACACTAGACCACGCCCTGCTGGTCCAAATGATAAATCTCACTCTTGTACACGTGGTTCTACGGTAAAAGGACGTTGTTTTAGTTCAGGTGGTGGTAATTATACGTTCGTTCCTAGTGCTGGTGATGAAACTACATTCGATTTCTATGGGACAGAGCTCGAGAAACTCGCTACTTGGGTTGGTCCTGACAACTATACGGCGTATGGAAGTGGTACAGTGAGCATATATGACACAATGAACGGTCAAACATATACTCACACATACAATACTATCCAGTTAGATAGCTGTACTAACAACAAATTCCCAGATCTTTGTTGGCATAACTTTGTTGCTGATGGTGTTTTGGACGTATATAGTGGATATGATGAGAATGGTAATGGATTGGCATCAGATGATATATGTACAGGACAACCTTTCTCTGACCCCTCCACGTGGGTACAGAGCAGCAACCTTAATGAATATGGTCAATGTGCTGCACTACAGAACATTGTGCACTCTACAGTAGCATTTGATACAGGTAAAACTTCAGAAGATAATCCATACATAGAATTAGGACCGTGGAATGGCAAAATGCACTGGGCAAACTATTTGCCTGGAGCGACAAACTTATTAGAAGATTCTATTAAGAGATGGGGTAACCCCTATTTTGATGAATGTGACTTAACTAATCAAGATCAATAATGGCATTAGGACTCTTACGACCAGTTGCACACCATAATGGGTTACCCTGTTCAGGGCACGGTGTGCCTATTCCTTCAACAATACATAGTACACAGTCTTGCGGTACTCCACCGATTCAACTGCCTATAGTTGTTAAGGAGAAGACTTGTATGTGGCCTCCTATGCCACTTACCCCACTTACTGCTCTAAACCCTCAGAGGGCAACGGTTCTAGTAAATGGTTTACCAATTATGATCTTTGGTGATCAATTTATACCACATTTATCGCCAACAACCAATATTATCAATTATCTTTGTCCCTGTGGTAAAGCAACTTGTATTGTTCCTACACCAACTGTTTGCAGTCTTATTACAACTGAGGATATGATGGGTAAAGGACACTGGAGACTCCTTTATGCTACTACAAAGCAAGTTCTAGCATTCAAGATCCCAATAGGACGTATTATGGATCCTCTTGGTTATGGAAAACCAGGTAAAAGTTGGCCTTGTTCATCAGTGGTTGCATTTGGCAGTCCAAATGTGTTAGCATCATAGAAACAGCAAACGTATTATGGCAGTTAAAACCAAAACAGGTGCTTGGGGTTCTACGAACCTTGTCGAAGCAAGACCCAAAAAGACTCGTCAAGGGTCTAGTATGAACACAAAATACAGTGCATCTTCACGCAATAAAGCGAAGAAGAAGTACCGAGGACAAGGAAAGTGACTAAATAGACTTATTAAGACAATAATACCGCCAAATGGCGTATCGGTTTAAAGCAGAAAGGAACCTTTCAAGACAGTTCCGTGACCTCAGTATAGGGATGAAAAACAACCCCAATACTGAGGATTTTTCTGTGGTTAAGAATGAGAACGCCATTAAGCAGTCCATCAAAAACCTTGTCCTGACTGGGTTTGGAGAGAGACCTTTCCAACCAACTAAGGGATCAAGGTTACGTCAGATGCTTTTCGAGAATTTCGATGTCTTTATGTCTGAGGAATTGAAAGAAGAGATCTTAAACGTAGTAGCACGATTTGAACCACGTGTTGTTGTTAATGAAGTTAGGTTAGAGGTAGATGATACCAATAATCTTGAAGTTGAGGTTGATTACACTATTATCGGTGAAACTCTTACCCAAACTGTAGACTTCTTGTTGGAGAGAACATAATGGCAGCAATACCATCAAATTTAACGTCTTTAGACTTTTCAGAGATACGTGAATCTATTAGATCATACCTGAGAACTAGAGATGAGTTCACAGATTATGATTTTGACGGGTCTGCTGCATCATATTTGCTTGACGTTTTATCATATAACACATACTACGCTGCATTCAACGCTAATATGGCAATGAATGAGGCGTTTCTTGAGTCTGCAACTATTAGAGATAATGTTGTAAAGATTGCAAAGCAATTAAATTACACACCTAGATCAGTTAAAGCACCAAAAGCTTGTGTGCGATTTGCTGTACAAACAGAAACTGTTGGATCTGGTACAACCTATCCTGGTACAGTAACTTTACAAGCTGGTGATGTTTTTGTATCTGCTGTAAGTGGACAAGGATATACATTTACTTTACCATCGGCTTTACAAGCAACAGTTGATCAAAGTACTGGAATTGCTACTTTTAGCAAGGTAGTTATCAATCAAGGTAATACTTTAACGTATCAGTACACTGTTGATGATGTTAAGAAGCGAGATTACTTAATTCCTTCTGATCAGGTGGATACAGATCTTTTATCTGTCTCTATTTCACCCAACGCACAGTCTGAAGAGATTGATACATATAATTTGGTTCAGAATATTGTTGATGTTGATGGTACTACTCGTGGATATTTCCTTGAGGAGACTGATGATCAACGTTATAACGTAGTTTTTGGTGATGGAGTTATCTGTCGTCAATTAATTGCAGGTGAAGTCATTAAATTAAAGTATGTACGTACTGAAGGAACTGCTGCTAACGGATGTAAGCAATTTAGTTTCATCGGTCGTGTGATAGACTCAGAAGGTCGTCACGTATCTTCGTCTAACATCTCTCTTGTGACCATAGACGGTGCTCAAGATGGTGAAGACGTAGAATCTACCCTAAGTATTAAATTCAACGCTCCTAGGGCGTTTAACAGTCAGAACAGAGCAGTAACTGAATCTGATTACGAATTTATTACCAAAAAGGTATACCCACAGGCAAAATCCGTTACTGCTTACGGTGGAGAACGTTTATCACCACCAATTTACGGAAAAGTCTACATATCCATTAGAACTAAATCAGGTGCCCTACTTAATACAACAACCAAAAAAAGAATCAAGAATAATCTGCTTAAATACTCGATTGCAGCAATCGAACCTGTTATTGTCGATCCAATTACCTTATACATTAGACCAAAAACTTGGGCGTTCTTTGACGGTAATAAAACTACACTCTCAAATAATGAGGTTGCGTCTAAAGTTCTGGGAGCTGTCGATCAATACAATTCTCAAGCAGAATCTACTAGATTCAATGGTCGCATTGACCTCAGTGCTTATCAATCGATGATAGATTCCTCTGATCCTTCGATCAGTGGCAACATTACCCATATGTCTTTGGGTATGAACATTGAGAACTTCAATTTTGGTCAAACATTTACACAGTGTATTGACTTTAATAATGAAATCGCAAATCCCAATGACCTTTCAGGTGGAGCAAAAGACTCCTCTGGTGCTGGAGATGGGACTTGTGTACCAAAATATTCCTCAGTGAAAACAGGTACCTTCTATTCCACAGGATATACGGAGGGACTTTTAAGTATACAGGGTGGTGCTAATGCTAATCAAATATCATCAACAAGTTTACTTACGAATGATACTTCAGCACTATTGCCTGTAAATATAAGAGATGACGGTTACGGAAATCTAATTATGGTAACTAAAGTCGATGAGACTGAAGTTACTCTTAAAAAGAATGTAGGAACCGTTGATTATAAGAGTGGACAGGTCTGTGTTGGACCTGTTGACATTGCAAGTACCCCTGATGGTACTAACAGGGTTCCTGTTACAGTTATCCCTGCTTCTGGCAATATAAACATTGGTACAGGTCTAGATCCTACGATCTTTAACCCAACTGTACAAACCATCGACTACACAATTGATGGAACTAACGTTCCAACCTTCGATCCGTTCGATTTCAACGCTATTAACTTCGATGGAACCTCAATAAATATTATTGATTACCCAACTACAGTCTTTGAGATTCCAGAATTTAATTCTTGTTTCTAAGACAATAAAATAGCAGAATAACAGCAGATGAAGGCTATTACCGTCTCAAATAGGGTGCAGGATCAGATACCTGCATTCATCAGAGAAGATAACGAACAATTTGTCAATCTTCTTTCAGAATACTACAGATCTCAAGAGAAATCAGGTCGTCCGTATGACATACTGAATAATATCTTAAGATATACTGATATTGGTTCTGGAGAGTTTGATCCTAATTTCCTATCTTCACAATCTGCTGTGTTGGAGAAGGTTGATCCTACTCAAAAGGATATTATTGCTGAGAATGTTAATTATTTCCTAGAGAAAGACGGTACAATACAAATTGATGATGAGGTAATCTATTACGAGACTGTTACTCATTCTCCTGACATTGTATTCACTCCTGGTGTTAATAAGGCAGAATTTGATCGTAAAATACAAGAATTTGAACCAATATCTTCACAATTTGATAATAGTCAGACTTTATTTGATCTTAGACTCTTAGGTAAGCCAGTTTCACCCCAAACTGCTGATCATCTCTTAGTTGTTGTAAATAACGAGTTTTTATTCCCAAATATCGACTATTTTATCGAAGGTGATAAGATACGTCTGCAGACACCCCCTGCTCCCCCTACAGGAGAACTTACAGGTGCAATTAATACTATTCGGTACCTTATTGGTTACACAAGCATTCCAGTACGTTCTATAGACCCTATTAGTGTTACTGCAGATGCTAAAGAGTTTAGTTTAACTAACAATAACGTTCCATATACCCCATTATCAACTGTTTCATCAGTAGTTGTTGTAAACAGAGTAGAAAAGCGTCCTTATGAAGATTTTACTATCTTTGAAGATAAGTTAATCTTTAAGAATGACGTTGCACAAGGATCTCAGATCAATATTAGATCTATTGAGATGATAGCACCTGAATTTGGTGCTGGTGCTAGTGCTATTGCGGATATTGAGCAAGGTGTTGTAGATAAGGTCATTGTTAAGACTGGTGGTAGTGGATATCGTTTAAGTTTTGCTCCAAAGATTACTATTGCGTCTACTAAAGGTCCAGGAGCTAATGCTACTGCTGAAGCATTAGTAAATGGTATTAAAGACACTAGATTACTATTTTCAGGACAAGGTTACTCTGCAAATAACCCTCCAATCGTTGTAGTTGACCCTCCAGTGGATCCTGAAGGCAAGACTGCTCAAATTAGGGCAATTGTTAGTGATTCTATCGAAGGGGTCTCAGAACTCATTGTAGACAGTTCTGGAAGTGGTTACGATAAGATTCCATCTATCAGTTTTGTTAATCCTGGTGGTGCAACCATTAGTCAACCAACACTTCACACAGGATCTATCCAAGAAGGGTCTATAAGTGTTATTTCTTCTGGTTCTGGTTACACTACACCTCCATTAGTCTATTTGGATCCTCCAACTGGTGAGAATGCTATTACAGCTAATGTTGTTGCTACTATTAACGCTGATGGTAAGGTTGATGGAATTACTGTTGTATCAGGTGGACAAGGATATGAAACAACACCTAGGGCAAAGATTATCGATCCTGTAGGTGCTCAAATCCTCGATGTAAGTGTAACTGGTGGTAGAGTAACTAATATTGAACTATTAACTGGTGGTGCAGGTTATACTGATGCTCCATCTGTGTATATTGTTGATAATAGGAAGGATATTGCTGATCAACCTATTGGTGGAACTGGTGCTACTGCTGTTGCAACCATTTTCAATGGTGAGATCACTGATATCAACATAACAAGTTTTGGAAGTGGATACTCTGATGTAGAACCTCCTAAAGTCTTTATTGCTGCTCCTCCTGCTCCAGAAGCATCTTGTGACGTTGGTTTTGGTGAAATTACTGGATTTACCATCCATAATGGTGGATCTGGATATCAACCATCTGCTTTTGTTAATTGTAAGCGTGGTGTTTCATCTGTAAGTTCATTTGATCAGAAAGGTAATCAAGTTTACTCTAAAGAAGCGGATACAGTTCAATCTTCTCACGAGGTTGGATCTACTATTTCTAACCTAGATACACTCTTTGCTAAGGAATTATACAGAAGATACGTAAACCAGTACCTTCCTAATGCGGAAATTGACTATGAAAAGGTAAATGCTCCGCAGATTATCAAAACTATTAGTGATTTCTACGCATCTAAAGGTACAAAGATCTCTACACAGTACCTCTTTAAGATGCTGTTCTCAGAGAATGTGGACGTATCTTATCCAAAAGATGAGGTTATTAAGCCATCTGCTGCATCTTGGAACGTAGATACAGTTCTCCGTGCGGAACTTATAAGTGGAGATCCTACAAATTTACTAGATGCACAGCTAGTTCAGTACGCAGATCAGGTAGATATCAACGTTAAGGACGCATCTGCACTGATTGAGAACGTTATTGCTATCAATACTGGTGTAGGAACTGTATATGAACTTGCTATATCTGAGGAAACTCTACAAGGTTCATTCACAATTCCTTATAAAACCACATTGGTTGAGGAACTTAGTACTACAGAATCCATTATTACTGTTGACTCTACTATTGGTTGGCCTGAAAGAAACGGTACAATCCTTATTAATGACGATGAGGAGGTTCAGTATAAGGAGAAGACTCTTAACCAGTTCATCGAATGTACACGTTCTGAGAATGGTGTTGTAGAAGATTGGGATGCAGGTACTGTAATTCATTCACAAATATTTGTATATGTTAATCGTGGTCTTCCTACTGAGATCAAAATGCGTGTTTTGGGTATTGCAGACGCAAAATCCACCGTATTGACAGATACTGGTTCATACTACCTACCTGGTGACAAATTAAACGTTGCATCTCTTGGATCTACTTCTGTGGATCAACGTATCACTTCTTGGTTATATAACGTCAAGAAACTGATTAATGTTGATGGTGTTGTACCTGGTGGTCTTAATAATCAGACTGCAACCGTAACTTGCTCTAATAAGCACGGTCTTCTTGTTGGTGACACTGTTACTATCTACGGTGCAAACCCAACTGTGTTCAACGGTACGTTCCTAGTAACATCACGTATTAGTGATTTTATCTTTGAGTATAACATTCCTGCACCCGCAGATGCTTCACCTCAAGGTAATATTCTCTTATCTGTTGACTTGAACAAAGGTAAGTCTCCAGAAGAAGGAATTAGCATTGCAATTAGAGATTTTACTACAAACGTACAGAATACGTTCTTTAATAACCAGTATTCATACATTGCATCATCTGGTATACCAAACTATGAAGTTGGTCCTTTTGTAGGATCTGCACTACTTCCAGGTAACCAGCGTAAACTGATCCGTATTCCTAGAGTTATCAATACGATCTCTAAACGGGAAGATACCAACTTTGGTCCTATTGGTGCGTGGGTTAATGGTGTATCTGCTTGGTCTTATAAGTCACAGAGTAAAATTAAGTATGGTGGTGTAACTGGAATTAATATTACTAATGTTGGAAAAGGATATGACGCTGCTAACCCTCCTCTTATTGAAATTACAGGTGGTGGCGGTACAGGTGCTACCGCAAGTGTTGTTGTTAACGGACAATTAAGTGAAATTGATGTATCTGCGGGAGGTAGTGGTTATACTTCTAGTCCTCTTGTTTCTATCGTGGGTGGTGGTGGATTCGGTGCTACTGCTACCGCTGTTATTACTAACGGTGTAGTTTCTAAGGTTCTGGTTGAAAACCCAGGTCAAGGATACACCTCACAACCTGATGTGTCTATTTCAGGTGGAAATGGTAGTGGTGCTGTTGCAACTGCTGCTGTAAGAGGTCCAATTCAATCTGTAAGTGTAGATACTTCAGGATCTGCTTATACCTCTTCACCTAATGTTAAACTGAATTCTGGTGAAGGTGCTGTTGCACAACCAATTATTATTAACGGTCGTATCGTTTCTATTGCTATCATTGCTGCAGGTAAGGGATATACCACTGCTCCTGAGATTGTAATCAATGGTGATGGTTATGGTGCTGTTGCAAAAGCAACTATTGGTACTGTTGGTGAGGATAGAGGTAAGGTTATTGGTGTTTCTGTTATTAACAGAGGTATTGGATACACTACTGGTCTAACAACTGTAAGGTTAGAAGCAGTTGGTGAAATGGCAGAGTTTACCGCTAATGTATTTGAGTGGACAAGAAACCTACAAGATGAGTTAGGTCAATCTTTCGATACAGCACGTGGTTACGTATTTGCAGGATATAACACTCAATATGGTGGTGAATACGCACACTTATCAGATCCTAAGCAGTTGCGTTATGTTTTGGGTGATAATGTCTTTAAGAACCAAGCAACACAACAATTACAAGAATTATCTACAGGATGGCAACACTCACCAATCCTCGGATGGGCATTTGATGGTAACCCCATTTATGGTCCTTATGGTTACATAGATGCTACTGACCAGTCTTCTGGTATACGTCGTATTAGATCTTCTTACCGTATCAAGCCAGTACTCATATATGACGCTGCAACCAACCCTAATCCAGTTCGTTCAGATGGTCCTTTACTAAGTGACTATCCTGCAGGTTCATTTATCGAAGATTTTGAGTATACTTTCCAATATGGTGATCTAGACCAGTATAATGGTCGTTTCTGTAAGACACCTCAATTCCCTGAAGGTGTATACGCATACTTCATCTCAATTGACGCATCTGATGCAGGTAATCCAGTATTCCCATATATTGCTGGTCCTCAGTTATATTCTAAGGCAGATGAGTGGAACTACAGTCAGGATGCTGTACAGACAAATATTCCTGATGATGTTGTTCGTTTCCGTGATCCTTACGAAGATGTTGATATTGATATTGAACGTCAACCAAACCAAGACACTGATATCCTTGTAACTGAACTTGGTGAGGAACTTATCTTTGAAATTGAAGATACTAATAGAGACGGTGTAATCAATAACCTTGAAGATACTACACCAATCAATATCGCTGAAGAACCCGTATTACAATTATTTGATTACTACCCTAGAGTCTCTACAAGATCTGAGGTGGATATTGATATTGAGACTACTACCAAGTTTGAGGATGCTCAGGTTGATGGATTTGTTGTTGAGAACCCAGGTGTTTCTTATAAGGTTGGTGACAAACTATATTTTGATAATACAGACACACAAGGATTTGGTGCATCTGCTAAGGTCAATTCAGTTAAAGGTCTTGATATAGCAGGTTATTCGTCTTATATGACTAATGACGTACCTTACGGACAGATTACAACTGCTGAAGAACACGAATTACGTGTTAATGATGAAATTATCGTTAAGAGTACACCTGTTCTTGATGACACTAATAAAACTCTTAAAGTTAAGGTTATTGCTGGTGTTGAGCAATTAAACATTACTCAGGAAGGTGTTGGTTATTCTTCTGAACTTCCTCCAACATATGAACTTATTTCTTCTATTGGACAAGATTTCAAGTTAACTTTAGAAAGAACCGAAGCAGGTGCCGTTAAAAAAGCAAATATAATCAACTCTGGTTCTGGATATGACGTAGATAACCCACCTAAGATTCGTGTATCACATCCACAGAGATATAAGAAGGCAAATTACTTCTTATCATTCTTGAAAGAAGCAACTGGTACTGTTTCTATAAATGACGTTAAAGTTGCTGAAGATCGTACTATCTACGTTGCAGCTGAAAGAAATCTTACTGATGGTGATACTTGTGGTATTCTTGCTAAGTTTAATAGTGATGGTCGCTTACTTTGGCAGAGAACTCTAGTACCTACAGTACCTGCTGGTGCAAAATCACTAAGATGGAAGTCTTTATATGTTGAGAATAGTAATCCTCACAATATCTACGTAATTGGTGAGACAGTTACTAACATCACAAATATTACTCATAACCCAGATATTATTGTTGCTAAGTATACTTCAGGATTTGATGGTAATAATAACCCTGATGGTATTCTTCAGTGGCAACGTGATATTGCTGGTATCTCTGGTGCTACAAGAAGAGATTATGCAACTACCATTTCATTAGATCAAGACGGTAGATGTATGATCGGTGGTTATACCGATGCTAACTCATTGCAACCAGATGATATGTGGGTTGCATTATTAGATCTTGATGGATCTATGATGGAGAAGCGTAAGATTGCTTCTGCAGAAGTTAGTGAGCATTTACATCAAATTAAGTGGAAATCTAAGGATACCTTCCTATTCTGTGGTGTATCTGAACCTGATAATACATCTGACATCATAATTGGTGAAACTTATTATGATACTGCAACTATTGAGGTTGTATGGTCTAAAAAGATCACTAATGCCAGTTATAAGTTTAAGAACCCAACATTCACCATTGATGAATATGGTGCTGTATATGTAACTGCTACAGCAGAAGATACTAATGGTAAGGATTATGGTGTTTTATACACCAAGTTTGATGATGGTGACTTTACAGAAGCTGAGCAAAGTAGAATATTTGTTCCTACTGGAACCTATAATGCTGTTCATAATGGTGGTGTAGAGTTTGATATCTTTGGTAATGTTGATGTATCTTGTTCTGTAGAAAGAGCATTTAATCAAGTTGAATCCACTACTCTTAAAATTGGTTGGAATACAGGTACAGTAATTACTGCTTCAACTGCAAGTGAGACTGATGGTATTGGATTTAAAGCAATTGCTGTATCTAACGACAGTTCTGGTGACACAATTGTTGTTGGTAATAAGGTAGAAGCAGATCAGTTAGCGATATTTAACTGGAATACTGCTGATAACCTTGCTGATGACACATATAATGACACTCTTGCTACTGGAACTAACAAACAGTGGTATGCAACTGGTAATGCTGTAATTGATGATACTAAGAAGTATGATGGTGCTTCTTCAGTAAAACTAGATGCATCTAATGCTATGACGATGCTCTATGGATCAGATGTTGCTACAAGCTATACTGTAGAAGCATTTTGGGCACTTTCAACTGCTCAGTATACTGCTGCTAACACAAAACCAGAATTCTTCACTGTAACTGATGCTATAGGTAATACAGTTAAAGCTGGTCTTGATGCAGATCAGACAAGTCCCAACTATGGTAAGACTTGGATTGATATAACTGGTACTACAACATTCTCCACTGCTGCAAACTACCTAGCAATCTTTAATAACGAGGAGTTTATTCACGTTGCTTTAGTTAAAGATCGTGTAGGTGTTGGTGATTACAAGTATCGTGTATATGTTAATGGTATTGAAACACAGGTACTTACAAGTACAACAGTTGATATTAACCTTAAAGATGTAACACTTGGATCTAATTCAACTCCTAACGCAACAAATAATTGGATTGGATGGATTGATAACCTAGTTGTCTCACCTACTGCTAAGTATGATGATACATTTACTTCTGCTTTAGTTACTGGTACTAATAGTATTGCACAAGGATTCATTTATAAGGTTGATAAAGACAAGACAGCATTAGGATCCTTTAATCTTAATGATGTTGAGACAGGACATACTCTCAATATCGCCTCTGAGAGCAATTATACGTTTAATACCCAGAACGTAGCAATGAATCCTTGGGTTCTTGGTCCTGCAGGTATTCAAATTCTTGATTATGGTGATGTTGTTTCTACACATCAACCTGGTATATTCACGGTAACATCAACAGATCAGAATTTTGGTAATAGAACTGCTACTATTCCGACTCCTGGTGGTAAGAAACTGCTTCTTACAACGACTGTTGTACCAAAATTCTACTTTAGAGATGCAAAATATGCTCTAATTGACCTTGTTAAGACAATTAACTTCAATCAGGACGCTACTTTCACTAAAGGAGCAATATTACAACAGTATTCTGTAATTGGTGGTAACGATGTTGTATCTGCATATGGAACAATTGTTGAATCTGGAACCAATTCTTGCAAGATTGGTAAGATTGCAGGTAATTTTGACACTTCAAAACTATTAAAATCAACTGCTAATGATGTAAATGACCTTGAATGGAACTTTACAGAGCAAAAAACCGATCCAATTTGGGCAACTAACTTTGTATATGCTACAGAAGACATAGTTTATAACGATAAGAAGCTATATCAGTGTACCTCTCCTGGTACATCTGGTACTATTCCACCTACACATACAACTGGTATTGTATCTGATGGTGCTGTTTCTTGGGCATATCTTTCTGCATCTGGCATATATGAGATAGATCTTGCAGATACTTCATATAATGGTTCTACAATGAGTGCTTTTGCATCTTGGAAGCCATTCTCTCCAGAAGATTATACTATTAAGATTGAAGAGATATATCAAGATTCATCATTTATTAAAGGAGATACTATTGACGCTGATGCTGTCAACCTTCAGTTTACTGTTGATGAAACTGGTAAGATAGCAACATTCACTGGTTTGACTGGTGTTAAGAAGATATCCTTGGTTGCACAACTTAATAAGGACGTAATTCCTAGTGGTGCATTAGTAAATACTGACCTTGTTTACTGTTCTGCTTCTAGTAGACACAATTTTGTAGAAAATGAGATCATATTTACAGAGAACTTTGCTACAAATGACTATAATGGTTCGTTCTTCGTAGAAGAGGTCTTTAACTCAAGAGACTTCTCATTCCGTATGAGAGGTACTGCTGTACAGGATCCAACCTTTGCTGGTAGTGGAAATTCAGTATCTAACGTTAATATCTACGCAAAACATCCTAAATTCCTCTTTGTTAGAGGTCATCAGTACATATTTGACCTTGATGATGAATCTAACCTTGGATACTTCCTATCATTCTCTAGAGATAACCAGTATAAACTGGAATATCCATTCATTAACATTATTAGAGAGGGTACACCTGGATTTACTGATGATGATTCACCAACTCCGTTGGTTAAATTCGTCATTAATGAGGATGTTACTAATATTTCATATTACTTTGACCCATCTAGAACAGGTGCAGATTCACCAGTTGGAGAAGGATCCTTCATTGACGTTATTAAATCTCCTTATGATGGCACATTCAGAGTTACTTCTGTAACCGATGCTGGTAAAAAATTCGCCTTTAGACTATTAAATGAACCTGAAAAGACAAATGCTCCTGTTGGTAATAATGAATTTGGCAATGCTCGTTCTTCTTACTCAACAACCTCAGTTAAGGCAATTGGTCCAATATCTGATATCAAACTTGTAAATGCAGGTGGATTCTATCAGAGACTACCAATTGTTACTGATATTGCTTCTAACAGAGAAATTGAGAAGGTTAGAATCACAAATGGTGGTACTGAGTACGTAAATGGTGTTTACTATAACGTTCCTATTGATGGAGATGGTGAAGGTGCTACTTGTAACATCACTGTTCAAGATGACGGAGACTTTGAAGGTGTTATCACTGATGTTACTCTAACTTCAGCAGGTAAAGGTTATAAGACTGCTTCTATTGATGTAGATGCTATACCAGGTATCCTAGGACCTCTACTTGCAGGTTCTGGTGCAATATTAGATGTTGTGATTCCTGATGAAGGATCGGGTGCTTCTGTGTTCTTACAAGGTAAATCTATTGGTAAGATCAAGAAACTTAAGAATAATGAGTTTGGTTTCGGTTA